ATAGTATGTGAATGAAAAAGACGCCACAGAGGACGTCTTGGTATTAACTAAACAACTCTTAGTATTAGTGTTATTAGAATGTACTATCGATACGTTCACGAATCTTAGATAAAGTCGTCTCTACAAGAAGTTTACCATCTTTGAATACAGGGATAAGTTCACCCTGTTGTTCTTGTTCTGGTGTAACATCTGAATGTAATACAAACTTACCTTCTTCTTTTGTCACCATCAATAACCCCTTTGCAGATTTCTTACTCTTATCTGTCTTAGGGTCTTTGAAGATTGGTTCGTAATTACCTTCACCTTTTTGTACACATGTTGCTTTAACTGCAGAACCGTGTGTATCACGAGTGACATATTGGTAAGTGTAGCTACCAATACCTAATACAACACTAGGAACAAAACCTTTAGTAATAAGACGCTTGATAATCTCATCTTGGCGTTCTAGTGTGATAGAATCCCCGTAGATTGCACCAATATGTGAATCTAGAAGTTTCAACCCTGTCGACTCTTGGATAGTTCCACCAAAGGTATCCCACAGACATTCAATGAGTCCTTTATTTTCTGCAGAACCTAGTTTAGAGTCTTCATCACCACAAAGGATTTTAACTGGGTCACCACTATCTGGACGAATAACCAAAGTTCCTTCACGAGACATAATCTTGTCTTTTAGGTTTGGTAGATATTCTGTTACAAGCTTCCAGAAATCCCACGTATCAGATACTACAGAGATAATACCTGATGGTGTTACATTAGTGATTAGGTGTTCTAGTGAAGCTTGTTCACCTTCTGTTCCATAAGAACACATTACACTATGTTCTGTTGCATCTACACTAGCAAATACCAACTCTTTATCAATCTTAGCACCATAGTATTCTTCTGCAAACAATGCGGCTGGGATTGTATCGCTACCTACAAATGAACATAAGTGTCCGAAACCACTTTGTGCAGCAGCTTGTGTACCAAACATGCCACGATAAGAGAAGTCATGACCAAGGAAAGGAATCATGCCTAAGTCTTTTAGGGATTGTTCCTTCTCAAAGCGTTTACGGTAAGCATAAGCTGTTGTGGCTGATGTAGAGATACCCCATAGTTCACTCGATAATACAGTCTCTAACATGTTTGTAACCCAACCGAAACCACTTACGGTGTTAGTGATTGTTAGTGTTGGGATTTGGTAACCAACAACACTACCTTCCTGAAGCGCCTTGATTAAGATTGGTAGATAACCTAAATCATGTAAAGCTTCCATGTGTTTGGTGTCAATAGGTTTACCTAACATACTTTCAATTACACGACGGTATTCACCAACAGCCTCTTCTTTGGTTTTAGAGAAGAATGTTTCATTCCACTGTTTAATCAAAACCTCTTTGATGAAATATTGAAGACCCACGAAGACAACCTCATCAGATTTTGTATTAGAATACTTACCGTGTCGGTTAGTGAAGTTACTATATACGTGAGTCACTTCTGGGTTGTATGAAAACTTGTGGAAAGCTTTGTAAGTATCTTTCATTAGAGCTGCGTTAATATTATTCATATGTGTTTCTCCTTTTTCTGTGTCCACTAAAACTTATTTACTGTTAAATTTTTGGATATCTTGTTGGTTGATATAACCACCTACAATATTAGGGCAGAATACATAATCTACATACTCACCTAACACATCCAAACCTTTAGAGAAGATACCGTGTGTGACATACAAACCTACCTTATCCGCACCTTTCTCTTTAAGTTTATGTGCTAGGAATTTGAAGGAGGCTGCGCCATCACAAATATCATCTACAATGAGGATATTACCCCCTACCTTATCTACTGTCAAGTCACATTTTACGATATCGCCTGTTTTTACATCACGAATCTTAACAGCTTGGATATAATCGATATGTCCGAAAGCTTGCACACTATCAAAAATCTTCTTTGTAGCTCCTAAATCTGGAGCACATAATGTGAAATCATTCATATATCGCTTAATGATGGTTAATTGATTGTTCAACATAGTAGTTTGTGAGATAACCTCAACATTGTTAATTAGTGCAGGAGTAACATCACTATGTGGGTCAAAAATATAGACCTTACTAAAACCAAAACTATTTAAGATATCTGCAAATACTTTCACAGGTAGTGGATTGCCTTTTTCAAATACACGATCTGCACGAGCTTGTGGGAAATAACCTAGTGTGAGTTTTACATCAGATACTCCCATACGTGATAAGGTATCTTTTACTAAACCTAAACGAATTAAATCACGTGTGGCATCCTCAATGTTAATTTGAATGTGGTTTCCAATTGACATAAAACCAACACCATGACTACCTGAAACCTTTACAGGTTCAATCTTACAAGTTTCGGTTTTATCACTAAACGTAATCCATTTTATTGTTGCGGATTCATCAACAAAAGTAATATTAGACATAATTACTACTCCTCTCCCTTTTCCAAAAGAATATCCACATCCTGACGATAGCCTGCTGATGTGAAAATCCATACGCAACCTAATAAGATAATGAGTGAATAATAAAATTCACCTTCCAACAGGGCTACAATCGAGCTAATCAAGAATGTGATGAATGTTAACCATTCATACTTATTAAAACCTTTGAATGTATCCAATGTAATTTTGATTGTTTCTATTACAACACCTTACCTAATTGTTCTTGAATATTCAAGAAGTGTTCATACTCTTCTTCTTTCATCTTCAACTCACTACCAACTTCGCCTACCAATCGATAGTTTGTAGAATCTTCCTTACTGTAAAAAGTTTTACGTATCCCACAATCAATACAAGTTACGTTATTCCAATAAACATCTGATGTTGGGTCATAATTACCGGTATTACTTCCGTAATTGTAGATAACCCGTGTATGTTTACATTGCATACGTTCAAGTTTTAATTCTTTTTGTAAATCTTCAATCTGTTTTAAGATAGTTTGAATCTTATTCATCATAGCTTCTCCTTATTTAATCTAAAGTTTTAAGATATTCACGAAAGTCATCTATAGAGCCGTAAGTACCTATACATTGGTTAGGGTAATCATGTGTATCAAGTAGGAATTTTGAAATTGCAATCGCCTTCTTATCTGGTGAGCACCAAACACCAACCTCCTTAATCCTCTGTTTTAATATCCAAAGTTCATGTAATTCATCCGCTGCAATCTTCCACTTCAACCAATATTTAAATTTATTAAACATAAATCCACTCCTTATTCAATCTCACCAATTGCTCGTAAAGTGACACGGCACATCTCTAAGTAACTATCTTCATCGATACTTTGTTTTGTATTGATATGAACAGGCTTATTCTTTGTTGAGAACTCTACGAATGAGTAGATAGATTCTACATACTCTTGCCAAGTTAGTTCTTTCTCGATGCGACGGTAGATTTTCGTATTGCGAAAGAATAGCTGTGATAGTTGCAACTCTGTTAAGATTTTTGATTTCTTTTCACAATCACCAGCAGCATCGAAATACAACTCACCTAGTTGGAATGGCTCTGATAATTCAAAGAATGACTTAACCTTAACCTGTTCATACTCAACTTTAGTTACAACTTTAGCTGGTGCATTGGTTGTAGTTGCCGACGACAAGCTCTCCACTTGTTGTGGTGTATTATCAATTTCAGATTTTGTAGGTTGTGTTTCCAAAGCTTTGGCACGGAGGATGTATCTATACTCATCATCTACGCAAGAGGAATTCGCAGTTTTTGTTTTAATATCAACCCCAACCACACAAAAATCTCCATCGTCTTCTGGGTAAATATCATTATCTACAAGTTTATACCCTTTCTTCAAAAATTCTTCCAATGTAATACAGTAGTCTTTCGGATGGCATTCTACCCATGCATTACTATTACAAGCTGGGATATTTAAATTCAACGGTGCAAAAAACCCTCTAGCAGATACATAAATCTCACTATCCGGATTTGCAATCTTCGCTTCTGCATATGTATTGTACGTCGTCATAATATTTCTCCTATTAATTAATATTGACTCTCAGACCAAGGGTCTGTAATAACTAAATCACCGGTGTAAACATCTTGCATGATGTTGCTATCACGTAAATCCCATACTAAACCAACAACATTACCATTGTCAAGAAAATATTGCTCTAAGGTTAGTAATGTTTCATCTAATGTATCAGCCTCACCAAGCCATACAAACACTTGCACCAAACATAGGGACAACAGATTTAAATGTTGGTTCACGCATAACCATAACTTGAAATTTCACACCATCACATTCACCTTCCCAGATACGAGACAAGTGTTCCATACATTTGTACTCTTCACTACGAGAATCGTTCCAATCAATGCGATTCAGTTTTAATCCTAATCGTTCCCAACGAAGAATCTCGAAACGAACTGTTGCAGGTGGTAGATATACATAGAAATCTAAATCATTAGCTGGCTTATCAAAATACCAATCACGAGGAGCACCACCTGCAAGAATTGCATAAGGGTCTGCACATTCAAGTTTGTGTAAGATTTCCAATGCAACCTTTTGCTGGTGTGTAATAATATCATTGTTGTTTTGGTATTCCATAATTAAATCGTTCATAGTTTATTCTCCTTATAGATACTCAGGTTCACAATATTCTTGTGGGAAGTCAATTACAATTTCATCACCAACCCAAAGAATGTCCTCTTTATCATATGCAACAAACATGTTAGTTACGTATATGAAGCTTTTACCGACATAACCAACACATTTGTGGTAACCTTCACCATTTTTCATTACAAAAGGGTAGTAGCCACCAATTTTAAGTTTGTTAATATCTGTCATCAATCATTCTCCTATTTAAAGCTTAGTCCATTGATATATAGAAACATCCCCGTACTCACCATCTTTTACCCAAGAATCTTCAGACCATTGAGAATCTTGAGACATCTTCAACAGGTAATTTTCTCCCATGTATTTGAACACACCATAGACATGGTAATATTGGTTACTTTCTTCACCCACAACAACCTTTTCAAAACTAACTGGTGTTACAACACCTTCACGTAACAGGTTGTTGATATCAAAGCAAGGAAAGTAATTTCGGGATTGGTGTTTAGATATCTCCCTTTGCATATCATGAGTGTGCATCCATGCAATGTGCGCTTGGTTTTCATCAAAACTATATTCTTCCATTTGTATGGACAGATATACTGTTCTATGAGACTCATTTTCATCATCAGAAAAGTAAGTACTTGGACGACTATCTCCAAGTTTATAACCTGACTCTTTGATTGGGTCATAATGTTCGAAAACTTCATGACATTCACTATACCACCCATAAGTAATTTCAGCATATTGTGGATGAAGTTCTTGGTGTAGGTATGGGTTATCATCTAAGACATAATAACTTATTTTACTTTTATGGGGAGGCCAACCATCCACCTTAGAGTCTTTGAATGTTAAACTAAGTGACATCAATCACTCTCCTTCTCTTCAATCAAATCAAAATAATTACTATCATAATAATACCCTATGTTGCCGAAATATTTCGTGCGTTCAAGGACAACTCTTCCACAACAAAGGTCATACTTGTGCTTGATGGTGACATAGCGACAAGTTTTCTTGTCAGAGGTATATTCTCGTACGAAGGTAACACCATTCTTCTCCAAGAGTGTAACTTTATCGTAGAAAGCTTCTTTTGTGCATGTTATCATGCACGAGGTTAGTTCTGACATTGTGATTTCTCCCCAGCTTCAACCATTTTCTTATACAAATTACGTAATAGATTCTTTGATAAATCTGTCGTATCAATACCATAATACTCTTCAACATCTTGAATTTGTAAAGCTGTTAAATATTCAAGTTGCAATTCTTTGCGTAAACGTTCAACCTCTTGTTCAAGAGTTCGTACTTGTACACTTAGTTTTGAGATTGTTGTTAAATATTCTACTTCTTTTGATGTGTTCATGTTACACCTCCAAACCTTTAAACTTATTAACAAACAAAACTTGCTGGTCATTGAGATAGTGTACACCATTATACATTGAATGGTTTTTACACTCTTTTGCCACCATACCTTGTGAGATGTAATTATGAAAGTAAGAGTTTAGTTTGTCAAGCTTCGGATAAACTCCACCTTCAGCTTCTCGCAGATACTTAAGAAGATATTCTTCTCCGTGGCGGTAGATTGTCACACAAGGGATGAAAAGAATCCAATCACACTTTGTATATTTCAGGTAAAATTGCTTAATCTTTGGAAGCTTACCAAATTCATCTTGCGCATATTTCAATGCATCAGCATCAATTTTATGGTAGAGTGCTTTACACTTTTCCCAATTGTTAACTGCTTTGAGTAAATCTTCATGTTCTACGATAGTTAAACCTTTACATGTGTCCATATCAACCCTCCAACAAAATCTTCTGTAGCATAGACTCTGTACGTGATGAGTAATCACCAGAATTATATATTTCATCGATGATACTTATCACGTGGTCAAAACGAGACTCTAGTAGTTTCATTTCTTCAACCTTTGCTTCCAATTGAAGAATCTTTTCTGCATACTCTTCGGGACGTTTATTAATACATTGCACTAAGATATCAAATTCATAGCTACCGACATCAACTTTGTTCATCACATTTCCTCCATCCAAATACAAAAATTCTCACCATCAAAAATCTCATTATCATAGAAGCCATACTCATCCAAGAATGATTGGATATAACGAGAGTTTAGGTGTTCGTTTGTGTCTACATCAATATTATTTTGCATTATAATTATTTCTCCCTTGTTAGTGAAGCATTTCAACCCAACAAAGACCACTTTACGGTGATCTTTAGTAGATGTCAATGATTATTTTTCAGATTTGATTCGCTGCTTATCAAGAATCTCTTGATAGGTATCTGCAACATCTTTATCCCAACGTGAACCCTTGTAAATCGGGAGGAATAAACTCTTCTGACCAGTGTTTTTATCCTCAGTCACAGAATCATACTCAACTTCAATGATACTTGGTAAATCTTGTACCAACTCTTGTCGCTGTTGGTCATTAAAACCACTACCAACATTAACTTTGATTGTACCGCATTCAGATTCACAATGTAGTCCACCCAGTAAACCTTCATATTTACTACCTACCTCAGCAGGATACCACCCAACAACACGAAGGTCGCATGGTTCTTTACGTTTAAGCTTAATGCAATGTGCAGGTTTTGCAATATCAGACCAGTGTCCATTCATATCTTTAGCAATAGCACCTTCATATCCAGCACGAACATAACTCTCGAAGATTTCAAAAGCTTCATCGACGGTGACATTCTCTTGTCGTGGGATAAGGGTTAACTTAGTTTTAACACCAACTGAATCACACCAAGTGTGGTACTCTTTCATCATAATTTCTAGCAACACTCTACGGTCTTGGTTTGTGAAAGGGTAAGTACCTTTAGCTTCATAATACTTGGTGTCAATGCAATCCCACACCTGATACATGACACCTTCCTTTTCTTCATCAGATGCTGTACCTTTAACAATCTTGGTTATAATACCATTGCCTTCTTCTCTCGTAGCTTTGTCTAGAGAATATACCAATTCACCCTCTAACGCAAATCCATGAAATGCACCACAGGAGAGATGTTCTTGTAAACATTCAATCTCAAGAGGATTACCATTACGTGACATCATGGTTGAATCTTCACCACAAATACTTGCCGCATAGCTTCCATCACTTTTCAACTCGATTGCGAGATTCTTAATAGTTTTTAATTTAGCCAGAGACTTCTCGTTCATAGAAGAAGCACCCATTCGGGGAGGTTTAACAATCAAACCTTTCCACACTTTATTGATGGTTGTAGATTGTACACCACATCGTAAGTCTTGTAAGATTACACGTTTAGCGACAGACGCATCTTTAAAAGATAAACTTTGTAATACGCCACCGATATATCCGATCGCCTCTATACCAGTAACCACACGCCCAGCTACGTTCACCAACAATATATCAAGAGCTTTATCAAGTGTGAGACAAATTTCATGTGTGGTAGGTGTTACCACTTTCTTATTATAAAACTTAATTGTTGGGGAATAGGCTAATCTAAAACACTCTCTCAAAGTCTTATTATCTGAATGTTGTTTAAGAATAATCTCTTTTTCATTTTTACTTGATGTTGAAGCGACCTCTTCTAAAATTTCGTAAACTGTCTTACTCATACTATTCTCCTCTCAAGATTGAAACACATAACCAATTTTAACAGAAAGAGCTTCCTCTTCTGATTTGCAATAAACTTCCATATAAGACTCGCGTCCATAAGATGTAGCGATAACTTTGACAATCCAACATTCACCAAACTCGAATTTATAATGTTCAGGTTCACCAAGTACCTCTAGTACATGAAAATCAATCAAATTCAATTCCATTCTCCTTCAACAATTGTTCCAAATCAGCAATACGTTGATTCAGTTTCAGATGGGTTTCTCGACTACCATCGCAAAGACCTTCATAGTAACTATCTTCTGAATTACTTTCAACCGCATCTTCTAACTCTTCTTGCGAGATATATTCCTGCAACAAACTCTCCATATACTCACCATCGTGGTAATTAACTTCTGTAATCTCCTCAAACACAATCATGTGTATAATTTCTGGTAATGTTTTACCGACTAGTTTTGAGTTAATCATGATTTCTCCTCCTTAACGACGCCAAATTTTCTCAAGACGAAACCACACCCGTGGAGTTTTCTCCGTATGCTTCGCCCATTGAAAGATATTACCTGTTTCTCGGCAATGTAACTTAACATCACACCAAGTACCTTTCACCGCAAGTGTATCACCTTTATACCACTTACACAAGCCTACGATACAAAATGCGTGTGCGATAAAATCTACCACTTCCACCATCAATCCTCCTATAGATATAAATAAAACCCACAACATTGCTGTCATGGGTAGTATGTCTTATGACACGGTTAGTGTCAAGGGTTAATTTTAATTATTATGAAATTATTTATTCAAATCACGGACAATTTCCTGAACACACTCAATGATGAGTTTAGTCATAGAATCTAGGTTGGCATTCTTGTTATAATCAATCCCCAAACAAGAGGCGACGATTTTAGCATAAGCTGCACTACCTAGGCGTCCTTTGATTGTGTCATATTTATTCCTAATGTCAAACAAACAATCTAAAGTCTCTGTTCCTACCTGACCATCTGCGTGGACTACTACCCAATTACTACCATTATCAAAACGTTTGTATGGTGAGAAGTCTGGGATATCACCCATAACATCTTTCGGAACATCATCACCAAACAATTCATCAAACTCTTCATCATCCATTTCACCAGTGATGAGCCGAATCAAAGTTTCTTTATCAAGCGATTCTAATTTCTCACGAGGAAGTTGCTCATCCTCAAAATCTGCAATCTCCTGTAAAGATTTAGATTCTTCCTCTTCGAATAATTTCTGACGTTGTTCAAGTCGTTCAATGATTTCATCAGAGTTCATCCAGAAATCTTTACCTTCAATAGCCGCTTCAATCTCTTCTGGTGTCAGGAAATGTTTGTAATACTTGTACATCAAGCGAGCATTACTTTTTGCAAAGAACTCTACTTGCTGGCGTACATTATTCTCCTTACCACGAGTACCATAAGCTCCAGTATGAATCATAAACTCAGCATCATCACTTACACGGAATTCATCCCCGTTGAGAAAAATCATAGTAACTGCGGAGCAGCAATCAGATTCAATCTCAGTGATAATATGAGCTGGGCTTTGATTCATTGTATTCAAGAAAGCTTTCATTGTATCATCACGACCACCACCAGAGTTAATGATAATATGAACAATATCATTCTCGGTAGCCATACGCATAGTCGCAAGCTCTTCTTGGAAATCTGATGGCTCACTTAAATCACGGTCTAAACGAATTGTATATTTATGCGCAATAGGTTCAACTTGTGTACGAATATAATTGACTTCCATAATTTCTCCTTATTCGACAGATTTACTACATGAAACTTTCAACACAACATTGAACAACTCTTCGTCTGAGAGCTGAGATACAAACTCATCAGTAAGGTTCATCTCTTTTGCAGAGTATTCTAAACTTGCACGAGAGTATTGCTTCCAAGGATGATAGGTATCTTCACCAACACGAGTTATATATTCCGTCATGATGTCCTCTTCCTTTGTAAAGTGACAACCTGAAAGAGAGTAATAGGTTTCAATCAGGTTGTCAAATGGTTATTTAAAGTATCTATAATTTGTTACTTCGTCAGTAATATAGTCTCTTACATCATATTTATCTAAAGTTTTTATAACCCTTTCATCAACTATACCTTTCCATCGAGAAGACAACTCTTTAGCTAAATTATTCTTAAAGGTTACATAAGCTATCGCTGCATCATCGACATTTAAGAATCTACCAACTGTCTTATTTTTACCATTAAGTTGACTACAGTAGGTTTTATATTTACCTTCAGACTCACACCAGCTAACACCAACAGGTAAATCTTTATCTCTTTTTGAAGTTCTCATTACGAAGAAACCATTTACCTCAGAAGGAACAAAAGTGCATAAATCTGGATGATAACACTTGTTTCCTTTAAGTATAATATCTTTGTCAAGAACCCAATGATCATTTTTAAAAACTTCAAGACTTCTACACCATCCAACAAAGAAATCATAATCTGAAAATTCTTCTGAAATACAAACATCAATGTAGGTCGGGTATTTTTCAGAATAATTTGGATTATTACACCTAGTGTTCATATTGCGCCAGTAGGAGTATTCTCTATAAAACTTAGTCTTACCACCTGTAGTATATACGTTTATAATGTCCGTTGTGAAAAGGTGCAAGTGGTTTAACTGTTGCATCGTGTCTCATACTACCAGTCCTGATTCTCTTCATATAACTCTGTAATACGTCTAGATAAGTCACTACGCATATTACCACTGGTTGAAAGCTCAATGTAACCCATTGTAGGTTCTTTACTCACACGATTGCCCTCGTCATCTACGTAAGTAATCATCTTATTAAAGTGTGTAAAACCATCTGCTCGCTTCTTGACGGAATAACGTTGAGACTTGTCACCCAACAATACTACCTTAGAATCTAAACCTGCGCGTTCTGTTACAAGTTTAATCGTAGGTGGTGTGTTAGATTGTGATTCATCAAAAATAATTAAAGCATTATCAAGTGTAGCACCTTTTAAGAAGTTTGGAATCTTAAACTGAATACGACCTCGACGTTCTTCCATACGTAATTTCTCAGGACTCATAAACTGATGAAAAATGCCACGCATACTTTCAAAGTGCGGCTCTAGTTTAGATTCAGCCTCACCTTTGAGGTACCCGATCTGATCGTCCCCGCTCTCATCTGGCGCTTTAACAAAAATAATAGTCTTATAAACACCACGTTTCAAATCGTTAAGTCCTTGCCAAATTACAGTTGTTGATTTACCACAACCAGATGGAGCTTGTACTGATGTTAAATCATTAACACACATAGAGTAGATAATATCTTTCTGCTCTTCTGTTGGCTGAAACCAATCTAATCGATAATCTTGATTATCAGTTACATACTCTTCTGCAATTTGTCGCTGACCTTGCATAACTTTATTTTCATTACGTCCCTTTACTTTACCAAACCCTGAACGGTCTTGTTGTGCATTACGGTTTGCGTGACGATGTTTTGGCATAGGTACACCTCTCTGTGTTATATGATAATTTTAAGCTTCGCTTTTACTAAGTTCACCTTTACCAACAATAGGACAAGGTGGTAATACAAATCCCTCTGGTTGGCGATAACCTAATACACGAGTAACTTGGAACATACGTTCATTAACTGAGTCGCTTTGATTACCTCCTAAAACTTTAATTTGTTTACCATCTGCAGTAACACCATTTACGAAACCTACATGACCAGAATTAGCCCCTCGTTCTAGTACAACAATAGCTCCGAAACGTGGTTCTAGCAGTTTAGTGCCGAAGTTAATATGGTCACGGGCACGAGCTGAACGTACTGAACGGATACCTGCACGTTCCAACCAAGAACTAACTGCAGCGGCGCACCATGGTGTTTCATCGTCGGTAAACCAAGAACTGTGTGCATCCTTAAAGTATTGAACGACACGAGGGTTGTGTTTCTCTCCTTTAATCTCAGATACAAAATAATCTTCAATCGCTTCAGATACCCAAGGTGTATTTGTAACATACCCAAAAGGAACCACTTTCCCGTAGTACATGTCAACCAAGTGCTTTGCAGTTTGATTACCAATAATACCATCTACAACTGTAAAACTCATATCCTTCTGAAAAGCTTTCACAGCAGATTCAGTACCACCTTCAAAAGTACCTTCAACCCCTTTAGTATCATATCCAAGAGCTGTCAAATACTCTTGCATATTCTTCACATCTGCGCCAGAACTTCCACGTTTTAAAATCATACATTTACCTCTAACTCAAATTTCTCAACCAATCGTAACAACTCACGAATCCGAGATTCAATAAGAGTTCTCTCTTCCGCACCGATATCAGGCATGAAGAAGAAATAACCTTCTTCGGTGCTACGATAACCACCTAACGTACAATTGATAGTGATATTTGTACCACTCTTGTTGACAGAGTATCCATCATTTGTTGTGAATGAAATATTTGTCAAATTTTACACCTCTATTGCTTTGTGAATATAATCTTATCTTCGCTAGAAAATTTACCTAGCACGAGAATAAGGTATCTCTTCAAAAGATGCTGACACATATTGTCCGAAGGACAAGAGAATACAACCTGCTCTCGTGTAGATAATTTTGTTGCTACGACAGTATCGCCTTTGTTGAAACGAAGTTTCATTGTTTTGGGATGAATAAGTCGTTGAAGGTTATCTTTTTAACTACGAATGGATCACCATAGATTAAACCTACAAAACTCCCATCATTATTAAAATAGGCATAATTGTAATCTTCCTCTAAGAAAGTGAATTCGGTTGTTGTCTCTAGAGAGTTTTGGAGGAAAACTTTTTGTTCTAAAGATAAATCTTCCAGTAAGAGATAATCTCCTTTACGTAAAACATAATCTGAACGAATCAAATCCTCAAAACCTTCCATCCATTCTGGGGTTGATTCCTCTTCCTCTTGATGAGATTGAATCTTATCGAGAATATCTTTAGCTTGCTGACGAATCTTATCTTTTGAATCGTTAGATTCAGAGATGTCAGCACCTGTGGATGGTACTTTTTCGTAAATACTAAACTTTGTTGAAAAGTTGATATTGTGTTTATGGTCGATTAACTTACCTAATTCATCCAACTTCTCACCACTAATAGTAATAATATGCGTACACATAATTTCCTCCTGATTAAAATTTAACATTGTTGTAGGATGATTTTCCACATCACCTAAGGTGAAACCCTGCAACTAAGGTAAGAATACGATAGCTGCAGGTTGTTGTCAAGAGTGTTTCTGAATGAAACTGGTACAATCTCCGTGATAGTTACCCTCTTGGTCAAAAATTTGAGGTACAGTACGTAAGCCTTTAGCCATCAACCAATCCTTATACTCGTGTTGCACATCTACACGTATTTCATTATAGGTGATACCGTTATCATCTAAAAACTTCTTAAGCTTAACACAGAACGGACACCCGTCTTTAGAGTAAACAGTGTATTGTGTTAATTTACCTAATACACCACAACGTTGTACCCCGAAGTCAAATACATACTCATCTGGTACATCATCTGATATAGAGTTCAGTCTGTAGTTATTATTATCAGCTTCTTGGTTAGCAACTTGGTAGGAATCTATATCCAACCAATTCTCCATCCAAGGTAGTGGGTTATTAATTACATCCTCAAAAGGTTGTTCAATACCTAGTTTTTTGTAAACCACTTGAGATTTATACTGAACCCACTCTTTCAACAATGAAGTATTCAACCCGACAATACTTCTTCCTTCTGAGAAGATATATTCACTCCAAGATAGTTCTTGTTTGTAAACGCTATCTACAATCTCTTTAATATCAGGTTTAATATCTTCAAACGTCTTAAGCCAAACCTCATCACCAAGTAGGATATTTATAATAGCCTCATCCATGCGGGTGTGAATTGTCTCATCTATCATAATTTTTTGTACAAGACTCGCCACCCCTAAGAAAATCTCTCTCTCCGCAAGTGCAAATGTACAAGCAAAGGAAGCCATAAACTCCATCTGCTCTAGACAATAAAGACTTACAATTGTCTTAAGGATTACTTCACGAATCTCTTTTTCACTTACAGACTCTTTAGACAAGGTGTATCTAGCACCAAGAGTTTTTAGTTTAGAGAACGCTTCAGCAATCTTGTAAGATCGTTCAGTTACATCTTTATTAGAGGTTATTTCCTCAAAGATATCGTCTGGATTTTTTAAACATTGTCGAATAATCTCTGAGTATGTTGTGCTATGCAGTGCCTCATTATCACTCCATCGCAACATCATCTGCGAGAGATCACTATTGGTAATAAATGGTGCAAATAACGTTACAATACTACGAGACGCTAAGCTATCTGCTTCATACTGCCAACTAAGAGTTTTAATCATCACATCGTAAGTTGATTGATCTACACTTTCGAAATCCATACGATCCTGATGTAGTCGGATTTCATCCTCCGACCAATCTAAAGATTTCATAAGCTTAAAAAGTTTAAACAGTTCTGGGTAAGGACGATTCATTGTATCATGAAGACCTAAATCTTGCCCTAGGAATAACGGGTAAGCACCCGTTTTCCAACCATCATTTTTTAAATTTAACACATTATCAATAGTCAAACGAAACCTCCTTACATTTTACAACTTTCACATGATGACTCATCAGGTTCAATTGTACTACCTTCTTGTTTTATACCAGATTTACTGTTCTGATAATACCATGACTTCATACCCATCTTAGTTGCGTAATAGAAATCATTAAGCAGTTCAGACATAGGGATTTTTTCATTTTCATATTTACTATAATCTTTCCACAAATCCGCACTAATACCTTGCCCATGAAACTTTTGGAAGATAGCGTAACAATCGATCATATCTTTTGTAGGTATTTCATAAGCATACTCATACTTACCTTTTAGATTTTCAATATCTGGTGCCGCAAAAACTACCTTAGTGGTACCAGATTTCTTAATTACATAATCTTGTCTTATAGGGTATAGTGAGTTTGTTGTAGAGCTTACTAAACTGCTACTCTCAGCAGGTGGCGTTGCCTCCAATACACTGTTACGAATTCCTCCAGCACTTATAATATCTTTACGTAGACTTTCCCAATCAAATCTTAATTTCTGAGTATGAACCCTATCTACGTTTTTATTGTAAGTGTCGATAGGCAACCAACCTTCAGGATATTTTGTCTTACCAATCCAACCAGCAACCCCTTTCTCTTTTGCCAACCGCAGACTAGCTTTGTGAAGGTAGTAACTGTGCATCTCTGCCAACCTATGCATGTAATTTTTACCTTCTAAGGTCTTATAACTTAACCCTTTACTAGCTAATGCGTGTGCCAAGTTTGTAATTCCTATACCTACACTCCGACGGTTTTGTGCTGAATAACTTAGGTTAGGGAAAGCATAATCCATCAAAGAGATAACATTGTCAACACCAAGTAACGTGTAGTATGCAACATCTTCGTACTCTTCTTCAGAAACACGGCCAGCTACGATACATGACAAGAAACATAACGCAATCTCACCCTGAACATTTTCAACATCGTTTGTGTACATTTCTCCTGTATCTTTGAAACCTTTTGTTGGTAGGAATATCTCTTGGCACTGACCAGTAAGGATACCATTAAACATACCCATCCCACGTTTCTTTTCCGTAAAACAGTATGTGTCATCTACACGACCTTCATCTAAAACAACAGATACTTCTACAAATCTTTTTGCACCCCTTTGTGGTCTACGTTTTTTGATCCGGAGACGTTTAAATTCTAAACCAAGTTCTAGAAGTCGGTATGAATCATAACTACTTATTAGTAATCTCCAGCTCTCGTTACAATAGAACGCTTTCAGTTCACCAGAGCCGTCATTAGCTGGCATCATTCTGTAACCTTCTTCTAGTGCTGGTGTTATCTTAGATGACACACCTAACGTTTGTAACATCATTTGAATATCTTTAAGAAATTCATAATCTATAGATGCACAAGTTATAGCCTCGTTAACCCCGTTTCGGTAAATACATCCGTCTGCGTCAAGGTACCCAGCCAACCAAGCCAATCTAGCTTCTACCGAATAATCCTCAGATGGTACAAAGTATTTCTCTTTTAAATCTTGCATATGAAATACTTCACGATCTTGGTCTTCTTGGCAGATATAATAAGTATGTGGGTATTTTTTAAACTCTTCAGAAAGTTTTCGCTTCTCACCATAAAGGTATACAATATTTTTCCCTTTAAAATGACACCCATCCCCAGAATAGAATCCGTTAAGATATGCCTTATCTAGAGATTTCACACCTTGAATAACAGGTAAATCAAACTTAGCAAGCTTATCACCTTCTACGAGTTCATGTGTACGTTTTACTTTATAAGGTTTACCGTACCCATTAAATACGTAGAATTTATGATAAGGTGTACAATCTAGAGTATAACCAGATGAAGTTTTTACTTTTAATAGTTTCTGGTTTTCACCTGTTTTAACTACGGTAACTTCAGACCAATCTTCCCCGTTCCAAATGTCTACGTTCTCACCGTCAAGTTCGGCAATCGCGGTGTAACCATTTCGTGTAAGAATCTTTGTCTCTGGAGCTACACACAAGTTACTTGAATAGATCGGCTCTTTAAAAGGTGTATGATAGTTCGCTTCATCAAGCCACGTACTATACATACGCCCAGTATCTTGTCTTTGTTTTAAGTATAACTTTAAAACTTCTACGGCTTTGATAGTCTTATAAGGTTTGCCAGATAAGATATAGTCGTTTAAAGTTTGTTTCAGTGAATCATAATTTTCATGGTACGCCTTATAAACCTCTGGGGCGTGTAGTTGTGACATTAAGTACCAATCTTCACCTTTGGAAGATTTCTCAGCCAATAGCCGACAGGCACCAAAACTATAATCTAACCCTCTGATCTGTTTCTCGCTCACCGTAGTTACATGCTTTAAGCGTAACAGATCTTCAATCTCAGGGTCTAGAGCTGTAAACTGTACGGTCGCACTACCTCCACGAACCTCTTGTTTCGTTGCTCCGACAGATCCTTGGATGTAGCGATAGTATGGTAATTTACCAGTGTGTTTTATTGCACCATTTCGTACAGGGTCTTTTATACTACGACAATTTAAAGATATACCAATCCCAGCATTAGATACTGTTTGCTTATAAGCGTTGTGGATAGCAGCTTCTAAACTATCTGCAGTATCATCTCCCTTAAGTACGGCACAAGAAGCCAAACCTTTTGTTTTAGATCTCAAACCTGACAAGAATGGTGTTGGTAAATTAATCTTCAAATCACTCAAATATGTGTAATATTTTACTACATCATCTAATCGAGTATCTTCTGGTTGATTTTCCATAATATCCATAGCAACACCCATAAAAAGGTATTGTGGAGTTTCCATAGAAATATCATTAAGTTTTTTACAATATTTGCTATCTAGTTGTTTCAAAACCGAATATTCATAGTTCAAATCTTTATCATGGTCTAGATGCTCATTGAGGTATTCAAGTTCTGTTGCATCATAAGACATCTCTTTCCACAAACCTAAAATTAACATATTGTTATAAAAATCATACAGGTGTGGTCTTTCTTCAAAACCTCCATGTGCATTTTTATACATCGTCCCTAGAAAAAGTCTAGCAGCCATTGCAAGGTGTGCTTTATCAGCCTTCTCTGCGCAAGAATCAATTAACGCATTTTGAATGTCTAAGGTTGAACATTTGTCAGATACTTTCTTGATAGCATTTAAGACCAAACTCGACCAACCAACACCTAAATTGTCTGCCCACTCAGCCATTCTATTTAGTTTACTGGCATCAAAAGGTACTTCTTGACCATTAGACTTAATTACTGTTTTAATACTCAACTACATTTCTCCTACATCAATAATCACATTATCACTCACAGTACCATCACTGTGGAAAATTATTATCGCATGAAAGTTCTCCTACTCGCAAGCTATAATCTCCTGATTTTAAACTTTGTTTAGAAGGTAAAACTCTCACACAGGGTATGGTTAAACATCACTAATACCAACATGACTTTTGAGAGATTTAATTTCTTTCTTTAACAATTCAATCTCATCTTTTTGGTTAATAATTACATCCAACATTCCACAAAGTAAACCATCATCAACCACATTAGTACAACTTACAATATCTAATTTAAAAAGTTTATCGTATAACGGTGTACCTTCTAAATATTTTATATTAGTCGCCATAAACCTTCTCCTATTTACCATACCGTTCTTCCCAAGCATCCATATCAATACCATCTGTTTGATCGGTGAATTGATTCTCGAAATACTTCCTAATTTTCCATTCTTCTGCAGTATAATCTTCAGCTTGGTAAGGTATCTTCTTTTTAACAGGTGTTGTATCCCAATGATCAAACATTAATCACACTCCTTACTACTTTTCAAGTCATAATCATTACCAACTTCTAAAATATTAACCATTGTATATTTAGGTACATATTTGTAAATATCTTTAGCTTGCAAAGTACCGTACTTATCGTACAAACCTTGCATCTTGTGTGGAGTAGTGATTTTACGTTTACCACTCACACGTCCAGTTGGTATTTGACGAAGTTTACCTTTGTATACACCACATTTGTATGTCATGTGTGGATTATTCAAATCCCGTACAATCTGCTGTGGTTCAAAGATAACATTCTTTGTCATAAAATATCCATCTGGAAGTGTAGTACGGTCACTTCGTGTAATATCTTTCTCAACCTTACCTACGTGAAAGCCAAGATAATGTAACACTTCCCACAACAAGATGCAACCATTTTCGTCGATAAATTTATTTGGTTCTGAATGTGCAATTTCATGAACAAGATGTTCTGTCACAGAAGCCATTGTTTGGGTAATCACTTCTGCTGTGTAATTTGATAAACCAGCCATTATACTTCCTCTTTGTTGTGTTTTGGTAAGATAGCTTCTACTTGATCTCCTTGGCGAAGAACATAACACCATAGAACTTTTGTTGCATCCATATTAAGACATTCATACACAGTGTTGTAGTCTATTGTCCAAGAACAGTGGTTAATTTCCCGTATAACATCTCCACGGTCATTACGTACAATCAGACCATTATTCCAACCCCCACAATCCATATAACTCATAAAGATTCTCCTCTGCGTTGCTCACTTTCTTCAGTCATACGAACAATTTCATGCTTATAGTAATCATAAAAGTTGGAAACTATTTGCTCAGTTTTATCTTGAAAAACTTTACTGTACTTACCAACAACCTCACCTAGCTTATCTAAGGTGTTAAAACGTTGTTGGGTTAATTCCTCGAACACTAAAATATTAAGATTATTAGCAATACCTTGTTCGATTTGATAGCTTAGGTTTTGATACCCAACAACCAAACTCATAACTTCTGTGATTTCTTCTTTCGTCAACCAAAGTTTGAGTGTGTTAGTGTACACTTCCTTCGAGAGTTGGTTATCTCGAATTAGTTTACTTAACTCATATATAGCAATATCATCAAAACCAAGAACAGTAGCCATCGACATTTGATTAGCGATAACACCATCTTCAACTATTTTGATATACTGTTCTTCCAAGGTTAACTCTTGCATGTATTCTCCTTTTGTGTTGCGTGAACTTTCTCCTGCAACTTAGATTTAAGTTCTTTTAGGTAGTGTAGAGCATCCCAACTACTTCCGTAACCTAAAACACAATCAATATCTTTTATAATCTTATCAATTTCTGCATCACTTAGCATACACACCCTCTATTTACTAACAATCAACACTTCCCGTGTTACACCACTTCCTTTGCGGAAACTACTGTTGTTGTACGAGATATTCATTTGATGGGCATCAAATTTATCTTTGTGCTGCTCACAAAAATCAATCAACTCTTGATGAATACATCCACGATTCTCAAAGACATTACTCATTACAACTAATGCACCTTTTGAACGGAGTTCAAGGAGATATTCTAGCAACGAAGTATTATCGTTCTGCGTCCAACCTCCATTTTCGTTATAGGTAGCTGTCGTGAATTGATATGGTGGATCAATATACACAGTTGTTCCAGATAAATCACCACCCTCCAACAAAATCTCCACCATATCACCAAAATCATGATTGTATAATTCAACATCTTTCAACAATTGTTGATGCTTACGAATGCGTTCTGGGAAGAATGGTTTTCTATCTCCATATGGCATATCAAACCCTGATGTTGGGTTAAATCTCACCTGATTCGAGAAGCTACGACACATGAGAATATATAACCTCGCCATAGATGGTCTCAGGTTATAATCTTCTCGTAACATCAGATAACCTTCTCGTGTCTTAGGATACTCTTCATTGATTCGGGTTAACGTTTCAACAACATTATCATAATCTTTGAGGTATGATTGCATATCATAAAGCCATGATGATTTGTCATTGTAGATATACTTCTCGAACATATCATCCTTGACACAATTGAGTGTCATAGTTCCCGAACCACCGAACAAATCCACTAATACTTTACGTTTACCATCTTGCAAGTAAGGTTTGATTTGTGGATAGAGCTTGAACTTCGATCCCTGTAGATAGATGCTGCTACGTATTGTCATTAATTATACTCCGCATCGAATACAAGTTTCTTCTCAACATAGTTGATTTTCGGAGTTCCCAGATCCCTTAAAGATACTTCAAAAGTTTGTCCGCAGGCATAAACAGACAACTTCACCTCAAAATCAAGATCGTATGTTTCATATAATTCTTTAATGCTCATCGACTACCTCCAACACCGAACTGTGGTAACTATTTACTTTTACAAAACCTGCATACAACTCATCATCTTTTTCATACACCTTAACTTTTTGACGGGGAAAACTTGTATGTATAATTTCACAACCAACAGTTATTTCCTTACCAGTTCTATCTACCAATGTGTGATGATTCGTACATCTATTTTCGATTAAAGATTTGAATTCATCTGATTCTACCCACCGTTTGTGTGCAGCTTTAGCCTCTGGGCAGAGTTCAGGGCAAAGAGGGTCTCCACAATAACTACATTCATACTTATACACTATATCTTACTCCAAATACTTACAGTTGTATCAATTGCAATGATTTTCTAGGAGCTGGCGATGTTGAATCCAACCTTTAAAGTTACCTGACCAATAGTTTTGGTCTGTATCTACATGAGTAATACCTTCCTCTGGTTTAAGGTCAGGATTGTTATAATCAAATACACATTCTTTCATTGGTTTTGCCACATGCTCGAAGGGGGAAGCGTGTATCTTACTACCACCGACACCAAGACGTTCATACACTTTCATAGCTTTCTCAAAACTATTATCAATATTTCGGTATGAGACTTGCGCACAACAAGATGATGAAATTGCAATAGCTTCTTCTGCAGTTATGAATCGTGTGTACCCTTCAGAATCTTCTACGCCATATTTCAGACCATCTTCATATCGGTAATGCTCTATATAAGGGGTGTGCCACTCACCAGATACTAACTCTTCTGGGTAAGACTCATCGTAAGCAGATTTCATACACAATGCAAGTTCGTGAATCTCAGGTTGTGCGTCTTCATCTAGACGCAACCAAAAGAAATTAGAAAATTCTGTTGCTGTTAAAACTGTCTTCATCATTTGGAATGGTTCTAGTAATCGATTCACAATTTGCTTATGATACCCCGCTTCTTCCATAGCCTCTGCCGAACTAGCTGCTTCTTCCGCAGATAAATACCACCAATCTTGTACAGAAAAAGCTTCTCCTGTATTATCTAACACATCCTCTGTGTGTTCAGTTTTAGCTTGCATACCTGATTGATTTTTACCCCAATGAATCGGTGTAGCTGGATTATTGCGAACTTGTTCAATCATTTTACTAACCGGAACTGCACGACTACTCATAGCATTACGTGAGAATAGGCGATGTGTCATCAACTCACTGTGAATGAAGCGGGGATATTCTAATTCAAAGGTTGTGATACGGTTACCACCAGTATTAATAGAATCTGCCACAATCTTAGCTACAATATTACCCTTACCATTCTTAATAACCTTATACATATTTTCTCCTTATTATATTTTACCCAAAATACCTCCACCGAAATTGATGGAGGTGAAATATTCATTTAATTATTGATCTACTTTTCCAAATTGTTCTAACTTCTCAAAATACACATCCTTCTTTTGGAACCAAGTTTCAAGTTGGAATGTATTTTCTGTTACATGAATATAAACAGGTTCACCTTTCTGATTAGCGAGTTCAATAGTTGGACAAGGATAGAATACAACATCATCAATCTTCAACCCTTGCTGGAATAGTGCGCCTAGTAAGAAACCTTTTGCCAATTCCTGAATATCTTTAACTTGGGAAATCGGGATTTCCATGAAACCTTTGGTATCAGAGCAACGTACAGAATCACCAATAGGTTCGACTGGGACAACACTAACACCTGTATAACCTAAGTCACGACTGCTGCTACCACGCTTACTCATCCAAGATGTGTCGAATTTAATATTTGTAAAGTTTGTAAATGTGCTCATATTTGTATCTCCTTTATTATTTAATTTGTAAAACCACAGGTCTTCTACTTTACCTGTGAAGTTGCTGCTGTTGACTAAATCTTACTTTGAAACTAAACGTTTCATACAGAAGTCCTTCTCTTCTTCACTAACACCATCCTCTACGATAATGTTAGTATAATACATTCCGAGAGCTTCGTAAACCTCTTGATGAGAAGTGTTAATATAGTGGACACCTTCTACCCCATAAAGTTTCTCTTTCTCAGAACGATTACCATTTTTATAAACTACAAGTGTAACATGATTATTCCTCCTCTTCATACAAATTCAAAGCTTGGCATAGCTCATCCAAGATTACACCATTTTGCAACAAGAACTCATCAGTTTGCCAGAAGGATTCTCCTGACGTGGGGACACGTCCATTGCAATGCTTCACGAATAGTGAAAGTAGGTACTCTTTTGTTTCTTTATTCATTATGTTGTCCTTATCGGTTGGTAACATTCATTAATAGGCTTGTACGCTTCTCTTTAGAGAATAGGTTTACTCGTCCACGAATGAAACTATTACAATCTTCACAACGGTATTGCTGGAACTTACTTAAGCTTGTATAAGCAAAACCATCCTTAACTAAGTGTGTCGAACCACATGTGCATCGAATATTGGTGTCATCCAAGTAAAGAGCATAGTTAACACTTCGATCATCCCAAGCTCGTAGTTTCAGCCACAACTCTTCAAGGGAAAGCACATCAAAAATATTGTAGATTTTCATCTCGTTCCAAGCATCTTCATTTTCAAGTAAGCATTGTTTCCAAAGTTCGAAACCTGCAAATTGACCATGCTTTTGTTTCTTAAACTCAACACAAAGTTTATCTGTCATCCACTCAAGCTTGTTAGATGTGAACCCAAACTTACGTTTTGCGATATCAAGAGTATCTTCTGTTTTGACTGGTGAATAGGGTCGGAAACCATTCATTATCAAACGTGCGTTCAGCCTCTTAATATCAAAGCGACGGTGATTTTGTCCTACAACAATATCTGCTTGATTCATGAGTTCCCACAACTCAGATAGTAACTGATAATCATCTTCTGTGTCAACCTTACCTTTCAAATCATTGTAAATTACGTCGTCGCTACCAAGCCATTTAGCACAATAGCTTAGAATAAACCATTCACTTTCAATCTGATTCAAACCGAAGTTCTGGTTCCATAAACTCCAACCATACATTTTGCATGGAGCTGTCTCTAGGTCAATTAGTAACACTTTCGGGTGCGGATACTTACATTTTTGCTTTGGCTTAATTTTAACATCAACACCATCCAAACTCACACCAAAATAATTACCGTGCTTCTCATACACATTCTTAATATGGCGAATACTACTCTCACGAGATTTACGTCCCAGCACTTCCAGTGCTAGTTGTGTGCAACCTTTGTTTTCTACAAACAATCCTTTTAAGATTGCAATCACTTTATCTTCTGGTAAACGTTTATGACCCAAAATTATTCTCCTTCAACCAAAACTTTAAATCTACCGTAACTATCTTCTTCCAAGTCCAACACACCTAAAGATTGTGCGTATTCAATAAGAAGCATTGCTGGTGCATAACCACATTTCAATGTACGTTGAATTTTACTCGGTGTCCAGTATTCCTCAGTTTTCAATAGTGCTAATTTTCCTTCTGGGTGGTAAATACGATAACCTTTAAATTCAACATGTGGAACATCTTCGTACATTTATTCCTCATCCAACTCTTCAATATAATGTAAAGGGTTATAACCTGAAATTGTATCTGTAATACCTATCAACTCTTCAAACTTCTGAATAAAATCTTGGTCTTCTGTTTTGATGGTCAAATCGTCTTCATCTAAAGTCCCGTAAACTTCACTATGTTTACCTAGGATTTCCCCAAAATAAACATTAGAGCCAATAGCTTTCTCCACCTCAGATTTTTCTGCAATAAACAACCCTTGCACGCTACCTTGACGACGGCAATCCCAATAAAATTCATAAATAGCTTTCATATTACTCTTCTTTCTTCGCCAGATTCAATTGCATTTCATAACCATATCGCAAACGAAATAACACTTCTGCAACTTTGGTTAAACTTTTCGCCTTGAAGATTTTACCCTTAATTCCAACATACTTGCCTGTATCATTATCAATGATTCGAACACATCCGTCAACAGGGTTACGTTCTGTGACAGAGAATTTCTCTTCTGCGATTTGTTTATTTGTTTTCAATATTCACTCCTCTCCTAAATTAAAAATCTTACGAAGCTGCTCTTTGCTAATAGCAATTCCATTTCGCTTACACACTTCACTCAGTTCACGTTCTTGTCGCTCAAGAACATATTGATCAGCTTCTACCATGATTGCATCATCGAATGATTTCTTGATAGAAGCTAATTTATGTTCGAGAGTATATACTTCCTTGCGAAGAGTGTCCACCTTTTGTGAAGATTCGCATGTGCAATAGTAATTTGTGTCGTAATTGTAACTTCCTGATTCGTATTCACGAATCTCGATAGCTTCACTTGCACAATGCTTACAATAGCACACAATTGGGTATCCACGAAAGACTTTCTGGTTTTCACCAAGCCAATATTTATTCTCCCGTTGTGACATTAACTTTCTCCTAAGTCATCTTTGTGAAATAGACAATCCTCGTTCTCATCGTAAAACATCTCCCCATCTTCAAGAAGAATATCTTTACATTTATCACAAACCTTAATAAAGTTACCTTCAAAAGTTAAGAGGTAGTTTTGACAATGTTCTTCGCAGAAATATCCTTCACAAGAGTATTCATCTTGACCGTGCATACCCCCACATGCATAACTTAATCCACGGTCAATTTTCTTACCGCAACCTTCGTGCTCACATACAGCTTCAACACAATAACCAATTTCTTTACCATTACCTAATACACCATATCCCCAACCCATAAATTATTCTCCTAAATCAAATCCTAAACTACCCCGTTCAACAGCTTCTAAAGCTGCCATATCTAACATATGGTAAATATTTGAAGAGGTGTTATCATCATTACCAATGATACTAACCATGTCGGAACCAAATTCATACAAATCTGAAATTTTTACTTCTTCAGGCCAAGAATCTCCGTATTGCACAGCATGTGCTAAGATACCTAACCCTATAGAGATTTTCAACTGACCATTTTCAAGTTTGATACTCATTCTTTTAGACCGCTACTCTTCTGTACCTAAACATTTTAACTTATAAGCTTCTTGATCATCACAATCTACTTTAGACTTATGGTTACAACACTCTTCGTGGTGTGAATATAAAACTTTAGGTGTTAGTGTACCACACGATGTACAAAATGTTTCACTATCTTTAAGTTTGAATTTATCACGTTTGCGTAGATTATTCTCAGACATTATCGCACCTCACTCACCTATGATAACATTAATATCTCCGGTATAGTTTGTGTCAATTTCAAAACTTTCCCATTGACATAAGTCTCCAATAGTACAACTTTGAATGAGCCTAGCTGTAAAATTTACACCGACATCTGTATCCATGATAAGGATATTGGCTGAACCACCTTCAGGGTATGATAATTTAACTTTGCACGATTTTACATCCGACCAATAACAATAACTATCTAATGCAATATCTGGTGTGTAATTCTGGTATGTGCGAGATAACACGCCAACCAAGAAATGATCCTTGATTTCCGATGGTTTAATAAATGGTACGTTTGCTCCACTTTCTGACTTACTATCTCTTCGTTTGTAGAAAGTGACACCATAATTACAGTATGGTAATTCTGACAATAACATAAAACCTCCTATCGTACCTTCCTTTCGAGATGGACATGACCACAATCAGGGCAGGTCATAATGTGGAAATGATCATTATGCGAATGCACATAATTTTCGTGCTTGCAAAGTAATCGCTTCCAAAGACGTTTAAGTTTATTCATAAGGTTTCCTCCTCAAAATATAACTCAATCATAACACATCCTTGTGTTATGTCAAGGTTTATTTCAACTCATCAAAACTAAACTTTTGCACATAATCAATTTCATTCTCATGCACGTCTAAAGCATGAAGGATGTCATAGATTGTATAATAGCGATCATTCTCCTCATCGTAGAGATTACCACTTCGACAGAGTGTATCATATACTTCTTGTGCAGACAAGAGTTTAATTGCGATATTGCGGTTCATTATTTATTCTCCTGTGATTGAAAGTATTTCCAAATAGATTGACGTCTCTTCTCAGGGTTAGATACCTCCTCTTCAGAGAAACCTTTCTTCAACAACCAATCTTTCTGCTTTCCAGCAGTTTTATATTCCTTCTCCCAAGCTGTCACCTTCTTCAAGATTAAAGCTTCCTCGCGGGTGTAGTTGTATCGCTCCATCATGGTTTTGATTGAGTGACATTCCTCACATAGACTACTCATTCCATCGAATCCAACATTGTTGATTGATAAGTAAAAATCCCAAATCTCATCAAAATCTTTCAGACTATGTTCACCTTTCCGATGATCCGTCTGGACTTCACTCTTATTGAACCACTGACCACAATCTTCACATTGACGTTTCCATCTGCGACGACTATCAACATCTTCGTCAGGTATAGTGCTCATGTTTTCAAATGCAAGTTTATTAGGGGCATACATCCAACACTTCTCACGGATGGCACCACGAATAATAGACATCAAAGCAGATTTTGTTAGAAGCTTTTTTGGTGTACCGTCAGGGTTAAGTTGCTTTAGAAATTTCTCCAACTCTTTCTGATGCTTCTCACGTTCAAACTGGTCAGCAATATTATGTGGTGCTGTACGGTCACGTTTAGGTTTGTTACTCTTTCGGAAGCCGCTACGTTTCATTTCACCGTCTCCACAAATTCTTGTAACTGACGAATCGAATCTTTAACATCATCTCGTGTACCAAAAATACCACTATTACTCAATTCAAACTCACGCATCAAGACTACAGTCAACAGGTGGTGATATGAACAGTCCCCACGATCCCAGCTTTCAAACTCAATCGCCCATTTGTAATCATACTCTTCCTTACTCCGTAAGAGTAGAAAATCTTCTAGGTCACTTAACATAAAACCTCCACATACTTAGGTTTAATCCAAAAGGATTTCCCATCATAACACACAACCATAAATGTGCCATACAAACTCTGGTCACAGAAGTCTACATCCAAAGTTGTATCTTTCGGGATAAGAGTGTCATACAGGTTCGATTCATCCTTCACATCAGAGATTGTTCTTACTTTAAGATTATCACCTTCTTCCCAAAAGAATAATCCATTTGCGCAATATAGTTTGATTTTGTTCAATGGTTGTGACTCCACCAGTAATTTATGTAATTTCTTAACGTCAATCTTATACCATTCAGTATCAGATATGCAAATAATGGTCATGAGGTATTCCCCATTTAACACATATTCTGGTTTTACGTAACGTGTCAATACTTTATGTGATACAAACCTGTTACCTCGTGACTCACTGCACAAGAGTATTTCGTCACCAGATAATTCCTCATAGGGGAAATCTTTCAACCTCACGTATGGTGAACATTCCATAAAGGTAGATAGTTTATTAAGATAAGGTCTGTGTTTTATTTGATTTAGTTTCTTAGCCATTTAAATCTCCTTTCTCAGATTGCTGCATCTCATAGAAACTTTCCCAATCAATCCCTTCTAGTTTACCCTTGATTACATCAAACACATCATTCTTCTCAGTAGATTTAAGTTGCTTGAAACCTTTCATATCTTCTGAAACGATAGTTTCAATAAGAGATTTAATCTCAAGCAAAGTTTCTTCTTTTGGTGCGAATGTGCGTTGTGGCGGAGAAAGTTTGTTGTTGTCGATGATTTTGCTTGTGTCCACTTTGAATGCTTCACAAAGTTTATAGAAATCCATCGTGTCATTCACACTACGTAGCATGTAGGCAACCTTAAAGTAAATATCCATATACGTAGCAGTATCTATATCGTGATCTACGCCCATGTGGTCTGTGTATTGAACACCATAAGGAAGTTTCTCGGCAAATACATCAATACATGCCTGTAAACATTCTTGTGCTGTCTCACATGGTTTCAATACCTTATATGCACTACTTACACCGAAACCAATATCTTTCCCTAGATGACTTAATGCATCATAGTTATCAGCAGAATCAAGACCTAGGAAGGCTTGGAACATCAAGAATTTAAATCCATAACCCTTAACCTCTTGAGAGGTGTTACTTTTAGAATCAGTCTTAGAAATTAACTCTAAATCACCACAACAACGGTCTGTTGCTTCAATCAACATGGGTTTCGGGAAACGTAATTTCCCTTGTTTACTTTTATCACTACCATGGTATCGGTCGGCGTTGATAATCAGCTTAGGAGAATTCAAAGAGTCCTTGTCCCCACTGATAATCCCAATATTGAACCAACCATGTTTACGGTAATGTTGATATCCTTGTGCAGCAAACATCTCAACCTTATCGTCACACTCTACAAGCTTACCATTGTGAGTGTCAGTAGTCATGATCCCACCAAGATCGTTTATAACCCACTGACGAAGTTTTTTCAAAAGCAACGGACGTAATGTTTCTTGTCTATTACCTTTGTAACGACGGCAAGTTGGATAACTCTCTCGGAATGATTCACCCTCACCAAGAACAGGGATAACTTTTGGGATGTTATACTGTAGACGGTATTCTTTCAATTTCTTATAAACTTGAATCTTAGCTGTTTCAAAAGCTTTATCTTCATTCATATTCAGATTTTGATACTGGATAATATCAAAGTCATCTGCAGATAGTGGTTGTAGCCCTTCGACAGAACGTTTTAAATTCAAAACTCCCAATTCACTACTGTCTGCGATTTTCTTTCCCAAACCTTTAAATTCACGTACACCTTTGCAATCAATAACAATACTTGGGTCTGATTTACATGTAGCTTTAATACGCTTCTCTTCTAGGTTAGAGGCAATTTGGTACACTGGCATATCAAAATCTGCGTAAAATACTGTTTCTGGTCGGATTAGTTTTGAAATGTCATCAACCTGAATTTCACGAAATAAAGGGTTATCACTTTCATCTCGGATAAAGACGTTTTCACGCTTTTCACCAACATCATGCTTATTCTCATTCTCCGTGGTTACAAGCTTTTTGCTGAAAGCATTACTATAATCAATATTCACTATCTTTCACCTCATTCACCAATTGTTGCAATAAATCTCTTCGAAGCTTAATTTGCTCATTACACCAAACACTAGATTCCGTGCAATAGTGCTTAATACTTTCGAAGGTATGAATCTCCTTCAGAAGCAAACACGCTTCTGAGAAGAAGTCTTCATTCTGTAACATTTATCTCTCCTCCTCTTTAACTAAATTTGAATTATTTAACAGATAGAATATTAAATCCTTACAATCAGGATAAAACGTCTCTACAGACCAATCACTTTCGTTATGATAGAAGCCTCTTTCGGTTAACTCTTCATGAATCCATTGTTCTGTATCATAAACATCTTGGTGAATACCAGTATACACCGCTAACACTTCAACCTCGTTACGTTTATGGTTTGAAGTTTTGAGTAAACCATTACTACCTTTCAATCGTTTCTCAACATCAAAACTACGTCCCACTTTAATATAGTTACCCTTTCTGAAGTGGATGATATATAGGTAATCTTGTTCATCTGAACGCTTAGGGTAGTACCCATAAAACACACCATCCTCACGTTGTTTTATTCTGGCACAAGTACCACAACGGGTACCAAGACTCAGAAAGTGAACTACGCCAGTTTCGCACAGATGATTTTCACCACACAACCATTGGAATTTTGAATCACTGTTTTTATAGACCTCCTTCCAACCGATGAACTCACCACCTTCTACAGCAAACACATCTTTGATTTGCTCTTCACGCTCTTGTGCAGTCCAACGCTTTACCTTTGCTTCTAATGGGCAACCATGCCCATTATTAAGGAAATTGCTAATAGTAGAAGATTCCCAAACATTACCATTTTGGGGGTTATGCAGACGTAGGTATGTATCGGTACCCTTCCAATTACCAATAAACCCTCGAAAGACATAACCCTTTTCTTCACATTTACGTTTGATTAATAATTCATATTGGGATTGTGTCCACTTAGGGGACTTGGTGCAGCCACAAGGAACAGAATCTTTTACAAGATTACCCTTCACACCTGTAATACTACCATAAGGCCACAACTCTTTATCTTTAGAACAGATTTCACACTCTAGAATAAACTCACGTGGTTTACCTTTCTCTTTTATCGAATCAACAGCTTTGAGGTGTGGTATCTTTTCAGAAAGTAATCTATTTGTTAGAATCAAATCTTGTTGTGGCGACCATTTAGGATTTTTAGAACAACCACAAGGTACTTGGCCTCTCACAAGATCACTTTTAAGACTAGTAAACCCATCAGTAAACAACTCTTTATCTAAAGAGCACACACTGCACTCTAAGCTGAATATTGCGTTATAACCACACCTACCAACAACACCCGTCACCTTTAGAACACCTTCTTTCGGCGTTTTAAAGGTTTCCCCAACAAATTGACGCATTCCTTTCGTCCATTCATTCTCTGGAATCATATTATACCCTGACACCTTACTCCCAGTAAGAATCTACTTAAAGGGAGTAAGATTTTCTACTTAACCTTCACACGACCAAGAATATCATCGACAATCTTATCAATTTCATTCAACTTCAAGATAGTTGTACTTGCGACATCGTCTTTCTCAACTTCAATGAATACCTCTTTGTCGAATTTGATACCACTCAAACTTAAATCATCTTTGATGGTGAAATCAACTACACCATCATAATTCACCGATAGTAGTGATGTCATTGCACCCTCATCTTCAACCAACTCTTTTGCTGATGAATCATAGAGACTACCTTTGGCAAGTGTATGTGATAAACCTTCTGAGGTCAAGAATACACCTTTGTTACCAAGAGTAATCTTATCAGAGGATTTTGCTGTCACTAATGAATCAAGGAAATCACCAACAGGAATTTCAGTCTCAACAGGAACTACTGGTAATGAACCGATTGTTTTACGTAGAAGCGAAAGAATATCTTCTGCTTTCTTATACGAAGCTTCTACCATCACAAGACCGTCATTGCGGATAACAACTGTATAAGTTTTCGGTTCGTCAGGTTCTGTTGTAGGAAGTAACGATTCTGTAGCTTCGAGTGTCCATTGTTTAATCAATTTCTTATTTGCAGGAACACCACTATCTGCTTCAAAGATAATCTTCTGTTGCTCAACCAATGTCTGCACAGAATATTTCTTCGGCTTCTTATATTGCTCTGTCACAGAAAGAACAATCTTATTCGGGAGTTGTGTCACAAACAGGGAATCAATCTCTGTTTCGGAGAAACCGATTCGGTGTGTATCCGTACTACCACAAGGTTTAAAGCTAAACTGAGAGATAGCTTCTTCTGTGATAGATGCTAGTGTTTGTTGGGTGTTAGTTAGTTTATATAGTGATACAGCTTTCATTTATTTCTCCTTTATCCTGCACGACATTGTGCATAATTCATATTACCATGTTGATAGGTGATGTCAACGATTATTTTACGTTTAATAAATAAATTGACTCAAATCACAAACTTCCTTGAAAGCACGACTCTTGATGATCTTTGGTTTACTAAATACCACACCATCTTGCAAATCTTCCATCGCTGTGAATATTACACGTTGACCATCATCACTGTCAAGAAGTTTATAATCAACTTGCACATAACGACCTTGTGCTTCGATACGTTTAACTTCATTATCAAGAGTATGACTTTCATCCACGACTTCACTCACCAGAGGTATTTTCGAATAATTAGAGGCAGTGACCGCATCGAAAACTCCACGAATATCTGCAACATCTGAGTAACATGTCAATAAAGAGATTAAATCTGCAGCAGCATATTCACTGTACTCTAGATTGATCGAATGGTCTAATCGCTTAACTAACTTAAATAAATCCTTAGTCCAACCATCCAAAATGTAAAAAGGTATCTTGTTAATTTTACGAGGTGTATACATCTTACCTAGTTGCAACATATCCCACTCAAACACTGTATAAGATAAATCACCCAATCCGTCAAGCTGCATTACTAAATCACCAGAGTTATAACCTTCAAGAAATTCACCTTTCCCGTAAAATTCAGCTTTAGATAATCCGTGATACATTGGAATCAAACTTTTATCTGATGTCAAGTTACCACAATAAATGTTCCACTTCTCCACAGTGTCATACATGTAGAGTACATCTTCAATCGTAAATTCTTTCTTATTCAATTATTCTTCCTCCATCCATTTACAAATAATATCTTCAATATCAACCCAAGATTTTGCAACAACATATTCCTCTGTGCTTACAACATCTTGCCTATAAGGAGTATCGTATAAAATTCTCAGTGTGTCAACATGTTTGAACATATTTAGATTGCTGATACGGTCATCGATAATAATGGCGGCGCTCCCACCCATACAGCACTTACTTTTGCTTGCAACAAAATGTAAATCACCACTTTCATACAGAAAGTCAAAATTACGTTGCAAGAATCGGTATTTACTGTGAATATGTTCAAATGTTGTATGGGATAAGAAATAAATCTCAAATCCCGCTTGCCATAAATTCTTCACAACATCATAACAGCTTTCCGCAAGAACTTCTTTGTCGTATAAATCCTCTTGCTTCCAGAATGCCATTGAATATACCCACCAAGGTAGGTCGAAGTATTTTGCAATATTGTAATCAACTTGATTATTCTCTACATCCTTACAGAAACGTTCATAACTTTCATCATAAAAATAATCTCCGTGATTAGATACTAAATATTCGTACCAATCAATTCCAAGGTCTTTCGTACAAACTAGATCGATATCGATAGCAATCTTCTTTTTCACATACCCTCCAAAACCTTATTTGCAACTTTCAGACGTAACTTACGTTCCAAAACTTCTTGCCATTCTGGGCAATTAGGATTACTCACTTGCACAAACTGTGGCCGTAAATGTTCAGGGAAATCTTCCGGCTCAAGTAGCTTACGACTATCCTTAATACCACTATTATAACCTTCACGAATCAATTGCACAACTAAGCAATTATCTTTCCCCACTTTTTCAATCACAGGGAAAGCTTCGTGTGCGAAACCTGAGTCACTGTACAGGATGATATCTTGGTTGTCAATATGGTTTGCAGCAGCTTGGCCGAAATAATCCTTGCCACAATGTGGTTTGAAGATATTCTCACTAACGTGAATAATCCACTCACGTTTTGAGTAAAACCTCCCGTTTACATTGTAGAGTCGAACATCCTTCCACCATTTATTCTGTACGGAATTCAGCAATGTGACGATATCAAAACGTGTCAATTGTTCTTGTTTCGTGAATCGTGATAGATAATCCTCAGAGGTTTCATCATAACCGTCTAAAAATTCATCAACACTGATATTTAAAATATCACATGCAACTTGAATCAACTTATCCTTGAAAGCGTGAATCTCACAATTGTATCCTAAATCTGTGAAAAATGATTGCAGATATTTTGCAGATAAATCCTTACCTGATCGGGGTTGTTGAGCTGAGATAAAGATCGCTTTCTTGTTCATCATTAATCCTCCCACTCAATCATTGGACAAATCTTACTCTTCTTAGTCTTGATATATTCAATCACAAGGTTTGGTGACTTATCTGAATTTTGTTTACGATTTTCAAACTTACTTTGAATTATTGCTAAACCAACTAAGATAAGACCAAAAGCTGCAAGTGAAAGGTAACCTGCTACTAAGAAGGTATACAACGCAGGCAAACCTGTCAGCTTATCAAAGTACTCAAACTTTTTCAACCACAAACCTGCAACTGCTGGTGTATGTGCTATCATAGAATACATTAAATTCACAGGAACTAGGTTCCACATTGTCTTCCAAAAGTAAGAACAAATACTTTTAGAATCGTTAACATTACCAATGGTAAACATATTACCATGACACCATTCGTTATAACGGTAGATCCAATTCTTTTTAAATACTAACATTACTCATCTCCTTATTTACTAAATCTCTCAACCAAACGATTCATAACCATCGGATAAATTTCTGCTTCTTCAAAGCTTAACATACTCACACCACGTTGTGGTTCAAGTTTATTTTGCAAATCTAAGTATAGCATTTGCGGATTCATATCCCGCTTTTGCATCGCACGATTGATAAACTCATCCAACTCAGTTGTGGTTGGGTTACGCTTCAACACATTATTATTCCCACTACCACCATGCATCATGCGGATAAAGTCTTCTGGATTCATCACTCCTCCCCTTCTAAATCAATTCGCACTGTCTGATATTTATTCACCCCAACAACCTCTGATACACGCTGGTGAATCTCGAATGCTGTGAGGTTATCATAACTTCGCAAAAGGATATTGTCAACATAAAGTTGCCCATCCCAAAGCAAATTATCTACTTTTGTTAAGATTAGTTTGTTCATATCACTCATTCTCCTTTCAATAAATAAAACTCTTGCCATGATAATAACGCATTCTTCGTTCCTTCACATCTCACTTGCTCAAGGTAGTGCCCTAACGCAAGGTAAGTATCACTCATCGACAACACCTTGTCAACATATTTCTTTCGAATATCACCTTTCTTTGTGTGAATGACATCATCCCATTGAGCTAACGCCCAAGCAGAATTCACTAGCTTCACAAACTCTACCTTCTTAGGTTGATATACTTTTCCGGTGATGTCAATAGTTTGCCCATGGGATTTCTTCACGAAATAGGATATAACTTTGTGAGAATTATCATCACCTTCATCATTTGTGCACATCAGCTTCCAGATAAGTTTTTCACGGTCTATATATTTTTGTGAGATCATAACTCCCCTTTTTCGTACACCTTGTGTGTTAATTATCAGGCCTACACAGGTAACGGTTAATCCTTATTATCCAATAAAACCTAATGTTACCTACCATTAGCGATATCATTCAATGTGGTTTTCATAATGTTACAATCCCTATCAGAACCAATACCAGTACGCTTAAGTAATAAGAATAGTAATCCCTCACAATCTTCTCTAAATGCTTCCTGTGTCCAATCTAATGGCATATGGAAACCTGCTTCTGTTAACTCTCCATGTAATGTTTGTTCGAGGTCATACACTTCTTGGTGAGTACCTGTAAGGATATCTAGAATTTCAATATCATTAATACTATGGTTTGAGATTTTAAGTAGCGAAGTACTTTGCATTTGTAACCTTTCATTAACATCAAAAGCGCGACCAACTTTGATAACATTATCTTTCTTGAAACGTATGACATACAAGTGATCCCTTTCTTCTGTGCGGTGTGGGTAATATCCGTAACCAATTCCATTAGCTTTTTGTTTAATATTATTGCAAACAGGACAACGACTACTCTTAGTTAGGAAATTACCAATAGTGGTTGCACAAGTATGTCCTTCAGCGCACACCCAATTAAATTTAGAGAATGCATTTTTATATTCACGATCCCAACCAGTAAAAATTAACCCCTCCTCTTTACAAACTTTCTTAATTTGGTACTCTCGATGCTCTTGTTTCCATCGGAAAGTTTCACTGCATCGGCAAGATTTTTGACCCACTTTCAGTCCACTTATCGGGGATTCAAATACTCCAGAACAAAGACCGGCTTCAACGTATTCATCACTAGAGCAAGTACTGCATGTATAATTCCAATAACGTTTATACCCTTCTTTGCTTAACCTTTCACTTCGCCAAAACTTATAACCTTCTGTAAACCCAGCTTTGATAAAATCCTCAATGTGTTGTTTGTCTGAGATTAATACAGCTTGTACTGTTTTCTTCCTGCCAATTACGGGGTCACCGCTACCATTAAAGAAACTATTCATATTTGTACTTTGCCAGCAGTTAGTTGTAATAGGGTTTTCTAGATTCAGTTTAGTCTCTATACCTTTATACTTACCCCACCAACCATGAAATTTGTAACCCCTTTTACTGCATTCACGTTTAACACGGATCAAGTTCTGCCCCTCTGTCCAATTAGGATTTTTAGCACAACCACAAGGAGTATAACCCCTCATCAAACTACCTTTGGTACTACTGATACTACCCTTAGGCCAGAGTTCCAAATCCCTGCTACAAATAGAACACTCCAAACCGAATATTGCATTATTACTACTCGATTTACCCACAACACCGGTTACCGTTAAGATGCCACCTTCTGGGGTGGGGAACGTACTACCGATAAATTCTTGTTGTCTTTTTGTTAGTCTCATAACCGTCTTCCAAAACCATCAACTCATAAGTCACATATGAGCATGTGAAAATCTCTTGTCAATAAAATATTTTTCAAATCACTTCACCTTTTACAATTTCATTCCAAAACTTAACCGCTTGTTGTTGATTCATAACATCCTCCTGTTCAAATAATTTCAATGTTCAAAATAAATGTACACATGTCAAATCCGTACACTTATAAGATTACACACTGTAATCTGTCATCTGTAAATTTATCCAACTTAGATGCAATATTAATCGCCTCATCCATAGTTGCACCAGCCTCTATTGCTCCAGAAGCAAAGGCTGCACCAGAGCCAGATACAACCATACGCTTTCTTATAACAGATTTGGTTATTTTCAAAAGTCTATAATTGAAAGGTAGCCATTCTGATTTAACCTTAAACTCCATACAGTGGTTCTTACCGCAGGATTTCTTTGTAATATACACATTGGTGTCACTAAAATCAAAATCAGATTTTACAATATATCTACTTTTAAAGTTATACTCACCTTTACCCAACAGGCCACGAAAGTATTCTAGGATGAATAAACTCCCACTCCCTGAAACTACATAACCGTAAACTGAGAAAATTTTCTGTACTTTGGAAAACTTATTCTCTACATTCGTAATTTTTCTTGGGGTAAGGTAAGATCTTCCAGTTAGATACTTCCAAAGTTTCTGTACCACGACTATCTGCCATGATAATCCCCTCTTCTAGGTCTATAACCATTGTTGTCATACTAATCTCCTATAAATAAACATAACCATGTACCAGCAATACAACAAATACTAACACACCTCTTCTTCATGTCAACACCTTTCTCACACAAATAATTTTAATTTTCATAACTCGCCCTCTTGACACAGGAATCTTCCGTGTTATGATTCACCATGTGTTCGGCAGATTGCTTAATTTGAAGAGGAGAAAGTTTATGATGAAGTGGTTTCTGAGATTGATATTATCACGAGAAGAGATGAAAGAGATTGAAATGTTCAAACAAAAAGCTACTGAGATGGCTAAATATAGTGGTAGAGTGGTTATCTCTGATTCTGGTGGAATCCGTGATGAATTTGAAACAGAAGAAGGTCGTGCACAATACTACCGTGCAATCATTAAACGAGTTATGAGGGAGGATAAGATCCTATGAAAGAAACAGTACAAATCTTAGAGAAAATCAAACGTGAGCTTCGAGCATTCTCTGTAGAAATTCGCTATGGAGATGCATTTGATAATGAAGGTGAGCATACATTCTTGTCAATTGCTATCTACACCGAAATGTTGGATAACCCTATCGAGATTGATATCAACCTTGATAAAGTGTTGACAGGTGATATTAACATTGATACTATGCTCGAAGAGTTGAAGTTTGAATTGGACTGCAATTTAATTGCTGCTAACTTTTACTCGCATTATAGTGAACGTGTACATTAATAAGGAGGAAATTATGGGAGTTACAGTTTTACGAGAAGAGTATCCAACAGCACGAAAAGATTATCGTTGTGATGCTTGTGAACAATTACTGCAAGGTATGGTTTACCCAGACGACTTCACTGAAGAGGAAGTTGTTGTACTAGCACAAGCCGAAGCAGATGGTTGGAAAATTAAGAAAGGTCAACAATACGTCAAACAGACTAACAAATACGATGATATTTACACTTTTCGTGCTCGACCTGAAGTATTGAAGATTTATTTTAAATATGACATCGGTGATAGCTACTAGAGGAGGGTTTATGAAACCACTATTGAAAATTCAAGAGGGTGTCATCGAATGTACATTCGATGTTGTAGATGTAAATTCACGCTCTCAACGCACCGTAGGGACGTTTATCTCTGATGGTGAGGGTAAGTACACCTTTGAACCTTATCACCTCGTAGCAGGCTTTGTAGCGATTCCTATGCGCTTATCTGATGAGGAGCAATACCAGATTGATTGGATTAAATATGAATTGGAAGGAGGAATTTGATTATGGCAACATACATTCTCCGTGGTAAGGATTGGGATAAGAAGGATAAGTACAGCTTTCTTGAATATGTCATTTATCGGTGTGAATATACAGGTGTTGTTTTGAACCCTCCAGATATTGGTTGGGAGAGACTGAAATATGCTGAGGAATTTGATTCTTATGAGGTAGCTTACTCCACCAAGAAACTAGTAGACCCATTTGACCAACTACTTGACGTTGTCGAGTTAAATGTTGCATGGGAGGATTACCATCGTGACTAAACGTAAATCAAAATGGATCTCATCCATCCACACAAACCTTTACGAAGATGATACGCTTCCGCATTACAAAGGTGAATATCTTCTCGATGAGAAGGTATGGATGGAAGCAGGGATGTACATGTCAGGATATGAATCTTCTATGCCAGAGATTATGTCTGATGAAGAGATTACTGATACTGTTGATGAATTTATTGGGAGGATGATGAAATGAACGAAAACAAAGATTACCTTTTGTTGCGAGTGTCATATGACAAACGAGATTTTATCGATGATGAGACATTGCAAAAGTATTATGGTGGCGATATTGTTACATATTTGAAACAACTTCTTGAAGAAGATGGTAGATACGGATTCATTGATTGGTTTGAAATTGAAGATATTGTGGAGGGAAAGTAGATGAATTTAACTGATATTTTGAAGGAAGTTGGGGATTATAATATTAAATTACAATTTCTTAGCAACTCAACTGTTGCAGTAAAAGATAAAAAGAAGACTAACGACACTGAGGTAACTTTCGCTACCGACATGGTAAATTCTGATGGAATACAAGAATGGTGGCGGTGAGGATCTGTACACATCTAAGTTTATCCCATTAATGAGACAAAGCTACCAACAGAATAAGTTAGCTTGTTAGGGTTGTGTAAGATGGATGAGGTTTGTCTTGCTTGCTATTGTAAAGCTGGTGATTTCTGCCACAGACACATTATTGTTGACATGTTGGAGAAGGTGTGTAAAGCTAATGGTATTGATTTTGAAAGAGGAGGAGAAATAACATGACTTACGCACTTAAACTTGAAATGTGGGATGATGGTGACTGTGAAAGCCTCGACCTTGCACATTTCACACTTGCCAACACTAGTTGATTTGGTTGAAATTGAATAAGAAGGAGAAATTATATGAAAATTGATTATCTTAACACAACAAGTACGGGTTATGTTTTTGGTACGTATGGGGAATCTGGTTGGTCAGAAAAATATGATGGAGATGTGTTTTCTATTGATCATAAGAAAGGGCTTGTTTACCTCGGTAAAGAGGAGTATACTTTTGATAATAAGCAGCAATCTTGGTTTTATACACACTTCCCACCTGTTGTCATCGATTATAAAACAGAAACTGTGACAGTGTGGGCGACTTATGACCAAAGCTTTAGTTTTCCATTGAAATATTTACCCAACAGTAAAAAGAAACACAAACATATAGATGATTATATTAAATATTTTACAAAATACTTAGGTGATCAGCATGGAGATTCTACAGTTAAATCTTTAGTAAGTAGTCTAGTTTCGGATATGTTCCACACAAAGTACGGACTCAAATCTTCACAAAAGTCTAAAGATTTACTCACTACGTTACAAGAGTCTATAGTTTTTATGGAAGATAATATCAAACTAGAAAACTAATGTTGACACAACATCCAGATGCAGGTAATATCCTTGTGTCTGGATTAATTATTGGAGGAGAATAATGGCATTACTAGTTAACGAATGTAAAGTCCGTTTTTACAACGGAGATAAATTTGTATTTTATCGTGTTGATAAAGGTTTGTGGCGCTTCGCTGCAGATGAATCTGATTCAACTTGGATTCCATCACAAATCGAAGATGAAATTAAGGAGTGGGAGTGATTATGAACAAATACATCCTCATCAACCAAGAGTCTGCATATCACGAATATGCAGTTATCGTCGCAGATATGATTCACACTGATGGAACATGTGATTACACTCTGTCGGTGACAGAAAATCCATTCGATGCGACGAAATTTGTTGACATTGCTCAGGCATACGATATTATTGGTAATCTCACTGAGCACATGAGTATGGGTGAGTGGGAAGCGGTTTTGTTAGAAGAGTGATAAACCTCCTACACGAGTGTATAATCAATTTTAAATGGTGTAAATACGTTCGTATGGGTAAAGGTATTTTCGATGAGTGTGGATTGATTTAGAGAGGATTTGGAGGGGTTATGAGTAAATTTGTTATTGAAGAGGTGATTAAAAATTCCATCGACCGAGATACAGAAGGAAATCCTATCGATAAGATTTTGTTTACTGTAGTAAGTTGGCAAGGTCGAAACTTTCTTTATGTGGGTAAGTTTAATGAACAAGATTGGTTGGGCGACAGTAAGATTGCAGAATGTGTATCGGGTGACTACCGTAAACGTTATGGTGACATCAAAGGTTGGTTGAAGTCTATCTTAAAACGTACAGATAATCGTTTAGAGAAGATTATGGAGCAGAGACAAGCTTTACAAGATGAGTGTGATGAACTTTATGAGTTGAAGTATAAACTTTGGGAGGTGTTATGATTTACATTGCACTTGCAGCAACATGGTGTTATGTGATAAAACTAAGACGTGACAATAAGAAGCTTGAGTTTTATAAGGATTGGTATATTAACAAAAGACATAATTTTGGACGTAAGGAGGGTTAAAGTGTGCAGATTGAAACAACAAAAACATTACAATGGTTGTATGACAATGCACCAGTAAACCTAAATGAAAAGCAACGAGATTTCCTAGAACATTTCATCTTCAAGAGTAGTGGACATGGATGCCTTGTAGGTATTGCTGGTGCTGGAAAATCAACCTTACTAACATGCTTGAAAATGTTTTATGGTGATAAGATTGTATTCTTCGGGTCAAGTGGTATTAGCTCACAAAATATGCCAAATGGTATTGGAATGGGGACTGCTCACTCAGGTTTATCATTGAGTATTAAACCTGCAACGGAATTGAATTATCGCAAGGTATCTCAAAAGACTTCTGGACTATTCAATTCAGCTTTGGTCGAGGTTATTGTTATCGATGAAGCATACCTCTTAAACTCAGATAATTTAGATTTGATTTGGCGTCGTATTGAACGCTTTAATCGTAAGAATCGTAACCGACCAGAACGTAATATTCGATTATTATTGTGTGGTGACCCTTGTCAGGCTGTAACCGTTATGTCTGATGAAGATGTAAAACGGGAGATTCACTCTCGATGGAACCATCATCTAATGTTCAAATCTACTGTGTGGGATAGGTTTGATTTTACATACTACCTACTTGATAAAGTTGAACGACAAGAAGATAAGGTATATAAAGCTTGTTTGGATGTTATACGCTACAACCAAAAAGGAAGATTTGATAATTGCTTGAAGTGGTTGAATCAGCGTGTTGAATATGATTATCCAGAAGATACAATGATCTTAGCTGCAACAAACAAAACTGTAGATAAGATTAATAACGCCGTTCTTGCAAGAAATCCTAACCGCAAGTTTACATTTAAACCTATCATCAAGAAAGATTTTAATATCAAAGATACTTTGGTGCGTGAAGAAGGTGTAACTATATGTGTAGGTCAGCGTGTGATGACAATTGTAAACTGTCCAGAAGGTACATACCAGAACGGGAGCACAGGAGTGATCACCCTCGCAGATACAGAAGGTTGTATTATTAAATTTGACCATTCAGGTGAGCAAGTAAGAGTTAATGTTCATAAATGGGAGAATAAAGAACATTATGTCGAAAGTAGTTACGCTGAGGATGGGAGTATCAAGGAAGAAATGAAGGAACGTGTGGTAGGTACAATGCTTTGTTTACCAGTACTACCAAGCTCGTGTGTCAGCATAATGAAATCTCAAGGATTAACTATCAAAGAGAAATATGTGCTTGACGTAGAGGATTCATACCTATATACTTGGGACAAGTTGAAGGATTTTGGTCAGAATTTTGTCTATCTTGGGTTAAGTCGTGGAACAGATATTAATAATCTTATCCTAGCAAGACCGATCTCACCGCAGCACATTAAGTGTTGTGAAGATAGCATCAATTTCTGGTTTGAATGTAAGGAGAAGAGTGTTATATGAGTAAATTGATAATTCAAGAACACAAGTCATCAAGTTACGCACCTAGAACATATCACAACGCTTCTGTTGCAGATATAACTGTAGCAATTGCGTTGGATTTCGACACGGCAGGTGAGAAGCTTACAAAGAAAGCTGCAGGTGATAAATATATTCATTTTGATTTACGCAGCGATCCACTACCTTGTGCGAGAGTGTTGTATCAACGAATGAAGCGTGATGGTTGTAAGACAATGAATATTGTGGGTAATAGTATATACACTTGCCAGAAGTATGGTTGGATACAAGAAAAAGTGAACCTATGGTTGCTGCATTTACTATCACCGATCCATGAACATATTGGTATTGACCATTTATATTCTGGAGCTCAAACAGGTTTAGATATTGCAGCAGGTGTATGTTCGGTTATCATGGATATTCCCTGCACAATGACATTACCTAAAGGATACAAGATGCGTTTTGAAGATGGAAAAGATATTGAACAATCACAACACGATGTATATAATTATGTTATGAAAATGGTGGAGGAAATATCATGAAAATTATCAACTTTGTAAACCCGAATAATACAATGGATGGCTATAAACTTTTAGTACATTGTGTTTTCAGTGGATTTGATTATGACAATACTAAATTCTATATGAATCGTGAAGGATTTTATTTACCAGAAGATCAATTCAACGCATTCAAAAGTTGTTGTGATATTATGATGGATTTGGGTATTGGTGACAGAAAGAAAGAGGTTTCCTTAGTGCAAGGAGGTTAATCGTGGCAAACAAGAAAAGACCACGACCTTGGATACCTACACGTAAGTGGTCAATAGATTATCTAGAAAATTTATTGACATCTGGTACAGATGAGGTAAACTGGGATCGTAAAGTGTTAGACCAAATTTTATATTATCACCCGTCAGAGTATTTGAAATTTCAAACTCGATGGGAACAATCGAAACGGAGGAAATGATTATGGAAAGTTTTAATACATATGAAGAAGTAGTTGACTACTTCTTGAAAAATACACCTTGCGGAGAATACCCATATGGCAATGGCATAGGTTTGTATAGTAAGGTTGGTGACCTTGGCGGTGTAATCGAAGTACTGGATAATGGTGTGATTAGTGTTTGGAGTGGATTGGGTTTTGAAGACTATCAGTTTAAAACACGAGTAAACTCACCACAACAGGCGTATGAACTTATTAAAGTATTACTAGGTGATGTAGCGTGGGAAGTGGAGGAGGACTAACTATGTTATATGATGTTTATCGAGTTGACCGTCACCCACATGATATTGACGATGTTGTAGAAACCTGTATTGGTGTAGATTTATCTGATATGGAAGTGAAAGATTTAATCGCCACACAAAATGGTTATCTTGAGATCTTTGGTGTGGATTCGGAAGGTTTAGTTTATGATAAGGTTGGCGAGTAATGGAAAATTTCACAATTGAATTAGGTAAATACACATACGAATATAACGAAGGTGAGCAAGCGATTTTTCGTAACGGAAGTTTCTATTGCTTTCATCTTGAGGATTATATCCTTGCAATGGCAATGCGTATTAAAGCTCTGGAAGAAGAGGTTGAAAATCTTTTAGACGAAATCAATAGTTTTTGAATAAGAGGAGATAATTGGTAATGATTACAATTTATGAAAATGAAGTCGAACTTTCGTTTGACAATGGAAGCGAATCTGGGTATATTAACTTTGATGTCGCTGAAGAAGGTGTTACAACTGTGACTGTTAATCAAGGTGATTGCTTTAGTGGGCGAAATATCTTGCAAACATTCTCTGATGGAGATATGATTGATTTGCTCGAAGAAACATTAGCAATGTTACGAAATAAAGTTGCGAATAATCTCTTGACAGCAACGCAATCTACATGTTAAGATTGATTATAGATTAAAGAATTCACCTTACGACCGTTATGTTAAGGCGAAATGCAAAGTGACGACTTGCACATGACCAGAGGATGACTCGCTACCGGAATCTGGAGATGAATAGTTTGACTGCCGTGAATAGTGCGGCAACTTTTGCTACCTCGATTAGCATTTACCTGAGACGAGGGTCAGGATAAAATAATCTCACCTAGTGAGTACCCTACACATCGAGAAACTTCGGTTTTGTGTAGGCGGGATAAGCTACCTGAAGACGATATGGAATGGTAGTGTTGCTGTGACAACTTTAAACACAGATCTAGCAATCCTCTAGATTAGAACAGGCCGACGTCACCTATGGATATTACGATTACACTAACACATCCATGTTTCAGAGATGATAATGTCTTAGGGTGATTGTTACATAAAGCAATGACTGTAACCTACCTAACATATTTGGATGGCAAAAGCATTGCAGTATTGAGAGGTAATACCTCGGTTCCTAGAGTAAACTAGTTGTTAAAAATCCTTGGAACTGACCTCGTCACCAAGTAAAATGGATTAGAGGTGTTGTCACGATAAAGTTGTAGAAACTTCATCCCACAGTTCTTATCTGTGTTATAGATGTCTACACTTGCAGAGAGTAGCTACCCGATGGTAAAGCAAATAAGCAATGCACCTGAGTGACAACTATAATCAGCGTAAATCATAGCAAGTTCGGACAGCAATAGCATCCTAAGCGTAGTGTAATTACGTGAACCCTATGGAGCTGGTAGCCGCAAGGCAAGGTAAGAAACATACCGAAAGGTAAGTTAAGACTCTTCGGAGCCAGAAGTAAGACACTGTGAATATCTAGGGAGACGTCCCGAATAATATAAAACCTCGCCATTGTGCGGGGTTTTCTTTTACCTGTATAAAATCTTCTTGACATTTCAATAAAAATGATTCTCATTAATGATAAATTATGTTATAATTTCTATACACCCTTTTTCATACTTTAGAATAATTATAACAGGATTTGCGATGATTGATTTCTTGAATCACTTTGGTTCTCTGATTAGTGACCAAGCTTTAAAGTTTTACATTGCTTTTGCAGCGTTAGTTGGGTGGATTGGTAACAAAGTTCGTGTATTTTTAGCAGCAAAAAAGAAAGAGCGTGATGCAGTTCTTCTACGAATTGATGAACTAGAAGAGTCTCAACAAACTATCTTGCATAGGATGGATGCTCTTGACAAAACCATGTCAGAAGATCGTGAAGAACGGAAAGATATGCATCGTAAACTCGATTTGATTGTAGAGACAACATCAAAACTTGCAACTCAAACTGCTGTCAATGCTGCGAGATTAGAAGAACGTTCGAAGCAATAATGTAAGGTAAGTTATGATCCCATTCCTCCTACCATTAATACTTTGGCTGTATGGTGAATTCAGCAAGGATATGACAACTAGGTATATATCTCGTACAATCCTGTACGGGTATGCATTCTCTGTTATATTCCAAAGCTACGTTCCTGCAGAGTATTCATTGTATGTTGGGATGGGGATATTCTTATCGGCAATGACGTTAAGTTTACTTTATGCAACAACGAAAACTACACAGGTTTGTTTCAGTTTAGTTATAATATTAGTGTTCATAAACTTTTGGTCACTAATAACAAATGACCCGTACATCGTACAAAACTTTCCTCTATACAGTAATAACTCTAATCAAGTTATACGAGAGTTAATACTTTTCGGAGTGTTCAATTTCAGGAATGGAGATATAATAGGTGGTAATGATGAATATCTTGCCACATTATGTACGATGATGTTGGTTATGGAATACGTTTTATTATGAGGATATCATTATGGCACCATTGCTAGCAACAGCCATCCCAACCTTAATCAATCTTCTGCCCGATTTTGCTAAATGGTTTGGTGGTGATAAAGCTGAGAAGATGACAACAGAGGTACTTAATATTGCAACAAATATTACAGGCATCTCTGATAAGAACAAAGCATTAGAAGCCATTATGGCTGACCCACAAACTGCACTTGAATTCCAGAAAGCAGTCATGAACGATAAGTACAGATTAGACGAAATTTACTTACAAGATGTACGTGACGCACGTGAGATGCAGGAAAAAGCTTTAGAACAAGAAGATTTGTTTAGTAAGAGATTCTTGTACTACTTTGCAACAGGGTGGAGCGCATTTGCCGCAATCTACTTACTGTGTATTACCTTTGTAACTATACCAGCAGATAATATCTCAACAGTGCAAACTGTCACAGGTTTTATTATGGGTACTCTGATCTCGTCTATTATTCAATTCTTTTTTGGCTCTACCAAAGGTAGTAAAGATAAAGATACTATTGCACAAGAGTTGATTAAGAAGATTAACATTAAGGAGAAATAATATGCAATGTATTTGCGGACGATTTTATACACCAGCAGTATATACTGATGAAAGTTTAGATATTTGCCCAGCGTGTATCAATGCTTCAAACCCAAAAAGTTACACATCTCGTGATGATTATGTTCATGCACATATTAATGATGATAGTGGCTTGTATAGTGAAGATGAAGTTAATAGCTATTAATTATTGTTGATAATAATTCTCAACTGTGTTATAGTTATTGTATGGAGTTTACCAAGTTCCTCCTCCTCTTAGGTAGACTTCATATCCCTCACATTCCCATATAAGAATCAGAACAAGGGAACTTCGACATCACTGCCATTTGTGTACGTGTATTCCCTCCTTGTACCGTTACACTCTACCCTGCTTTCATCTGTGGAGGCAGGGTTTTCTTTTTACAACGAGATATTACATTCTAAATAAGTACAACGAATAGGTGATGAAATGATCCCAACTACAGTTATTTTTCTTTTATATTACATTTATGAAAATTATTACATGATTAAGGGGTATTGAATGGCGAATATTAAAGTTCGAGCTAAGAATAGTCAACGTAAGCGAGGACGAGGACGTCCAGCAGCAGCAGTTGTGGGTGATTTGGAATCAGTGATTGATCGCATCCAAGCAAGCAAAAACATCAGTGATGTAGAGATTGCCAACAACCTTGAACAATTCGAGAAAATCCTAATGGAAGTTGCACTAGGCAATATGAAATCTGTCAATAAAGAACAAATCCGTTTGATTGAAAGGTTTATTGATCGTGCGGAAGCACTTCTTGATGATTATTACGAAAGTGTCGTTGGTGAAGGTGCAAGTGAAGAAATTGCGAAAAAGAAAGATACTGTATCCAGTGTATCCTCTTTAATTAGCTTAGTGCCGAAAGAAGCTTGATATAAATAAAGAAGAACCCAGCCAAATGGCTGGGTTTTGTTGTTTATATCAAACGGTAATTAACACAAAGTTTCCATTTACCGGTGAAATTAATCAATTTCCAACCTTCCGATAATCCTTTGTCACTTTCGTATAAATTTTGGGCATATATAATATCTCGACCTTTATTATCTTCGTTAAACTTTTCAATTAATGAGGTACAAGTTTTTAGTGCAGATAACGTTAACTCTTCATGATTCTCAGAATAAGACTCTGTACCATAGCTTTCTAAGGCATAAGATTCAAGGTCACTAAAGTCCAAGTCAAACTCAGTACTTTTGAACTTATAAGATTTATAACCTTCTATAAAATACTCTTCACCATCAAATGGTTTAATATTAACCAAAAGTAATAAGGGTGTATAATCTGTTGTAGGGTAATACCAACGTCTTTCATGTGGTGGTTTGATACACTCACATTCGAAACCAAATATATCCATTAATGCATTCTTTAAAATCATAACAATTTCTCCTTCAACAAAATCCCACGATCTTTCGCTTTATCACGAATACCTTTGTGCTTGTTACCAAGCTGACTTATATCATTCTGCACTGTCGTGCGGTAAATTGGTACTGGCTTCTCACGAAGCAAAGTTTCCAACGCTTCTCCACGTTCAAGCAATTCCTTGTTCTTACGACGATCACCTTCGTTATTCACCATCTTATTGAATAATTTGATACGCTCACTTGCAGAAAGTTTAACCTCACCAGAATCTACACATTCTAATAGATGATAAGCGTCCCTGTGGAGTGTGTCGAAATCTTCACTCATTTTACGGATACGATTCATCACTGATGAAAATGGATCTGTGTGGTTATTCAGCTCAACCAACAACCAGTTGATGTATGTGATGCGTTCTTCATCTGTTAGTGTTGATGGTTTAATGTGTTCTAGATTCACTTATTACCCCCTTCGTTGAACATACAGCAATCATAACACGAACAAACTCTATGTCAACAATAAATTTTATCGAAAGAATTTTAAAATAGTTGTTGACGGGGATATGAATGTTGATTATAGTTCACTGAAACACTAAAGGAGATTGATTATGAAATGCGAAACAACACTAGTGATTGTACTATCACTTACAGCGATGACAACATTAGGCTTCTATGGGATTAACCTTCACCACGAAAGAGAAACCCTTATCGCACGAGAGAATCTTAAGCTAGAGGAATACCGCCTCGTGACAGAGAGGAAGCGTGTTGTGAACGAGGGTAATTACTTTCGTGCACTGGAGTTAAAGTGCACAGAGGAGTTCGTCACGAGGGATGGAGAGCATTATCGGAGACAATGGGGCTCTGGTGCGCGGAAGGGGCGGTGATGATAGGAGGAAATATGGAAAAGATAATTGCAGAATTAGAGTTTGAATCACTACGTTGGAATGATGTTGATTATTATGGCGTGGTATTTGTTCACCCAGAGGATAAGTCATCATTACTAGAGACTATCTATGGTAATTACGATTGTGCAGTAAATACACAGAAACATCTTGTACGTTTCAAGAATGGTGGACGATTGAAGGTTGCAAGTTTAGATAGAGATCACCCACATTATGATTATGCAGGTGCACAATTAACAACGGTTATCATTGATACGAATTGCTTCGGTAAGTATGAAGGTGGGGATTTTGTTAAGGTAAGTAATGTATCTTCGTCAGAGTTTATTATGTATATGATGACACGAACACGATCTAAAGCTGATGTGTACTCGCGTACGGTGATTTTGTGATGTTTTTGATATAGAAAGAGTGATACCCCGCGAATGTGGGGTATTGGTTTTTGTAGAGAATACAACAGGAATGTGTTATAATGTATATTATATTATACCAAATAATATGGAGATATGCGTGAAACATAAGAGGACAAGATACTATACACCAGAGGATGTAGAGCTTCATAATTGTGAGTTTAAAACAGACAATAAAAAATTTAAAGATTTAACTGGTCAAGTGTTCGGTCAGTTTGAAGTTCTGAAAATGAAAGAAAGGTCTGCACCACATACATGGTGGTTCTGTAAGTGCGGTTGTGGTAACATACAAGCTAAGTCTACTAATCAATTGAATAGAGGAAGTACCTCCTGTACTGAATGTTCTTTCATTAAGGCGGGTAAGGACAGAGAGAAACCTCTTGAAGATGAGATATTGATTGTTAACAGTAAGCACCCTAATCTCGAACTTATCTCGCGCACAAAAAGTAAAAAGGAACAGTGGTTGTGGTATTGCAGTGAATGTAACACACCTTATAAGCATAGACTAGACCATGTAACTTCCGATCGAAAGACTTGTCGTTGTAATCCTCACAAATTTCAACGTTGGACGAAACAACTGAGAGAGTTCCAAATAAGAGAAGCTTGTGTTGAAAGGGGTTTGAAATTTCTCGGTTGGCTTGGTGAATATGAAAATAAGAATACTACTAGGATGGTTATTAAATGTAAAAACCATAAACATTATGATGTAGCTATAAATAATTTCATGAACGGACACGGTTGCCCTCATTGTGCAGAGGAGAAGAGAGGGGATGGCCTGAGACATCATGCAAGTAGGATTGAAGTAGAGGGTAGGAAAATATTCGGAAATAAATTTGATTATTCAAAATACGATTATATATGCTCCCGAACCCCTAGCACTATCTATTGTAATGATTGTAAAGGTACTTTTGAATCTTCTTATGATAATCACATAAATAAGAGGAAAGGTTGTCCACATGAAGTAGGTAGAACCCAAAGGCAAGCTTATATCTTTGAAGTGTCCGATAATGGTATTCCTATAGCTTTAAAAGTTGGAATAGCAAATTTCTGGGATCGTAGGTTAAAAGAACAAAGTGCTGCAACAGTCTTCGATGTTCAAGTTTTAGGTGTCTGGGAGTTTGATGAGGTTTCTTACTGCAAGTCAGCAGAATCTTTTATAAAGAAGAACCTCGACAGAAAAGTATTATCTAAATCAGAATACCCCGACGGATTCGATGAAACTTTCTCACTAGCTGATTTGGATAATATATTTAAAATTATAGAAGATTTTAACGGAGTAAGGTGTAAATGAGTGACAATGTTCTACTAAGGCCTCAAGCGGGACCGCAAACAAAATTTGCCAACACGTGGGATGATATGCCCTTGTGTTTCTATGGTGGTGCTAAATAATCCAGTGGTACCACGTTAAATAACCCTGCTAATTCGAGGAAACCTAAGTTCTAATTATAGGATACGGTAACATCGAGCCGAACGATTAAATTCGTGGGTGGAGAGATCATTGCTGATGAGTGTAGGCAAGTAGGGGTTCAAGTGAACCTCCAAACGTAGGGCTGTGATAAATCACAGAAGATATGATCCGACAACACCGGAAACGGTGGAAAGAGGGAGACTTGAATAACAAGAACGCCTCTATAACTGACCATTGGCTGGCGGTGGTAAGAGCTGGGCTATACTTTTCGATGTTTTGAAGTATGTAGATTGCCCTAATTATTATGCTGTATTTTTTAGAAATACACTAAAGCAAATTGAACGTACATTGTGGCCTGAAGCTAAAGAAATGTATGACCCTTTCATCAGGTACCAATCTGGGGAAAACAAAGGGAAGTTTATAGGTAAGGCACAGATAAAAGAACAAGCTAAGGTTATTATATTCCCAAGTGGAGCTAAGGTGGAGTTTTCATTCCTTGATAACGAAGCTGAAATTAAAAAGAACTGGCAGGGCGCTCAGCTAACAGCTGCATATTTTGAAGAGTTTGGTAACCATAGTGAATTTGCATTCAACTATATCCGAACCCGTATGCGTAGTAAAAGTAAGTACCGATCATATATACGCTGCACACTTAATCCAGAACCAAATCACTTCTGTTTAAAATATCTAGCAAGATTTATCGATCAAAAGACAGGTTTTGCTATAAAAGAGTATTCAGGTCGTACTGCTTATTATGTAACAGACAAAGGAGAGACAATTACCTCTTGGTCTGAAGAAGAGTTATTAGAAAAATACCCTAATAAAAAACCTCGTAAATATACTATGATCCCAAGTAGTTTGGCAGATAACCCAGCTATGTTGGCTAACAATGAAGATTATGCTGACGATTTGATGGCTAACGACCCACAAAACGCCGCATTGTTGTTGGAAGGTAACTGGTTATGGAAACCTGCTGCTAATGGTGTGTGGGATAGGGGTACAATCAAATATGCAGATAAAGTACCTATGGGTGCGGTTTATTTAAGAGCTTATGATAAAGCCAGCAGTAAACCATCTAAAGAAGGTGGGGATTCGAAACAGCTTGATCCTGACTACACGGCATCTATCAAATTTGCAAGATGTCCTGATGGAAATATCTATGTCTTAGGCGATTATGTAGAAGATAATGATGGCAACCAGATTGCAAGGATAAGAGAAACCCCGGGTCCTAGGGATGCTCATATAGAAAGACAAGCATTTCACGATGGTATTGATTGTGTGATCATATTACCAAAAGACCCAGGTCAAAGTGGTGTGGTTGAAATGCAGGAGAGTGCTAAAAAACTAACCAAACACGGTTTTATTGTAAAACCAGACCCCTCACCACCAAATAAATCTAAACGATTAAGATTTGAACCTTTCGCATCCGCATGTTACGTTGGATACGTTTACTTTGTACGTAGTTCGTTTTCTCAAACTGTCTGGGATTATATGTTACAAGAGCTTGAGAATTTTGATGGTATGAAAAATAATGGTTATCACGATGACCTCGTCGACAGTTTTTCTAGTGCCTTCAGCGCCATACAGAAATTACGTGTCCACAAACACTTCACCCCACCCCCAATCTCAGCGCCCACAGCCCTCTCGCGCTTCAAATCTCGATAATCCCTCATCCCGTTCATACGGGACACATCACCCCTCCCCTTTCCCCTGTGACTTTACAGGGGATTCTTCTCATCTTCGAATATAAATAATCTTGTTTATCAGTTATTCAATTTCAAGTCGTGAGTGAAAATACGATTGAGTTTTATACTATATTATGTTAAGATTAGTAAGTAATAGATCTATCTTGTTATAATAGGTCTATATATTTTTCAAGGAGCTATCAACAGTATGACAAACCGTAATCGTGCTCGGAATAATCGTCAACAAAAGAAACTGTTGACGAAAGCACTTCAGAATACCACACGCGAGCAGCGAGGTAGCGGAGTACAAAAAGGTACTATTGCTATTGAAGCTATTCGCCGCATGAAGGATGCACTCCGTCCTCATGAATTATCGCAAGGTCAGCGATACCACACTTACCAAATGATGTTACTTGATGCGGCGGTATGGAGTTCTTGGGAGATACGTAAGTTTCTCATGCAAGAAGCTATCGCTAATGGTAAATTCAAATATGATAAAACAAATCCAATCTCTTCTGAAATTGCACAATACCTTGAATATTGCATTAACACAATGGAATATCAAACCTTGCGCTCTATCGCAGGGCAATCAGAAGATGGTGTGTACAACTCTTTCGCTCCATTTGAAGTTGTGACGTGGGAAGGTACTGGCGATTATGTTGGTTACCGTACACTACGTAACATGACATATATTGATCCACTTACACTAGATCGCTCACGTCCATATGAAACTGCTGATGGTGGTAATCGTATTGTTAACTGGCGTCAGAATAAATCAGCTTTTCGTGATACCACGGGGACAGGATTATCTCTACAATCAAGTGTATCTGGCATCCAAGATATTGATGCTCGTAAAGTAGCTGTTGTATGTTATGGTGGTACACCTTATTCACCAATCACATCATCTTGTTTTGATGCAGCTTATGATCCTTGGTGTGAAAAACGTCTAATCAACTCATTCTTGCTACAAGGTGTTGCGAAGGATATGGCAGGTATGCCTGTTATGGAATTACCATTATCCTTCATGGAAGCAGCTAAAGTTGTAGGTAGTGATGAATACCTTGCAATGGAACTTATGAAGCAGCAGATGACTAATCTTCATGCTGGTGATCAAGCTTATATGTTCCTACCATCAGATACGCACAGTGAAACAGGTCAAGGTGCTAAACTGTACAACCTCAGTTTCAAGGGTGTGGATGGTGGTGGTAAAAACTTCACACTTGATGAATTAATCACACAAAAGAATATGGCTATTCACAAAGCTATTGGTGCATTGAACCTCAACTCCTCTGAGCAAGGTACAGCATCGTACAATAGCTTAGAAGGTCAGACCAACCTGCAATTCCATTATGTTAAAGCAGATTGTCGTAATTTCGATGAGATGATTAACAAGCAAGTTATCCCACTTCTTCTGCGACTCAATGTTGATAAGTTTGGTGAAGTTAGTCAGAAAGATATTCCCGTGTGGAAACATGGTGAAATCGTACCACTCACATCAAAAGAATTCTTTAAAGGATTGCAGCAAGGTAAACTTTATATTCCACGCATTCCTGTTGTTGTAAATAAAGTAATGGAAATGCTTTCTATTGACCACAACTTTGAAGAAGATATGGATGTCGAGGAACTTTCTAAGCTTATGCCAGAGTTCGATTCTCGTGATCGTTCTGGTGAAAGTAATGGAAGCAGTGGTTTTGGTGACAACACCCAATTAGATAGTGGTGGTGCTGAAGCATAATAATTTAAATAAATATGTCGTTTGCATTAATAATTGTAATATTTGTTGTTGCGAACGATTATTATTTCTGTTATAATTAACACATAAGGTAAGGAATTAAATGAATGCAAACATTTACTAAGCATTTCACCATTCGTGGTAAACATGCAATTCCTTCGATACCTCTTGAGCTTCATGAGAAAGGTTGGGTTGAATCTTCTGATGAAATTATCAAATCTGCTGCAACTAAGGTGAGCGAATATCGAATATTTGCACATACTTACGATGGATTAAATTCATTATGTTTACGTTCATTTAGTTTGAACGAGCTAGAGGCAGAATTTGATGTTCAATCAAAAGAACTTCGCGCTATCACATTACGTGACACTTCTGTAAATAAGAAAATCACTTTTAATAACAAAGGTGCAATTCTTACCTATGTTCGTGGACAAGATACTGTTGGTCAATATTCTGAAACTAATAGCGTCACTACGAAAGAGCCAGTTTCTAAAATCACTATCAATGACATTGTATTCAATATTCCATTTGAAATCAATGATGTCTATGAGAAGGTTACTGGACAGAATCCCAACTTCTTAACAGAAGAAGATATTGAAGAAGAGGCTCGTATGGCAAATACATGGGTTGAGTTTCTTGAACAAATGAAACAAGCTCAGTCATAAGGAGTTATTGTGAAGAAAGAGTTTTTAGCTTTTCTAAAATGTTTTGGAAAAGTAAATGAAGATAAAGTAATCGAAGATATTCAGAAATCTGCTGATGCTGTTAAATCAGATGTAGAGATTAAGAAGAGTCATGATTATAAAAATCAAATCAGTGTTGAAATAATCGCTGAACCTTTTACACCTGATGCACACGGTATGTATTATTCAGATACAACCATTGAGAAAGGTTATCAGAGTTTTGATAAGGCATGGAAAGAAGGTCGTCTAAGTATGAACCTCTTTCACCAGATTGATGATGTAGATAAAAAATACGTCGAGCTACTGAAACACTATATTGTACCTTTTGATTGTGAAGTTAATGGTCAGAAAGTTAAAGCTGGTACATGGTGTGCTGAAGTTAAATTCCACGATTCTACTTTATGGAAGGCACGTACTACACCATTAGAGGATGGTACTACAGAGATTGCTGGATTGTCAATTCGTGGCTGGGGTGTTGTCAATGACCCAAGAGAATTAGTAAAAGCTAAAGTCACTAAAGATGATAATGGAAATCTTGTTTACCGAGGAGAGAAGTTTGTAGGTTATAACAAGCCTATGAAAGATTCTGGAGATAAGCAAGGTAAAGTTCTAGTTAAAGATGGTGATAAGATTGCTGTAGTGCGGTTTGGTGATCCAAGTATGCCAGATAATCAAAGCGAAGAAGCTAATGATAACTTCTATGCTCGATTTGGTAATCAAAAAGGTATTGACGATAAGTTCTCTCCACTTTACTGGTCTGCTCGGTGGTTATGGCCTCGGGGCGAGATGAAAGGTAAAGGCGCTAAAGAATTCTTTAAACTTAAATAGGTGCTTTAATGGATTTAGATAAATATTCCGAAGTTACCGATTTGAATTTTGATAAGCCAAATCCTCATCTGGCTATCTGCCACAAGAGTCAAGGTTATAGTGCTAACCTACGTCCAGAGGCTTTGTTATTCAAATCTGGTAATCCTGTACCGACTAAAGAAATTATTAAATCTTTGGAAGGTGTAGTGAGTGAACAAGAATTAATTAAAATGACCTACCGTAATATGAAGAGTAGTTTAGAGGAAACTCTAGAGAAATTTCTTCGTGAGAATATATCATCCAATGGTGAATATATTTGGGTAGAGGTTGTTGATTTTAATGATGACATGGTTGCTTTTCATTTCCAAGGTACTCTATGGGCAGTGAATTATACAGCAACTGAAGATGGAATTGTAACTTTAGGTGAAGATTTGCGTGAAGCTTCTCACCGTGAGTTATATGTGGATTCTGAAACCGGTGAAGAGCTAATCAAAGCTTCTTTCTGGGTGCAGGAGAAAAACCCAAAAACTGAAGAGGAGAAATCTTCTGACGATTCTGGGGAAATCGAGGGGGAAGGTCAGGAATCTGATTCTCAAGATACCCCAGTTAAACTAGAAGAAGGTAACGATATGACTGATAAAGTCGATGTACAAAATCTATCAGCCGAAGAGTTGCTTAAATCAACAGTGTTCCAAGAGTTGATGAAAGCACAACGTGAGGCTTGGGAAGCTGAAAAAGAAGCGGAGCTTCAGAAAGCAGCTCGTGATGCACAAACCACAGAACTTGTTAAGAGTTTATCATTCGTAGATGAGTCTGGTGTTGAAGAATTAGTTAAAGCTCTTATTGGTGCTGAAGATACTGTGGCTGCTGAGCTGGTCAAAGCTATGTCTGCTGCACAAGATAAGATTGAAGCTCTTGAAGCTGAAGTTGTTAAAGCTCAAGAAGAAGTAGTAAAAGTAAAAGAAGAGTTTGGTAACCCTTCAGCTATTCGTGGTGAACCGAAAGGTAAAACCTCTCCTAATCTCTCTGAACGTCAATCAGAACTGGAGAAAGCAGTAGCAGCAACCCTCGCCAAGAAACAAGCTAAATAATCGGAGAATTTGAGAATGGCTATTTCATATCGTAAAAAAGTAACCCTGCATTGTGCAGACCCTAAACTTTCAATGGAATCTGTTCTAGTGACTGTAACCGCCACTATGACTCACGGTTCTGCACTTGTTGCCGCTGGCACTGAAGCTGCTAAAGCTGATGTAGCTAACGTTGTAGGTTTCATTGATGATCAACAATTCGGTGAGTTTAAACCTGCTGTTGGTACCACTGCTCTTGTTAACGTTGTTAAACGTAACGCTATTGTAAACTCAGACGCACTGGTTTACTCAGATGACCAAGATGGTTTGTCTGCACCAGAAGTTGCTGCACTCGCGGCTGCAGTTGAAGGTAAGAACCTGCTAATTCAATCAGCAGTTACTGACTTCTCTCGTCTAGTTTAATTTAATTCCAAGGAGATAATATATTATGGCACGTATGGGTGATTTTGGTGTAGTAGACTATACCTCATTGATGGCTCTGGCACCTCGCTCGAAGAACTTTCTAGAACTTCTAGGTGTTTTCTCTGAGTCTAACACTCGCTACATCGACTCTCGTTACGCTGAATTCGAGCGTGAAGAGAAGGGTGTAACAAAAATGAATGCGATGGCTCGTGGTGGCTCTCGTAAATATATCGGTTCTGAGAAAGCTCGTAAAGAGATTATCGAAGTTCCTTTCGCACCATTAGATGGTGTTACTGTAGCCTCTGAAGTCGAAGCTTTCCGTCAATATGGTACTGAAAGTCAAACAGCTTCTATTGAAGCTCTTGTACAACGTAAGATTGAACACATTCAACGTTCACACGGTATTTACATTCGTGACTGTCAATATACAGCACTTCTAGAAGACAAAATTCTTGCAGAAGATGAAGATGGTAACGAGATCACGGCACTAGCTAAGAACTTCTCTACCCTGTGGGGTGTTTCACGTAAGACGGGTGCAATCAATACTACAACCGCAGTTAACCCGTTTAGTGTATTGGCTACTAAACGTCAAGAAATCATCGATTCGATGGGTGAGAACAATGGTTTCACTAGTATGGTTGTTCTGTGTACCACTCGTGACTTCAACGCTATCGTAGATCACCCAGATGTACGTGCTGCTTACGAAGGTCGTGATGGTGGTGCTGAGTACCTGACTCGCCGCCTTGGTGATGCAGTTGACTTCCAAGTGTTCACTCATAAAGGTGTTACTCTTGTTGAAGACACCTCTGGTAAACTTACAGATGGTTCAGCTTATATGTTCCCTCTGGGTGTACAAGATATGTTCCAAGCAGTTTATGCACCTGCAGATTCAACAGATCACGTGAACACTATCAGCCAAGGCAGCTACCTGTTCTTGAATGCTGGTGAGAATTGGCGTCGTGATGTCATTGAATCAGAAGTTTCTTATGCTTGTATGGTTACTCGCAGTGAACTTATCTGTGACTTGACCATTACTGTTGCATAATATATCTAATATATTAGAGGACTCGAAAGAGTCCTCTTTATTTATTTGCCAAACTTACTAACTAAATCAAAAGCCTCTGATAGTGCTTCGTTTTTAAAAATTTCCTTGCTGAAACTTCTCTCAGTATAAGTGTAACCCTTAATCCTTAGTATATCAAGAATTTGTTGTTCGTACCTATATACATCTCCGTGATTACCTTGGGAATAATAAATCAAATTGACATCTTTGATTGAGCTTTCACTACGAAGTTTACTAATTCTAGCTTTTATATTAAATGAACGACCTATTTTTATAAACTCACCTTGAAAATCTAAAAGGTACAAGTAGTCTTGTTCATTCTCTCTTTCTGGAAAATAACCGTTAGCCCTTCCATCTACCAAACTATCTTCTAAAGCACATTGACCACACCTAGTACCGCACTTGAAATCATTAACGGTCAATTTGTGGTAATGACCTCTATCACAAGTGAAATTGAAAAAGGAAAGTGCTTTCTTATAGTCAGTTAACCAACCTCCAAACTTCCACCCTATTTTAGACAGTTCGTGGTTTAGATATAGTTCAATCTCATCTTTCTTCCAACGATACCCTTTAGAACATCGACAAGCTTTTATACCTTTCGAAAGAGATCCTCTGTAGGATATAAATCTTCCAGTACAAACTCCTGCTTTGGTGTACATGTCTTCTGAACAAACAGGACATTTATATATGTAATAGGTACCTTTAGCGTTTGCCCACGTCTTATCCATCGATAAAGAAAATATAGTACCCTCTGGAAACAAAGGAGATACCTTATCTAAGAAGCTTTCGAAATTACACAAAGGGATCTTACCCGCCCTTTTCAAGCAACTTAACTTATAAGATAATTTTCCATTAGATAAGGATTCTATTGAAGTAAAATCTTCTACACCTTTATACTTTATCTTCCAAATTGTTCTATCTCCTTTAAATTCTCCGCTCATCCCTAAACTCTCTACACCTAGAGCTTCACAATATCTTTTGGCTAGAACTTCGTATTGCTGGACTGTAAATCTAAAAGAAGGGACACAATTACAGCAAACCCTCTTGTTGGAAATTACAGCAGTATTCCTTACAAAAGGTTGTGGGAATAACTCCCTATCTTTATTGCATATACTACATGTTAAGGCAAACATGGTTTTATCTAAAGTTTTTCCACTAACAACACCAATAACAGTCAACACACCACCTTTTGGTGTTTCCCATTGCAACCCTATCTTACTCTTCTGACCTTCGGTCAGTAACTCTTCGTTTACGAACTCCACTGTTCCTCCTTAAAACAAACTAACCAACCTCAAACTTTATCACAATAAAACCTGATGTCAACGATTTATTTGAGAAATAATCTACATTCTGTTATAATTGTCTTATACACTTAACCATCAAAGGAGAAATATATGTCATATCATTTTATTCGTGGATACCGTGAGCTGTGGAAATATCTTGCCAAGAAAACCAATGGTGGGATTGATGAATTTGGTAGCGCACAATTGGTGCGTGCATGGTTCAAAACTGCTGAAGGTGAAGTTGTTCGTTGCGGAAGTTGGCAAACCTTGTTCCAAGAAATGAACAACCGTTATGGTACAAACTTCATCCCTCACAAATGCCGTGATTCCCGCAACAATTATTTCAATATTGCATTAGATGAAGGTGACATCCCCCTAGTCGAGGATAAACCTACTGTTGAAGCAAAATCTTTAATTTCATTGTCACCAAAAGAAGATGAAGAGGTGTTGAATGCCTTACAAGAACAAGAAGAAAATCAAGCCGCCGAAGAAAAAGTAGTTGAGGTGGTAGCTGCTAAAGAGCCTGATTGGAAGTGGATTGAATCTCTTTCAAATACGAAAGAAGATAAACTAGCTCTTGACCAGTACGCTGCTGAGGAATTCGATATTCAGCTAAATAAGCGAAACACTTTAGAGAATATGATTGTTGTATTCAAAGAAGCATTAGCTGCTAAATAATACCTATGTTAAAAGCCCTCAGAATCGCTCTGAGGGCATCTTTCTATAAATCTATAATACCGTACTCTACTAAGTCTATGTGACGTGTCAGGCAGTATACAAGCACGAATTCGTATGCATTCACATAATAGTGAGTGTATAGTCGATATGTTTCAATTGCATCCATGATAATGTCATATACGTGCTTATCAACAATGGTAACTTTCATCTTATCTGATTCATTATTCTTACGCATATCAATCATCATAGGAAATCCACCATCATACTGTACAACAGCATACCTTCCCTCTTCTTGACATAATGATAATTTCTCGAAGAAATGTTCATTCCCTTCTTTTGCAAATTGTACACTTTCATCCCAAATAATTTCTCGTGTAACTTCTACAGTACGGATGGGATTTTGTCGTGCTTTGTTCAATTGCTCAATAATATCTTTGTCGATCATATTATTTCCTCTGTCATTGTGTATTGTGATTTACTGAAATTCATAATTTATCCCCCTTCTTGTTTATATGAATTAACTTTATCACACATAAATTTAACTGTCAACTACTTTTATTGCATTTCTTTGTTAATGAAAAATCTTTCTGTTTATGATATAATTACCTTATATTAACAATAGGAATATTTTATGGAAATAAGACAACGTGCTAATGGTATTCCATTGCGTCAGGGTAGTTCGGGTGGTGGGGTATCACTGTGGGTAACACCGATGGTACTGACGAAACCCTCTTATCCACAAACATAAAGAAGATACTGTTGGGAACATTACCTCTTGGTTTTCAAGCAAATCTACATCCAGATGAAGAAGGTACAATTATCATTGGAGTCCCTGCAGTATTCGAACCTAAGATAGTGTTCTCATCAACACCTACGACACAAGTTCGCGTAAGTCAAAGTGACCCTGCTGAACCAGATGCATTTAGTGATGGCGGGTGGTCTAATAGTGTGCACCCTGCTTCAGCAAATAGTATACCTTGGTTTAATTCAACGCTAGGTCGTAGATTTATGACAAACCTCCCTGTACAGTTTAGGGTTTCAGATTTGAGTACATTTAATCCAAACACTAGTGTGATATCTGTAAATTACACAATGAGTGGAAGTATGGTTTTGGTTAATTACCCTGTGGTCAGCGCTTATGAAAAAGAGTATTGTGTATTAGAGTGGGGGTACTAATAAAAGAACTATCATTCACTCTAAAAACCCAACAACATTAATAGAGAATACAGGGAGTTTTACTCTTACGTATTACCAAAGGGTGTTGTTGACGACCAACCCAACAACATATGGGTATAGATTAGCGACATTATCTAATGCACTATTCAATGGGGATGTTGATAAAAGGAAAGGTAAAGAACTCCCCATCCGAATGATCTCTTATAGTTAAGGAGACAAAAATGGCTACATTACCCACTATAGAAACCTACTTCATTGTAGATCCTCGCACCAATAAAATTGTCACCTCTACAACACTTAATGAGGTAGGTAAATGGCAATTCTTACAACTCGGTAATTACACATCCGCACAACCTCTTGTTGTCAACCAAGGTATGTCTGCTAAAATTACATTCCAACCTGTGGACATCACTTTCTCTCAATCCAATGGATTGGAAATAAATTACGATTTTGACAATCAATTATTCCGTCCGCAGACAATAGGTGACTTATTCCTAACAGAAATTCGCTTCAAAGCTAAATGCTCTGCACAGAATGGTTATGCGGATTTGCTAGTGACATCACCTTCGTTTTTATACAATCCGGTGACCGCCCAGACCTTTAATTTGACTAAAGGTGCGGGTGTCGAACAGTTCATTACTGTGAACGGAAGTATATTCGTCGGTGAGGATTTGAAAGAGAATGGGTTTGAAGTGAGTATTCGTGCAGGTGATGGAAACTTTAGCATATATGATGTGAGTTTCTTATCGTGTAGAATAGGTAGTGGTAAATAAAATAAACCCCGTAGGAGAAATCCTTTGGGGCTTTTGTTTACATACTGTTTACAACACGTTCTTTAACTTAAGGATAATAGTGCAGATAAGTTATTTTCTTTTATAAACTTATCTCTTGCCAGAGCTGCTTGCATATCACAATCAAAACTACCAACACATTTATTACCTCCCTAAACTACCACAATAGCATTCCATTTACCTTGTTTCTTGTTCCACCCAACTCCAACATACTGAGATTGTTTGTCTACGACAGTGTATGAAAAAGCTTTATCTATAAGATTTATAACCCTTTTAGGTAGTTTTATATCTGGTACGTTAGTATACTCCTTCAGTACAGGGTAGTTAAGATGTACGCAAGTGGCTTTATAAAATTCGATGCAAGGTTGTATGCACTTACTAGTTTTAAGGTTTACTTCTCGATTGTTTACAACAATTCTCGCTCTGTAATTCCCAGTCTTATCAGAGAAACTAACACCTTTATACCCACAAGCACCTATACCTTTCCTATTCCTTTGGTTTTTAACTTTTCCGGTACCATCACGTAAATTATCTGCAAGATTATTTCTAGTATCTAAATCTATGTGGTCTATCACGTCTGGCACTAAAGAAATATCGGGTATATTGTTGTAATACATAAGCTAGCTTATGTAGGAAGTACCTACCACATCCTTCGAAATTTACTATTATATACCCATCTTCTCGCATAGACCCTGCAAGGTTACCTGCATACCTACTGTTAAAAGAACTGTATTTAGAGGGGTTTTCAATTTTTAACCATCTGAATACGAAATCTTTCTCCTCTGTTAATTCTACTCTAGACTTCAAATAATCTAATGTTATCATTACAACCTCCTTTTATAAATATTCTCTGATTTGAACTACCTCTCCATTCGAGGTTAGTGTCCTTCAGTTCAAGAATAAACTTACCATCTACTAACACATCAACCACATCAAGAATTTGACTACGTGACGTATCATTTTGAACCTCTTCTAAGGTATGTCCCGTCCACAACCAAATATCCTTATCTGGTAATTCATTCTTAACACGTTTACACAGGCTCAGTACAGTGTCAAAATTCGTAATGTGTAAGGGGTGACCTCCACTTAAGCTCAGCCCTTTAATCCAAGGAGATTGCAAATCTTGGATAATATTATCCTCAAATTCTTTTGTATATAGCTTACCTGCATTAAGTTTCCAAGATTCAGGATTGTGGCAACCTTTGCACATCATCTCACAACCAGACACGAAAAGTGTGCACCGCATACCATCCCCATTAGCATCATCACCATAGATATACTGCATATAATTCATTACATACTAACCCTATCGTTAATCTCTGCCAACTTAGCATCATTGAATCTGGTATCACCGTGGATCTTCTTGTAGCTAATATAACCACAGGCTCTTGATAAAGACATAATGTTGTGACTATTACACACAGGGCAAATATCAACTTCATGTTTTGGTCTATGTCCACAATCTTCACATACTACAAGTTCAAAGTTAACACCTTCATAAAAACCCATATCCATCGCTCTCAAAACTGTAGCTTCAATTGCTTCAAGATTGGCTGGATTGTTATATCGGCAATATTGTATGTGACCACCATTACCTTTGTGGAATAACTCGTACTCCATATCTTGTTTTTCAAACGGTGTAACATCTGCAGTTACATGTAAGTGAAAACCGTTAGAAAAGTATTCTCTGTCACTCACGCCTTTTATCACACCGAAACGTTTTCTAAACTGCTGTAATTGAGTTCCACATAGTGACTCTGCAGGAACATAGTATACTGCATAAAGATAACCATCTTCAGCTTTAAAATCTTCAACCTTCTTGTTGATATAACCCATTACCTCGTTAACAAAAAGTCTATCACTTTTATGTAAAGGTAAACCTTCTTTCAATACATTCAACTCATTCAATGCTGTAACACCAAAGCTTGCAGTGAAAGATTTAACAATATCGTATCCAATATTGTCTGTTGGTTTCTTATTGCCGAGGTACAACCCTCCTTGGCAGAATGCCATTGGATTACTTGAACATTTTGTTTTTGCTAGAGTATCATAACGTTTCTTATGAAGGTTACGAATCATCTCAAGATAATAATCTAGATCTTCATAGAAATTTTTGCCGTCAGATTCTTTCCAAATCATAGGTAAATTCAAAGCAACAGCACCAATGTTTGCACGAGAGGTAAAAACACTTTCACCATTTTTTCCTTTAAAATCAGATAAATAAGCTCTACATCCCATAGGTGAGACAATCTTTCCTGATGATTTATAATACTCCGCAACCTGACCTTGTGTGTCTACAGCCAGATAGTCAGGATACAATGACTTACTGCTACACTTAATAGCCAATGAGAACAGATCTCTATAATCCTGATACTTATCATACTGTGATTTTAAAAATAGGAATACCAATTTTGGGAAAACTACTGGTTCGCCATTACCATTACCTTTCATCCGAATATTGAGTAAAGTTTCACAAAACATCTTCTGCAACTTACGATCATAAGGTTCCTCGGATAAAGCCCCAAACGAAAATGTTGTAAATGCAAAATCCCCACGGCTAGAGGGAATACTGTTCAGCTTCATCTCTAAAGATTGAATACCTTGGTTTAATTCTTGTTGTAGCTTTGTAAATACATAGTGTTCTTCATCCTTGATACCAAAAGATTTAGCTTCATCACGAAGTTTATCCACAGACTTTTTCATATACTTTATAGCAATGGTATCAATTTCTGGGACAGTAAAACCTCCAAATCCTTGAGAAGATGTAGCCAATGTAACATCACCAATAACTTGTAAGGCAGATAGGATGCTTGACGGTTCATTATATTTTAGGTTTGACATCTCAAAACCGCCATTTAGCACATTAGCCATATCAAATAGACAACAATTGATTCCATTGAAGATCAAATCTCGTTGGTCGTGCTGGTATATAAATCCAATATCTGTTGCTTCTTTTTCTTCTTTAGATAGGAAGAATTTTGTGTACAACTCTTTAGCCAAGTAACCCTTAACCAAAGAACCTTTTGTTGATACTAACGTTGATTCGAAATTGCTATTTTCTCTATCACCAGCATACAGAACATCCTTGGTTTTATTATATATTTTATCCCACAAACCTACAAAATCTTGTTTGTAATTACGGTATTGCTTATAACTATCAGCGACTTCAGGATTAATCCTAGACAAACATTTTTCTACAGTATTGTGTAATTCTTTAACTTCGATATCCCCACAGACTTCATCTAAAATCAGAAACTCTAGCTCAACTAAATCCACTTCAGAAAGGGTTATATTACATCTAGTTGCTGATTTACTTACCGCATTAAAGATTTTCTTGATGTCAAAATCTTGCTTGATACCATCTCGTTTTACTACTTTCAATTTTTCTCTCCTAATAAAATAAAAGGGTGAATATAAATTATACCACCCTAAAACAAAATCCTGTTTGACTTGTGTCAACCTAAGCCTATTCTTCTACTCCGATGATTGGTAGATAGCGTTGTGGGGTAATCTCACCATTCCAAGTTTTCTTCATGGGCAACTCTTGACGGCAGTAATATTTATAGATTAAGGCTGCACCTTTCTTAGTAAGGTAGCATGTAGGACGATCTACACCATCATGTCCTTGTACAAACTTAACACTCAAATATTTATCACGTGTATAACCAGAAGCAACCCATCCACCTTTATCTTTACGCATCCAGTTCTTTTCTTCTGATAGGAAATTCTGCACTTGATTCACATTAACACCATTCAACTCTTTACAGAACATTGGAATGGTAATACCTTTTGCATGTTGGTCTTCTAATGCGGAGATGTACTTTCCTTGACGTTCAGAATAATCTTTAACTTCCTTATTCTCGATAAGCAAAGTCTCTTTCTCTTGTACCAAACGTAAATTATTCTCATATTGTTCAGCCCAAGCACGTGCAGCTTCAGCTGGATTAGTAAAATCTGGAAGTGATAATAAACCTTTTTGCTTTTCTTCTTTCAAAGCTTTCCACTCATCTACTAAAGCTGCTGTAAACTCAGGTGACATCTGAGCAACGACAATGTAACTGTCTCGTTCGTTTACATGTAACATTGTAACTGTTTGACCTAAATGGTTAACTTCCCCCACTGGGGTAAGTTTAATAATTCCTTTAGATTCAAGACGTTCCATAGACTGTTTAACTTTGTCCTTACGTTTCCTAAGAAGATTAGCAATCTGTTCATGAGTCATTGTTAGTTCTGTATTATTATCTTGCACTGTTAAAAACATTTTATATCCTCCTTACTTCATATAATCTTTCAAATCACAATCTTCTGGGAAGTGTCGAATGCAACTTGAATCCAATTTATCGTGTGGTAATGTATATTCATCATTGAATGGTTGACCACTTTCCTTAACAATCTTATACGCTTCACTACGTGAATAATATTTACTCGCTGCACCGATGAATCCCTGCCCACGATCACCATCACTTTTATCAGGTGTTAACTCACACCCAAGGTCTTTCAGTAGTTTGATAATAGCTTGCATATTCGGCATGAAATGTCCGCTATCTGCGATAACAATGTTTACCTCTTCACCATCAGGTTTCTTCACCCAATAACGATTTGCCGCACACATGATGATTTCTTTATGCATAATTTTTCTCCTTATTTATGTTGATGCTTTAAATCATCAAGTGTTCTTACTTCCCCATAACGATCCATTAAACAACACATTTTAGTCTGTGTATTCATTAACAATTTTACATACTTAAAGGACATGTTGTTAACCCAACACCATTCGTAGTTTCGAGTCTTATACATAACTTCAAGTATATCATTGGTGTGGTAACGGAAATCTACACTACCAACGTCATTAGCATCAGTTACAAAACAGGCGATATCTCTTGTGTCAATACTGACGCTGATAATCCTATCTTCCATATTTTTAACTTGGTCTACGAAATCTTCAACCTTAACCCAACTCATAATATTTCTCCTTCTATCAACAAAAATCCCCGTCAAACATAATCGCTTGACGGGGTAAATATCTCACATGGAATTTCATATGTCAACATAAACTTAAAAATTCTTCAACTTTTATCTCTAACCCTATCGTACGTCCAGTTCGGCGCTTATTCACTAAAGAGAGTAATGCTTTTCGTGTGATACTGAGTTGATCCTCTAATACAGATTTCTCTTCGTACAATTTATCAATTTGGTCTAGCAAGTTAAAATATTCTTTCTCAAAATCTTTCATAATCAACTCCTTCTGTTATGATGATAATATTAGTCTATTTCTTGTTCAGACCTGCAGCTTTTAGTTTCTCACAAGCTTCACGATAGTTATCTTCTGCCTTACGTAGTGCTTCTGCTGCACGGATAAATTTAGGTAGTACTAATGTTTCTAATGATAAGATACATTCTTTTGTCGCTTGCTCTAATGATTTCTTTTCCATCTCTTTTCTCCTTAAGGGTTAGTAACTTTCTTGTTACGATTTAAATTTAGTCAATCAATGTTAGTTTGTCAACAACTCTTTATGTAAGTTTTTACGCTTTCGTGGTATAATTTATACATGCCGTTGACCTTTGTCAACATAAATTTTACCTGTTTTGGAGAAAATATGAATGAATAGTACAGAATGGAATGAGTGGGTACGATTCTGGTTTGCTGGGTTAACTGAATCAGATCTACCAGATGTTGTATTGGATGTGATCATCTCTATGACACTAGAGCAATTCCCTCAACCAGAATACACCCTTTGTCGCCAGAAGTATGAAGTTGTCTTAGCGGTATTACGCTATTTTATCAAGCAAGATGCTAAAGGTAGTAGCAGTAGTGTTTCTGGTGGTGCTGTGATCGAGCGTCGTGAGAAGCGTGGTAAGCACGAAATCCTTGAGAAGTATTCATCTGATAGTACCATAGGGAAACAATCCTCTTGGGAAGATTTGATGGATAAGGTTAAGGAAGATCCGACGGGAATGATTGGTTGTGTTGTGTTCCCAACAGGAACAGGAGATGCCCCTACTGGAGCTGTAGTTATCGGTGGTGGAAATGTGAATGGATACCAAGGTGCAATTGATTCTCAAAGTAGATGGGAACAAGTGAAGTACAATAATTACTTTGGTGGTGGTAATCGTCCTTGGAGACCATAGTTAAACACCCTATAAAACACGTTGTAAGCTTCATAGTGATGATTTGGTGTGCAAGGTGTAGGATGTATTAGGATAGATGTTAAAATGCCCCTAGAATCGCTCTAGGGGTTTTATTTTTGATGTTGGTTATTTAGTCATAATCGAAACCCAATTCAATAAGTTCTTCCTCAATCTGTTTAATACGACGAGAAATCCTATTGTGGATAATGGTTTCGATAAGTTTAGTGTCATCGCAAATTTCATGGTGCGTTCTCATCACCGTCTTTCCTCGCACCTTTAATTCAATATCTTTGGTACAACCCTCTACCCATTTAAGGTCACCTAATAAAGATTGGCGTGTTTCTATAAGATTAATACCACGTTCTGCTATTTTCTTGTCCATATTATTCCTCCTCTATCATTTTGTAAATAACTCGTGTAATAAACCCTGAGCAAATAAACACTACCCACACAATAAATAGTCTCGCCCCTATCTCTTGGTGCAGAAACTCTTCTGGTGCTAGAAAATACACAATAGTACCGATTACACTCGCGCCACCAGATACAATAGTGATTATAAACATTACCGCATCTACTATAAGCACCATAACAGCGGTCAACCACTCTAGATTGAAGCAACTTGTAATTTCTTGAACAGTTTCTCGTACAGCATCTTTTAGTTTCATAATTACTCCTCCTTAAACCCAACACACATAACCGTTTTATACTCTTTCCATTCACCTGTGCCAAGCCAACCGCATATTTTATCGAATAATGTAAGCTTCTTAGCAAACCCAACTTGCAAATTTACACCAGACGCTTCCCATTCTGACCAATCTGACACTTTACCCTCATACCTGTCATAGTCTCTATGCCGTGAATAATACACCAGAAAAACATTACCAATATCATCACGTTCAAGTTCTTGCTTAGAATCTAACTCTCTTGTGGTGAAGAAAGCTTTTGTGTCGAACAATACTTGTTCCATACTACTACTTCCCTTCCATATAACACTCATGAATACGCTTCTTCGCACCATTCACAACCCCATGCTTAATGATTGGCGGTAATGTAGTGCCTACAGAATTAACATGCAATGCTTGAAGTGACGCTGCTGTGAATAGGCGATTACCGTACAATGCATAACACTGTTGCGGGTTAAACACTGTCTTACCATAGAGATAGCTTGCCATATAGATTGCAACCACCACACCGATAACACCTGCAGAAATCTTCTGCCATTTCGCCAAGTTATTCCATTTTTGTTTAAGATTGTTCATAATTTTCTCCTCATAAATAGTAAACGTATGTTTTCTTACCTGCAGTTTTAACATAGTACGCTTCGCCTGTTAATAGTGCATCTTTAATTTTCTTGGAAAAAGGTTTCAACTCACCTTTGTACTTTGTACGGATAGTTTTATCATGGTAACGTTTTCCGTTATATATTATTACCCTTGCACCAGAAATATCTCCGAAATCTTTGAAATTAGATGCTTTGTAAATAGTGCCTTCATGCCCATATTCTTTATCAGCATAAGAAACAACAATACCATTCTTACACCAAAGTTTTCGTAATAGTTTAAGAGTTTTACCAATAAAGAAACTCTCAGTATTTCGTGGTGTATCATCTATACAACAAAGTCTGCGTAACTCTATAACATTTTCAGGCTTATCAGAAAACCTCTTCCATTGATTAGCCATAGCCATCTTACCGTAGAACATTGCACCTACCATCTCGTGCTGCGGGCTATATAAAGCAAAACAGTAATCTGCAATACAGCCGTTTATGTTTTGTGAGTAATGCCAAGTTTCAATAAAATCTCGAATATCTTTTCGCTCAACAAGCTTAACATAATAACCTTGTAATGCCATAACCCTCCAATAAATGAATACCCTGACAGAATAGTCTATCCGGGTGTGGTTGTCAACTAGTTTTAATCTCTAAGACCTATAATATCTACACCGTCATACAAGTTTGAGTGATTAAAGCATTGATTTTCGAAAATAATATACCCTGATTTTTTGATAAAATCCCTCATATGTTTTATGACTAGAGATTTAACTTTACCATCTAATTCAAATCTTCCTTCAGGATACTCTGATAAGAAATCAACAATGACATTACAATCTCGAATGTGTCTATTTTTAATACTGAGTGTTTCTGAGTCAATAACCCTACCCAATACACAGCTAATATAACAAGAGAGTTTTGTATTGTAAACATTTACTTCTAAGTCACCACCATCTAATACCCTCAATCTTGATAATGGCAGTATACCTTCATACCAGTCACCTCCAAGAAACCTGTCAGGATTACTTGCCACACAAGTTTCAAAAACTAATCTATACTCCATATCCTTCACTCCCTTTCAATTATACAATTCTTTTCACTACCATCACCCATTACCTTGACAAATGCTTTCGCCATAACATCCTCTACCACATTAGCATCTGACTCTTTACAGATCAAGGCATCGTGTACAGGGAAGCAAGGGATATCACTATACGTCAGTGAATCTAATGCCTCCAACATTATAGCACTATCTTTATATTGTAACTTATTACCGATACCGACACCGAAGTATTTACTAATCATGTGATTGTGTTCACACAACTTCTTAGCTATTTCATGCAAGTTAACTCTTGGCAGCCCAATATACTTCATTGTATCCTCCCTGAATGTACCTTTCTTCAAGGAATCGGCTCTCAAATCCTCGTAGCAACTACCAACTGCCTCGTTGACACTCTTTGCATTTATCATACACAACATTAATCGCTTGATAATATTTCTAACAGGGTCATATTTACTAATATTGTAATAAGATTTGAATTTGTTAATCAGCTTCACGTCAACCTTTATATCCTTAAATGTTGGGTAAGGGTCATGGTTTTTGATACTATAACCTTCCATTTCCAACAGCATACAAGGGTGTATCGATTTGAAGTCAAGAGACACTGTACTTTCACCATCTATCGTAAGATAACTGCGTACAATCTTAGTCTTACTTTGCACAGTACCGTTGTCGAAGAACCTACTATTTATCTCAACATCTACGCGCATTGTCCTCTGTAACCAATACTCGGGTAATCGGAAATCTCCAAAACTTATTTGGTGTTTATCTAGTAGGTTTTTATGTTTGGTGATTACATCTACAGACCTTTCATAAACCTCAGTGAATCCCTCTGACAAATTCTCTTTTGTGACAAGATTATCATTCTTATCTAAAATCTTGACAGGATCTTTAGGTTCTGTTGACACCGATACATTACCTTTGATTTGAAGCATTTCAAAAAGCTCTCTAGACGGTATCATCATACTCATGTTCTTAGAGCCAAACAACTTATTACCTGTGTAGTCCAGTATCAACCCATATTCATCTAACATGCCAATAAGGTTGAGGCACACTGGTATTGAGAAGTCTTTGTTGCAAACATTGTGTTCTGATTTAAAGTTACTAGTTCTGGTGTATTTTATACCAAAACACTGATTCTTAACCACTTGATTTAAGAATACTACCAACCACTTGCAAGTAGCCATATACTTCTTCTCAGATATTCTCAATGTTCCCTTATTAACCATGTACTCTCTGAACATACCGTAAAGTGTTTCTGTAGATCCCTTACAAGCCAACTCCCCTTTCTTTATCGAGTAGTCAGGTGATGCGCTTACAGACATCTTATCATAGACAGTCATTAAAACAGAACTATCACTAGACCAAAACTTAGTCTTAAAATCCTCTACACCAAACTCTTCACAGAACTTGGTATTAAGATCAACAATACCAGTATATATAGAAGAGTAAGAATTCAAATAATCATACAACAACTTATTATCAACACACACACAATCATATCCCCTGTGCGATAATTTAAGAGAGGCGAAAATTTTTAAAGATTTGAGTATAGAATCCTCTGAATCCCTTATATGACGGGACTTCTTTGATAATCTGTTAATGTTAACCTGAAACTTAAACGGTCTATCTTTACTGTTTTTTGCAGGTAAGTCTACCTTTTTCATTGCACTCATCTACTTCGCTCCTCGCGTCAATTAGTAGTGTGGGGTTTTCAATAATCATGTTTATAATGTCACTTGGGTTCTTGTCGAATTTACGGACAAGGTACATAACCACGTCCATGTTATCTTCCGACAGAACGGTTCTCAATGAAGCCATTACGATTCCTCTTTGTGATAAAAACTCAATTCAACACCGAAACCCATCTTATCCAAACCATCAAGCATTTTTTCGATTGATACCAATTTACCCTCGTGTAGTAATATGTTGGCCACTTGTGATGGTGAAAATCCAGTCAGTTTGCAAATGTCAGTGTAGGTAAAATTGTTTTCTACCATAACACTTTTATAAGCCTTGATCAGTTCACACTTTAACATTTTAGCACCTCCTAAAAATATTATAACACTTTAATATGTTGTAGTCAATACTTCACCCAACCAATACAATCTACTAAACAACACCTACATACCACTATAGGAAGCTTTAAACTGTAAGTGTATAATTTAAAAGGATTATTGGTGCTTATCACCTAAAACCCAATCAACCAAATCCACAACACCACCAATCGTCTGACATGTTGCAAATTTCTCATCCAAGATATCAATCCCGAATGCACTCTCAATATGCATCAGAAATTCTACCTTGTCAAGTGAATCCATGCACATTTCATCGAAAGATGTTTCTCGTGTGAGGAAATCTAACTTTTGCACACATCCGTATCCACCTTGCAATAACAAATTCTCCACACGAGAGTATGTATCATCTTTATTATGGGTGTTCTCCTGAGAGGAGGGTTTACGTTTGATTGTAATCTCGTATCCCAACAACTTCATACAATCTCTCCTCGCAAGTAAGCATTGCGATAATCATCGAAACCTTCCAACCAAGCGGTAGTGTTCCAATGCAAATCTTCACTAATGTGCAGGTTGAGAAGGTGGTTATCAATCTCCTTCTTGTTGCAACCTTTATCCTCTAATCGCTGACGTTCACTTTCTGCATAAAGCAAACCTTTCATCCATTCTGATTGTTTTGTTTTCATGATCATTTCTCTTTAACAATCGAGTATTGACATTCAGTTGATGTAACAACGCGACCATCATCTAACAAGATAATTGTTAATCCTTGAGTTTCATCAACCATATCATCTCTGATAATTTTACCTTTAAACATATGTTCTGGCTGTGTATCATAGTGAAAACACACTTGAACACGTTTTCCAAGATATGAACCTTGCTCTGGATAGGTATTCCAAGTCATATAATTTTTGCAACCCATTTTAATTCTCCTTTAGTTATAAAGCACTATTGCTTCGATGTATGTAATCTTATGATATAAAATTTACCCTGTCAACAAAAATTTCTCCTCTTACATAAAATACTCATTTCTGGTATAATCTATATATGCAATCTGATACAGGAGTTAGGCATGAGTAATATCGAGGAGTTTGTACAAGGACACTCCTCAAGTGTTGATGTACGAAAAGAAACCTCACATACATTATCGGGAAATCTTGGAGAAACGCAAGAAATAATTTCTAACAAAGAAGTTACAGTTTCACCAACAAGTGTTAATCTTATTAATGAGGAAGAGGTTGGAGCACACAAACGTGTGAATACTAGAATTGATTACCTCCAAACTATCTCACATGAAATGGTTACATTTAAGAAGGTATTCACAATCTTCGCCAAGAAAGTGATACGCAAATTCAGCATGAGTGCTAGACATGTTGTACGTAAAGTTACAAACAAAAGTTGGGGTGGGTGATGATCTCTGATGATGATTATATTGCTGGTGATAGTTATATTCTTGAAGTGCAAGTGTTTGAAGATGAAGCACAAACCATCCCACAAGATTTAAACACTATCATTAATGTTGTGTACGGTATATGGTACAGTAATGATTTAGTTAATCCTATTTTTGAGACAGAATTAGCTGATGGATTTATCACTATTCCAGATCGTACAAACGGGAAGATTTTGGTGGATTTGCGCAGTGACCAAGCCAATATCCGCCAAGGGCAATTATTTCAAACTGTTAAAATTGTAGATGATAGTGGTCGTATCACTACAGTGCTGAGTGAATACCTCAACATTCGTACACTACCAAAAGTAAAAGGAATCGTATAATGCTTTCTAATTTCTCCAAAAATATTATGCTCGAAGCTGCTGTTAAGAATGGTACATATGTTTATGCAGCAGCAAGTTCTTCCTCCTCTGTAGGAGATGAGCTTACCACTCCACGCCAAATCATCGTATTCGCTGCTGCAAGCTCTGGAAGCATCGTAGGTAATACATCTACACCAATTACTATTCCTGCAGGTGGTAGTGTCTCGCACATTCATTTATTCAATGCTGCAACAGGTGGCGATTGGTTAGGTACCTTTGCACTCACTGTACCAGAGATTTATGGAAGTGAGGGTAGCTTAAACGTCACAGGATTAACAATCACACTAGGATAAATCATGCACATTCTCCAATACATTCTCATCTTACTATTCACACCAATCCGTAAAGTGGTAGGGTTATTCTGGTTCTGGGTGATTGCTGGATTTCGTCACAAAGCAACCAATATTGTTTACAATTACCACCTATCCACAGGAAAGTGGCTAAAACGCTTAGAGGAGCGTCATCCCAAAAAGGTAGTTAATGGGTGGGTACTGGATGGAAAACGTGTTGGAGAAGGAGTAGTGCGGTTTAAACAGGTATCTTACCTACAATACTTATTTTGGTATTGGGTAGTGTGGATTTGGTGTGATGATGACTCGAATTATGACTCCACAGATACAACCTTTATCAAGACAATCCTTGACGGAGAGCGTAAAAGTTGGGTGATGAAATTCTTCGGTGAAAGGTTAAAATCTGAATATCAATATTTACTCTCGCGCAAATTTGGTAATCGCTTCGAGCTAGGTGATAAGCAATTAGGTAATGTTAGTTTGCGCAAGTGTTGGTTATCAACAACATTATGGCTTATGCGCAATACAGCATACAATGCGAAATACAGTATGTACGAAAGTGATAAACAACATTTCAAATTTACGGTTGGTAAATATAGATTCGGGTGGTACCCAGAAGATGTTGTCAATGGCAAGCAGAACTACACATTAAAGTTTTTCGAGTGATAAAAAGAGCCTCCCAAAATGGGAGGCTTTGTTGTTTATACTACCTTATTTTTGTCTATGCACCCAAAAACTGTCTTTTGCAGCCTCGGATGAGCACATATCTCTCAGATCCTTTACTGTAATAGGGATCCATACTTCTTTATCCACAGGAAAACCGGATAAATCTGTTAATCCTAAGTCTACATCAATTCTTCCGAAATACTCCCCTGCAATCTTGCTCATTGCAACACCTTTTCGGATATTATTAAACTCTTCTTTATATCCTAGGATTACCATCTGCAAACCATCAAGTACGAGGATTGTAAAATCCCCTCTGTCAATCTTCTGCACAACATATAATCTTTCTGCCGCAGGAAATCTTGTAAAATTTTCTCGCCAATGAGGAGTATAGATCACCTCCTCTACAGGACATTTGGCGTAAACTGAAGCACTAAGTACCAAAATAACAAGCACTATTAAATGTTTAAACATATCATCTCTCCTAATCTGGTTGATGTGTATATACTAAGGCAGGAGAGGTTTCTTGTCAATATAAATTTTAATTTTTCATAAAATAAAACCCTCTGCACCAGAAGATGAGAGGGTTGGGTGTTAGATTAAGTTATGTTCCTTAAGTTTCTTATGGATCCATACCTCACCTTTACCAGATACCAGTGTTACATTGAATTGTCTACCATATTTGGTTACAGGGTTGACTCTAAAATAACCTTGTGTGATATATTGCTGGTAAGGTAAGTTGTTATCCATGAGGATACCGATTTCACGCAAATATCTAAACAAGGTATTCCGACCCAGACCTAGTACTTTAGCTACAGAATTCATATCTTGCCATCCTACAGTTTCCGTAACATCGTTTGCGAAATCAATTTTATGTTGATTTTCTTTCCTGAATACAAGACTTGCTCGGATGATAGCCTTAATATCTTCCTTTTCATCTTTATAAAAGGTGTCAATAATCTGATCGACATCAGATACAAAACCTCCAGTTTTGCGGATGGTTGGAAGTACTTCTTCCATAACCCAATCTTGAAACTCCTCTGCTTTCGGGAGATTACTTCGCATTACCATACGATACACATCTTTTTCTGGGCAGATGATAATGCCTTGTGGATTGGTAGCCAAACTTTCCAAACCCAGCTTTCGTAAATCGGGTAAGCTAAGTTTAATCAATGACTTACAGTGAGCCCTTCCGTCTTTATGTTGCTTGTAACCAAGAATATCCGAAACTTCATTAGCAATAAAGTGAGGTTTATCTTCATAGACGACCACCTGCAACTCGCCGAAAACTTGGTGATCAAACTTGTGTGCTTCATTTTTCATACACTTCTCCTTTATTAAAATCTTATAAATGCAAGAGGACATCTCTCGCACACACCAATACTATCACAAGAGAATACACTGTCAACATAAATTTTAAATTATTTTGCAAATGGTATGTGTTGACAACGGGAGTTGTCGGAGGTATGATTCGGGATATGAAATTATTGGAGGAAACAATATGATTCAAGAAAAAGATAAGTACGTAGTAGCTTCTGTTACTATCCTCGAATCTAACCAAGCCACCAACACCTCAACTGGTGAAGTTATTCAAATCACCCCAGAAATGAAGTGTGTGTACTTCTACATGCGTGAAAAATATTGCATGAGCATCAAGTATAATAACAAATACACCGAGAGTTGGGAAAGTATTGTTGCTACTGTTGCCCCAATGTCTGGCCAGAAACTCAAGAAGTTGTCTAAGGCACTACGCGACATTGGTTTAGTCATTACATTATCTAAAAAAGATTCTTCTAAACAGGTTGTTGATGTGTGTGATGTTGAAGGTTGGGTGTTCTCAAATGATAAACAGCACAGAAAGACTGTGATTGATTATTTATATGTTATTAACTTCAAGAAAGATGGTTGTATTAAAGTAGGTCGCAGTTTCGATGTAGAGAAACGAACCAGACAATTACTTAGAGTTTCTAACCATAAACAGGATGAAATCGATATTCTAGCCGTCTACACAGGTACTCACCAAGAAGTTTATGACACGGAACAAAGGATCCATGAAGAACTCGCTAGGGGTGGGTATTACCACAATGATTCTGATTGGTCGGTGGAGACATTTGATCCTGACTGTGAAAATGTACTATTCCACCTTTTAGACAAATCAGGTTTATCTGAAGGGGCGTGGTAAGGATAAATAACCTTCCAAATGGGAGGTTTTCTTCTTTGTGTGTAACTCCTGAATATAATATGTTATAATTACTACATGAAGAAGAATGAATGTGATTATTTATGTTTGTACTAAAATTCACGGAACTAGAAAACCACATTGCTGAGCTAGAAAGGCGAATAAAAGCTTTGGAAAAAGCTGACTTATTTTACGGTTACCACCAAATGCAGCAATCCCACTACTCCGGTTTTAACTACCCCGATCTCGCCGCAATACTTTCTGCAGGTAGCTCTACAGCCAACATACCTGCCCGTCCAATTTTTGACATAATGCAACCTTTGGTTAAGGTTAATACCACTAAGTTTAAAACTGCATTACGAGGGTATTTAACCAATTTAAAAGGTAAGCCTACCAAGAGTATTGATGATATTGGTAAAGCGTTTTGGGAAGAGTTCCGACCAACTTTTAACCTTGTAATGGGGAATGAAGCTTACCTTACTGCAAACAGTGAAGGTGTAAAAAGGCAGAAGTTATTAGATGGTGCAGATCCGAACAAACCACTATATTGGACAGGCGACTTTGCTAAACACATGTCCTACTTCAAAAACAACACTTTAGTGTATAGTAACAACGGGTAAAATTTATGGCACAATGGAAATTAGTTAAAGAGAAGGTAGCATACTTAAAAGTAGAAACAAAACTACCTGCAACGTGGCACAATGGCGTACTGGTACAACCACCACCTACGATCACATATCAATCCTTTCCATGTTTGTGGGAACCATTCGATCCTGATGAAGCTGAACTATTGCCATCCGGTGTTAAAACAACCGAGGCAAAGTGGCTATTTACAGAAAAGTTATTAAAAACTTGGGACGATGCAACAACCAATAGTACAAAAGCTGACATCATTTATTTTGCAGATCCGAGTAAAGCTACAGGTAAAAAACCACAAGCGTATGAAGTTTGGCGTGCTGAAGAGTGGATAGAAAATGATGGATTTTTATTGCTGGATAACACACAGCACGATTATGTTGTAATTAAGGAAGGACGGTTAAAATAATGTGGAACATACAATCTATTCCATTCGATCCAGTGCAGCGATGTCGCACGATAGCAGAAGCTATTGGTGAAGTTGTACCAGATTTGTTAGGAAGTTTAACAGTAAGTAGTAACTCTTACAAAATTGACTTGACCGACATCACCACCCCTGCAACTTATACACTTGATACTGAAGTAATGGATTTGGATACTGGTGTAACCGCTGTAGTAAATTTAACATTTACTTCGATAGGCACAGAAACTGTAGACGAACTTTATACTGCTTTGGTGGATACCTTTTCTGCTGCTACCCCACTACTATATTTTAGTACAAACTTAGACTTTACTTTAGATGTAGGTAAATATTTTACCTTAGCAGCAAAAGAAGGTGTAGGTTTTGTGCAAGGTATAACAGTATCACCTAATATTACTATTACCGAGGAATTAGTAGCCGCACCGATTGGTAAACCTGCTGCTTATATGCAATACGGTAAGCAACCTATTTGCCAATATCCATTAATCGTAGTTACACCTATTTTACATGAAGAGCACAACTCTGTTTATGGCAAAGGTAGTATTGAGGTAGATGGTGTACAACGGCCTTACGTAGAAGCCTATATAAAGATGCGAGTAAGTGTACGTTGCGAGAGTGGCGATTATCAGCAAGTATTAACCAATGGTACTCCATCCGCAGGTTATATACTCAACCAGTTTAAACGCCGCATCCAGTACGATAACCACCGCCAGACATTTTTTGAAAAGGTAAATGCTTCCATCCAAAAAGATATAACAATTACTCCAGTACCTGTTATTGATGGATTAAACCATATGGATGCAAGTACCACTATTATTGAGTTTGATTTGATTGATAGATATATAGAGATGCAAGGTGGTGCATTGTACGCAGTAGAAGTTAAGCAGGGTAAATTCTTTATTGATAAAACACAAGTTATGGATAATAAAGAGCGTACTATTGCAAGACCGGATTATATACCATAACGTAAACATAATTGATAACAATTACTATTTCTGTTATAATTAGTTTATTAACACACATGTGTGTTAATGCTTTTACGTAAAAGAAGATATAACGTTGATGCAATGTCAACATTAATAAGAGGATAAGAAATGCCTTACAAAAATTCGGTGGAGTCGATCACAAGGCTCTCCACTGTCGCTGCTGCAGGTGCAAACCTGAACAATAGTATTTTTATTGCAGCACACAACTATTTCCGTACAGCTACTAAGCCGTACTATACGATGGAAGATGTTAATAACGACAAAGCCATCCCAACCTATAGTAACGCATATAAAGCTTTACAGCAAGCGTTTAAACAAGTAGGTGGTGCATCCCCTATTTATTTAGGTCGTATTGACACAGACAGCGTTACATTTACCCCCACTGTTCAAAATAGTAAACCATACAAAATCAAATGTAAAGTGTTTGATAAAGTTGATTTGAGCGATGTTGCATCATTTGAAATGACACATACATCTAGTGTTACTGCAACAGCAAACGAAATTGTAACAGAGTTGATTGCAAGTATCGTAGCTCCACCTGCAGAAGTTACTTTTTCATCTGTTGGTGATGTACTGAAGTTTACCCCTTCTGCTGGGCATCAAATCATCATTGAAGAAGCTACAAGCAACCTAGTACAAAGCTATGAGCACAGTGTAACAGGTGCAGAAGCTTACGCAGCAGTTGAAGATGAAGCAAACGAAGAGTTCTACTTTGTAACAAGTGAATCTCGTGATTTAACATTCGTTAAATCGCTTGCTGATGCTGTCGAAGCTACAGAGAATAGTGATTATAAGAAGCAATACCGTGTTGCATCCTCCGCACTATCTACACTAACTGTACTGACAGATCCTGTAGCAGCAGATGACCTACTTGGTAAACTTTACGAAGCTGAATATACCCGTACAATGGGTGAATGGCATGACCAAGCTGATAATATCTTCCCAGAACTGGCAGCTTGTGTGAAGGTAGGTGGATACTTTGCAGGTGCAGTTAACTGGAAGTTCTTACAGAACACAGCTCCAGCAGCACGTCATCCAGATTTAGGTCGCTTACTAAACAAAACCGAACAAGGCTACATTGCTGATCGTAATGCTAGCTGGGTTGGTAAAGAACGTCGCGTCAGTTTCATGCATGGTGGTACAAATGCGATTGGTACAAGCCATTGGTCTGATTTGGTGCAGATTAAAGACTGGGTTGATGACCAGATTGAAGTACGTGTACTCACTGCACTGTTGAATGCAAACAATGGCGGCTTACCATTAACAATGACTCGTGCCGATCTTGCAATTGTGAAAGAACGTGTTGAGAGTGTACTGATTGAGGGTGTTGAACGTAAACTATTTGCAAGTTTCGATCCTGTAAAAGTACCTGATCGCATCTCGTTCTCTGATCAAGCTGCACGTATCCTCAAAGACGTAACTTACAACGCATACTTTGCATCTAAGATCAACTTTGCAATTATCAACGGCAACCTAACTTATAAAGAGGAGTTAGCATAATATGGGGCGTACTTATAACTCCGGTTCGGTACTTAGTAACTGGAATGGTATTGACCTTGCAGAAGGTTACCAGTCTATGTCAATCGAACCAAGTGGTGATCTAAAAGCATTTAAGATGGATGCGCAAGGCAAACGTACCACTAGTATCTTAGCTGACCGTTCTGCAACATTTAGTGTAACCTACGACCAAACCGCAACCACTGTTGAGCTGTTGGATAATATCATCGCAGCAGAGCAGATTGTCAATAGTCGAGTTGCAATCCCTTACTCCGGTCAGATTATCTTCAACGACCCACTAGGTTCGACAGGTTCATTCGTAGCATTGAACGCAAGCTTACAGAGCGGTGTAGGTGAATCATGGGAGAAAGAGGTAGGTGAGCGTACATTCACTTTCCACTGTGAATTACTACTTCGTGGTGACCCAGCACTTATCATGGCAAACTTGGCAGATTACTTAATCTAATCCTGCATGGGGCTAGGGGAAACCCTAGCTCTTTTTTCATTTCAAGGAGAAAATATATGTTATCAAAACGTAGCGTAACAACAACTATCAACAATCATAAATACAAACTTCAAAAATGGAATACAAAAACTGTATTTGAAGAAGGTACCGAATTACTAAAAGTAGTGTCACCAAGCTTAACTATGTTAGCAGGTGATTTGATTGACGGTACTAAATCAGCAGATCAAGAGTTATTTGAGGATGTATTATCATCCAAAAAATATGCCCTAACCGAAGCTTTCTCTGTCCTAAATTCAACATTAACTCGTGAACATATCTCAACTTTAGTAGATAAAACTCTAAGTGGACTAAGTTATTACGATAGTGAAGAAGAAGAGTGGGTTAAGGTTGATGATTATAGTGATTTATTCGACCAAGAAGAATATGAAGCAGACTTTCTCGACGTACTATTCTGGACACTAAAGGAGAATCTGTACAGTTTTTTTATAAAGCAAGGTATGTTCAACTCAAAGATAAGGTCGTTGTCAAAACTCGTGAAGAGCTTCGTAGAGAACATGCCGAAGAGCGAGGAAAAACAAGAAGACTTGAGTTTAGAGTAATAGACTCTGCAATAGAGCAGAATCCAAACTTACTTATTTACTCTCGTGCATTTGAGTTGGTTTGTTCGGAATATTGTAAGGAAAGTATAGATACAATATTACATGAGTGGGATTATGACCAATTTTATGAATTGGAATTCTTTGTAGATTACCGTACAGACAGGGTTATCCATATAGAACGTGATCAAAGTAAACTAAACCCACAACCAAAATAACCGAAGAGGTGTAATATGGCTGAAAACTTAGTACGCTATGGTGCTGGGTTGGAATTCACAGGTATGGCAGCTATCCAGAAAATGCGGAAAGCTTTGTCAGACTTGAATAGAATCCAACAAGAATCATATCGTAGGCAAACTGCCAGTTTAAAAGCTAAAGATACTGCACTGGCGAGGATGTTACAGCAGGAACAAAAGAATTATGAAATTGTTCAAGCTGCAATAACCAAACGTCATGCGCAGGAAGAAAAAGAGCGAACACGAAGAAGTATTAGTGCTGTAAAAGATAGGCTACGTGCAGAGCAGCAAGCTAATAATATCGGGAAAGCTAGGATTAAACAAGCTGTAGGGAATATCACAGCACCTACGGGTGCTGAGAATATGCGAGCGTATTATCAAGAGTTAGAACGTAGTGAAAGAAAACGTTTAGGGCAACTTGAAAGGTACAAAACTTCTCTTAGTAAAGAATATCTTCTCAACAAAGATAACTTGAGTTTAGCAGAGCAAGCTTACAAAAATGCAATCAAACAAGCGATGATGCAAGCTAAAACTGCTGATGAATTACGTAATGCAGTTAAAGCTGAAAGGGTGCGGTTGCGTATAGCTCGTGAGAATACTCGTGAATACGAAAAGCAAAACTTTTTGATGCGAAGAATGCAACAATCCTCACAGCAAATGGCTGGTAACATGGTGAGTGCATTTGCAGCAGCAGGGTTAGTCTCTGGTATCACACGAGTAGGGCAAGAGTTTGAATCTGTATCAAATACGATGCTCTCTGTAACAAATGATGCTCAACTTGCAGGACAACATCTTGCCTTTGTTCGAGATGAAGCTATGCGGCTTGGTACTCCTTTGAAAGAGGGTAGTAAACAATTCGCAAAAATGCTTGCTTCTGCGGGTGATACAGTGGCGATTGGCACAATCCAAGAGTCCTTTAGAGGATTGTCCGAAATGTCAACAGTACTTGGTTTAAGTGCAGATGAATCTGGAAGGGCTTTTACGGCTCTCACACAAGTCTTATCAAAGAACCAAGTCATGGCTTAATTTCTTGGGTCATGTAAAATCTCTTTAATTGCTGGAACCTCATAAAGCTTCAGATAGGATACTAGACAGTGATGTACTAGCGAACCCTAAAAATTCTGAAGATATGTTGACAATCAGCAGCGAAGACTCTAATGTAGAGTAACGTCCAACGACCAGTAAGACCTGATAAAGCAGGCATACCACGTAAGCTATTGACGGTGATTTCTGAAATGAAATCTTTAGGGAAACGGGAGACACCTTCGGGTGAAGATATGGTCTATTCTTTATGGAAACATAAAGATGCACAATTGTGCTGGTGAGTTTTAGCGTAACTCATTGAATTATAAGGAAGAACTAAGTTATTGTTTTATATAAACTTTTTGGTTCGTTATGTAGAAATACATAGAAAAATAAATTGTACGAATTGCGGGGAATCAGTTCTTGACGATACTAACTATTCATGGTAACATAGAATAGGGCTGACAGTAATGTGTCAGGTAAAGTAAAAACTCGTCTAAGTTATTCTGACAATCCGCAGCTAATATTCTTAGACTCCGAAGACAGTAGGAGATAAAATGGAAAATGAAATCTTTAATTTCTATGGTGTAGAATCAAAACGTATTCCGTATTTGCCGAACTACTCCGCATCTAAGTGTGGAAGAATTTTCAGGATTGATACTGGTAAGGAGATGTCAAGATCACCTAACCGTGGTAATAGTCCTTACCTTATGTTTAGATCATGTCACGACAATAAACCACGAAACTCTTTCGTTCATGTTGCCGTAGCTTGGGCTTGGATACCAAACGATGACCCTGAAGTGAAAACACAGGTCAATCATAAAGACGGTAATAAGTTGAATAATCACGTTAACAACTTAGAACACGTAAGCCACTCCCAAAATCAAAGACACGCTATTAACACAGGTTTAAAAGGTAAAGGTGAAGACCTTTATAACGCAAGTATGTCTGAAGATATTGTTCATAAACTATGCCAAGAATTGCAAGAAGGTTTACCTACTAAATACCTTGCCGAAAAATACGGAGTAAGTAAGGATATTGTTAGGAAATTGAAAGCTGGGGATACTTATTTCCATATCAGGGTGTTATATAATATTGACCATACTTACAAATTTACCTTATCTGAAGAATCTATACGTTGGGTTTGTGAGCAGATAGTAAAAGGTTTATCTGATAGACAAATATCCAATAAAAGTTCAAATAAGAATATAACCCCTATAGAGTGTAAACGAATCCGGTATAAAATTAGATACAAATCACTAACGGATGAATATTTCTAAGAATAATGTTCAGAGACTATTCCGAAAGGAAGTAGGGCAGCAAGCAAATGGCGCTCCAAGTGTACAACACCTGACCAAGTAATGTTGAAGGTGAAGATATAGTCCGATACCCAGTGGTGACATTGGGCAGCGAAAGCGGTTGAGAGTGTTGCGACCTCAACGAACAGATGAAAAGGTCAACTGGGTTTAGGTAAACTTTGCTCAGTATAAACTTACTTAATTGCTGGAAAACCCTTATAGCCTTTTGAGCTACAACGTGAGGATGAAATAAGCCTGAGCGTGAATGCTTGAAAATCAAAAGGATTGGACAATCAGCAGCAGAATCCCGAAAAGGGAAGTGTTCAGAGATCATCGAAAGCACACATTCAAGTGGAAGCGAGTAGAGTACAGTATAAGCTATCGATACTGGAAATAGTAAGAGCCGAAAGGTTAAGATATGATCCGAACTTAACAGAGATGTTAAGCTGTCCTGTTGGACGGGGTATGTGTAGCGAACATACCTGAACAAGAAATGGAAGTAATGCCCAACGCAATGAGATTGATGGCTCTAGCTGCTAAGGATGCTGGGTTATCCACAGATGGTACCATCAAATCGTTGATGAAATTAATGGAGCAAGGCAAGGTTGCTGCTGATGTAGTTATGCCTCACTTTGCAAAACGTATGCGAGAGGCTGCGTCAGGTGGCTTGGAGAAAGCCCTTAACTCTAACCGAGTTGCAATGGGTCGCTTGATGAACACTATGCAACAAGCAGGTAATATTATATTCGAAAGCGGTTGGGGTGAAGGTTTAACAGATTTATTCAACGAACTGGCAAAATTCTTTAAAGAAAACTCCCACACATGGAAAGCTATTGGTAAAACAATAGGTGGTGTTTTCAAAGGTATTGCTTGGGTAGTGGATAATATCCTTGAACCTGCCGTAAGTGCATTAGGTAGTGTGCTGAATGGATTGACAGAATTATTTGGAAACTTCACAGCAGCAGCAGGTGTTGCATTCTCTCCTGTATTCTGGACAGCAGCTCTAGCTGTAATAAGAAAAGGTTTGATTGGTGTAGCAATAGCTATGTCACCACTCTTGCTTAAGTTTGGCTTGATTGCAACCGCAATTACTTTTGTGATTGGTTTACTTGAAGAGTTGGCAGAGTTCTTTGCACCTACAGGTAAACGTACTTTGCTGGGTAAGAATATAAATGACATTGCCAAACCAATCGAAGATTTGATGAACAAGATCAAAGAGCTATTTGATTTCTTGAAAGTACCTACTCACGACCAACCAATCCCTGCTGGTAGTGTAGAAGATGCCAGAATGCGCATGTATGGAGGTGTTAAACCAACATCATCGTTAGGTATGGGGGGTAGTGGTTATGGAGCCTCTGCAACAGTTTCAACTCCGGTAACTATCCAATTAGATAGCAAGGTGATTGCTGAGGCAGTGGTGACATCCCCTGTAGGTCAAGAAGGTGTGAAAAAGATCATCCATCAAGCAAGACCTTTCTGATATGATTAAAACTATTCCCCGCCTTGTGCGGGGTTTATTTTATAAACCTAAATCAAATTGATAAGAATTCGCATTTCTGTTATAATTACTACATGAAGAATATTTAATGGTTACAACTAGGTTGCATTATGTCATATGTATATTTTCAATCATCAGGTGGAGATTTAATCTGCCTTGATGCAACCTCTGCGGTTGAAGTAAATAAGAGTAACACTGTAGCTAGTTATAGTATGATGGATGGTAGGAATCGTTCTGATGGCTACAGTGAAGGTAATAAGATTGTCAATATCAATGGGTTAGTTACTCACACTAAAAGTGTTAGACAACAACAAACAGGTACACCAACTCCAGTACAATTCCAAAGATTGATTGAGAGTGTTGAACGAAACCACGAAAGATTTACTTTGATGGTAGATTCTGGTGTGTTTCCGTTGTTAGATAATATTAAAAACTGTGTCATATCTAGCCGAAGTGTTAAGGTTGAACAATATCTAGACACTATCGAAGTAAATATGACTATCGAAGAAGTGTTTGTAAGTAAAGCTGCAACAACGACATTCCTCGCACCACAACCATCCCCTCAAGCATCTGGTCAAATTTCAGGTGAAACCCCTGTTGGTTCAGGTGGTACATCTACTACAAAAGAAGAAGATAGACGTACTATAGCTCTTGCTATTAAAGAGGATGGACCGAAAGCTGTCAAGAACCTTTTAGGGTTTGGGGAGGAATCTGGTGGCAACTAATATTCGTGTAGATGGAGATATCTACAACCAAACACGTGATTTTACCTTTGACGGTGTGGTTTATATTTTAAACATTCGTTGGAATGATTCAGCACTTATTCGTGGAGCAAACAACTCCGGTTGGATGGTTACTTTAGCAGATAAAGATTTATATCAACAAGAAGGTTTATCTGAGAACTCTATCATACTAGCAAGTCAAAAGTTGATGCACAATCAGAACATATTTGAAAACTTCTATTATTTAAACATTCCTACAGGAGCATTAGTTGCTTTTGATACAGAAGGTAACGGTGATAAGGAAGTTACTAAATATAACTTTGGAGAAGAACGTAGGTATCAACTCAAATACTTCTCTAAGACAGAATTTGATGAATTAAATCAGGAATTATTTGGAGTAAGTTAATGGCAACTAACCTCCCTTGGGTGGAAAATTGGGAAAAGTCTTATAGACTCACAATTGGTACAAGAGAGGTGAGTAAATTAAATTTCGATGCCTCCGATTTAAATATTGTACCTGAATCAATTCGTCGCCCAATAAAAGAAAGTGATTATACAAAAGTCCCATCTAATGCAGTGGTAATGTCCAATTTAATGTCTGATGGAAATGATCGAAGAGGTTTTCATTTCTCATTAGATACTACACAACAACTAGCGCCTGATAGTGCAAGTAAAGAAGTTTCCACTTTAACTTTATATAACGTCAATGAAGAATTAGAAAAGATTTTAGACCTTGAAGGTTGTCTAGTTATTGTAGAGTTAGGGTATAGTCAGCAAGTTCTTCCTGCATATTCTGGTGTTATTGAAGATGTTGAAGTAACTGATAATGGTGCAGATAGAACATTCTCTATTCGTATGACAAGTGGTGGGGATGATTTCAAAAACACTGGTGCTACTTTGTATTATGATGAAACGGTATCGGAAGCTGATATTATAAAAGATATGGCAACTCGCTTCCCATCTACAGCACTAGGTACTTATGGGTTGGATGATCTCACAGGTAGATACAAAAGTGGAGGTAGGGGTTTTACTGGCAAGCTGGTAACTAATTTCGACAACATTATGGCTCGTAACAATCTATCTTATGTCCATATGAATGGTAAGCTTGTCATTACACCATATCGCTTGCTTGGTGCAAACTTCGATACGTTTATGAGAACAAATTATAACATACCTCTTGAGTCAATCAAAAGTATTAATATTGCGAAATCTAAAGATAGAAAACGTAGTGATCCAATAACTGAGATTGATTTATCGTGTATGTACGTTCCTGTTGAAGTAGGTCAATTTGTCACTATACCTGATTCAAAATACACAGATAAATATGTCGGTACATATCAAGTTACAGGGCGGCGTATAGTAGCAAGTAGCTTACCAAGTTCAGGTTGGGATAGTGTACTACGATGCAAGAAGGTGTGACATATGAATTTTAGTTTCTTAGATATGTCCTTAACAGAGGGTTATACCGAAGAGTATAAAAAGAGATATTTGGAGTGGAAAGATGGTATCCCAGCTAGGATCACGTCCACTCGTGATTATGAATCAGAACAGTGTGTTGCTGTAGAGTTCATGATTAAAGATATTTACACATGGAAGGGTGGTGAAGATCTTCGCGCTGTGAAGTTGAACAAGGTATTCGTTCGTTTACCAAAGTTTGGACCTTGGGTTGTAAAACTTCCCTGTAGTGTAGATGATCTGGTCATATTACATTTCTCCTCTAAAGATTTAAACCAGTTCCTTGCGGGGAATGGCGAGCAAGTCACACAGAAAGCTGCTGAGATTGGAGAGTTAGAAGATTGTTATGCAGAATTAGGTTTTGGTACGAGAAAGAGTAACAACCAACCATCATTGGAAAACTTAATTGTTACCAATGGAGCATTCACAATGACAGTGACTCCACAAGGGGATTACACTATCACCACATCTGGTACTGGAACTTATCAAGCACAAAAACATACATTCAAAAATGATGTTGAGGTTGAAGGTAACCTTACAGTGAAGCAGAATGCAACGGTAGATGGTACAATAACTTCTAAAGCTGGTATGTTCTCACCAACTTACTCTGGTTATGGTGGTGCAGGGAGTATGACTATTGGAACTATCACAGCACAAACAAGCGTTACGATTAATGGTATCGAAGTTCTTGGTCATAAACATACCAACCCTGAAGGTGGCGATGTTGGTCCGATGAAATAAGAGGGTTTTATGGCAGATATATATTTAGATCCTCTTACCGGAGATATTGATTGGGGAGAGGAAGTACGTTTCACTTCTGAGAAAGAAGAGTACGTACAAAGATTGAGATTAGCTTGGTCTTTAAACTTAGGTGAATTTTTCAGTCACTATAACTATGGGCTTCCTTGGATTAAAGATGAATCCTCAAATCAATATCAAGGTTTGAGATATATGTTAGGTGATAATACTTTCCCTAATCCAGAGAACTTCATCAAATATACGTTAGACACGTACACTGAATCACTACCTTATGTGAAGAGTGCAGACAGTAAGTTTGAATTTAATAAAAGTTCTCGTGTATTTCAGTACACAGCAACAATAGAAACAATAGCTGGAGTGGTGGTTACCTTACCAGCCTATAATGTAGATTTATAAGGATGGAAGAATGTCATATGGTGTAACCCCACAGGGTTGGTTGAGTAAACCATTCTCTGTGATAAGAGATGAACTAGTAGAAGAATTAGAGTTAGAAACTGGCAAGAAAATACCGTCAACCCCAGATAGTGTCGTTGGTCAAATACTAAATATCTTTGCTGCTGAAGTAGCAGATAACTATGATGTTGGTCAGGTACTAACAGACAATATACGCCTTAGTAAAGCTCAAGGTGTGTATTTAGATTATATTGGGGAAGGGTTTGGATTACGACGATTAAGAGCTTCTGGTAGTACTGGAGAGCTTTTATTTAAAGGTAACAACGCTTCAGTAGTTCCAATTAACTTCCCTGTAAAAGACGGTATTAATCGAAACGTACTAACTACAGAAAGTGTAACTATCACGTCAACAGCGTGTTATACAATTGATTTAAAGGTTTCTTCTGTTGTTGTAGGTGATGATTACCGTATAGAGATTGAAGGAGTTTCTTACTCTTATACAGCCACTGGTGGCGATACAAAAACCAACATCCTCGAAAACTTATCCTTGGTTATCAATGGTAAAGGTGTTACCTCTTCAGTAGCTAATGAAACGATCACTATTACTAATAATGTTAAAAATAATAATTTAACATTTAATACATCCCCTAATATTTTCACCACTTCTGTAGGTGCGTTGTGTAAAGCCGAATCTGCAACGACAGGCGCTTTATCTTTCCCAGCCGAAAGTATTGATACTTTAGTCGGTGTTGCTATCGGAGTTAATTCTGTAATTAACCCTTCAGACTTCACTTTAGGTCGCTTCCGAGAAGATGACGAAGAGTTTAGGTTACGTATTAGAACCCAGAAATCAAATACAGGTACTGCAACAAAACCTGCTATCGAAGCTAGTTTACGTAATATTGTCGGGGTGACTGCAGCTTCTATTGTGGAGAATGAAGAAGTTTTCCCTGTTAATGGAATCCCTGAAAAAGGTTTCATAGCTTATGTATCTGGTGGAGATGAGCAAAAGATTGCGGAGACAATATTCAATACAAAAGCTACTACAATAAAAACCGGAGGGGATATACTCCGTATTGTAGAGGATAGTGAAGGTAATGAAGTAGCTATTAGGTTCTCTCGTAATCCCATCAAATATGCATGGGTACGTGTAACCTACACACTGAATGATGAAGAGGTCATACCTTCTCAGGTACAAACTGCAATAAAACAATCCATTGTAAATTATGGTAGTACACGTTACAGTGGGGAAGATTTTGTAAATACTAAGCTTTATAAGGCTTTGTATACAGATGTTTCAGGGGTGTTCTTCTCTAATATCGAGATTGCAGTTACCTCAACGTCCAGTGGAACACCATCCTACACAACAGCAGTCATCCCTATCAGTGATGTAGAGAATCTTGAATTCAGTGAAGATCGTGTGGTGTTCGTATGATTAGTTTAGATAAAATCGGAAGAGGTTTAGAAAGGCTAACTTCGGATTTAGATAAGGATGGTATCAAAGCACTATTGATGGTGTTGTTGAAATCATTGTCTGAATATGAAGAAGAGTTTGTAAAACTATCTGATGTACGAAGTATAGATGGCAGCGAAGGTGTTTGGTTAGACTACTTAGGAGAGATATTTGGTGTATCTAGAGATGGTCTGATGGATATCAAGTATCGTGAAAAGATTCGCTTCACTATCTCAAAAAATACATCTAACGCAACTAGGAATACGATATTATCTCTTGTAAAAGAGTTTACAAATAGTGTTGAAGTTTATATTGCTGAAGAGGGGGTTGCTTTTGCAACCTTATATCTTGACGGTGATAAGAATATTTCAAAAGAATTATATGAGTTGGTTCAATCAATAAAAGCTTGTGGTACGAGATTCATTATTCATTCAGACATCTTCAAAAATAGTTTTAGACTGGCTTACGAAGAGACATTACCAGCTTTAGAAAGTTTAGCTGTTACTCTTGATGGTCTTACGTTTGAAAACTTATTTGTAACTCTTGATGGTGTTAATTTTGAACCACTGTTTATAAACCTTGGTACTGAGTTGACATACTACCCTAAATCTTTAGTAGAAGGTAGAAATTCTTTCTATTATGAAGAACCACCTTTCTTACAAATTACTTTAGATGGTATAAATTGGGAACCTTTATACCTAGAAACACCATTACCTGAAAAAAGGTTAAGGGTTGTAACACCTTATTTAGAAGACTATTTACCTGATAATATTTTACCACTTACATGGGAGGTTTGGAAGAACAGTAAAGATGCTCTTCCATTAGTATAACTATGGCAATACAAGATTTAAAAGAATGGTGTCAAATCCCTAAAGTAGATGATGTCACAGAAATAGAGCAGGTACGCCCTTTAGTAGATGAAGAGTTTATTAATGGTTGGCAGAGACAGCAGACTGTAAGTACTCAACAAGTTAATCAACTTTTTAAACTGCTTACAAACTATGCCCCGCCATCCCCAACATGTATCTACTACCAAGATTCTAGTATCCCAGTGAATAGTGTAAGTATTATCGCAGATGGTAGGACTTTTACACAAGAAGAAGCTCCAGAACTATTTGAAATATATGGTGGTACTATGCCAAATAAAACAGTTGGTGCACCAGCAGGTACCACCCCTATTATGAGGAAACGATAAAATGGCAAACTGGTCAAATATTACACCAGAGAATAGTAATGAAAAAGATGATGAGTTTATTATTCGTCACCAAGGTATCAACTACTTACAGAAACGAGATGTAGTTGCTGCTAGTATGAGCAATGCACGTTGGCTTGCTGAAGGTAACTATTTAGCTGGAAGTGAAGTAAAGGGTAGTGATAATATTTGGTATACTGCGGTCGTAAACACAGGTAGTGATTACGGGAACAGTACCAACCCTGTAACTAAGGTTGATGATTCGGTATGGGTACAAAAAGTATATGAAGTCACCCCCCTAAACGATGACTGGAACGGTTTCTTCACAAGAAACCACATAACTCAACTACCATCACCTGCAGGAGTACCAGCTACCAGTGGTTCTGGGGGTACTGTATATGGTGCTGATGACGAGTGGTCTATTGGAAACTTCACCACAGGTGGGGTTATTTCGCTTGATAATGATGGTCTTGTATTTTCTCAAGGAATCTACAAACTATTCACGTTCACTGTTGAGCAGTTGTCCCTTATTGATGTCACCAAAGTTCCGGTCTATATCGTTGGTCAAGATGGTTCGCGGCACTTTGTTAAACACAACGGAACGGGTGTGGTTGTCACAAAGCCAAATACCACAACTCTAAAAGTGCAGGTTAACAATGCAATTCTTGCCGAGCTTGGTATTACGAAAGTGTTTAGTTTTTTTGTGACTGCTACGGTTGGTTTCGTTCAAGAAAAAGGTGATCTTGCTCTACCGTCTTCGCTTGGATTTTTTGAGATCGAGGGTCTTCCTCAAGAAAACGGCTTTATCATCACAAATATGACTCTTGGGGGGAAGAGGGTAATCATACAAAACGTAACCTTCGGACCAATTACCAATGGGGGTAGTGCAACTGTACCATGGATTACCCCGTTCCCTAATGCGGTTTTCAACTGCGTAGCTTCACCACTAGGTCTGGGAGCAAACGCGGCCTCTTCGTCGATGGCCACAGGTAACCCTACTGTTAATGGAGTTAACGTATACAACTGGGGTACAATACAAGCTAAAGTAAGAATATTTGCGATAGGTTATTAAAATGTACAAATATAGTGAAACAACCGATTATATCTATCTAAGTGAATTAAATTATCAAAACCTACCGAGTGATCTTGTTAATATAACTAAGGAAGAGGTGGACATTTATTTAGGGAATAATATACCGAGCGGGAAGCGGCGAGTTAAAAACTCCTACCCTTTTGTGCTGGAAGACATCCCACAACCATCAGTCGAAGAAATTATTTTAGCAAAAAGTAAAGAAGAGCATGCATGGGTTACTTCCGAATTGAATAATATTCAGGTTGAACTGATGTATCATTGGACTGATGACCAACGTGCAACATCGACTCTGGATGCATGGAAGTTATACGCAAGACAGCTTCGTGATTATACTACTACAGATGAGAATGGTGTACCATCTATCTGTGGAGAGAGTCGTCCAGTAAGACCTTAATTATATGAAAATTCCCACTCTTCGGAGTGGGTTTTCTTTTATCGATACAAACAATAAACCCGCACAATGGCGGGTTAGCTATTAAAACTTCTTATAAATCAATCACTTGACTAAAAGGGAATTGAGTCATCTAAGTCGATACCCTGCTCATTATACACCGGAGCTTGTACCTCATGTTCTACAGGAGTAACACTCTCTTGAGGCGGTGGTGTATAAGCTACCTGAGAAGCTTTCTGCGGTGAGTTATTCACAACTGGTGCAGAGCTATCTCCTAGCTTTCCAAGCTTCTCTAGCTGCGATTTAAGCACACTAGATTCGAACTCTGGAGAGAGCTTCATTGTGTTGATAACTGCAGCATTAATCTTCTTCAAGGTTTCTTCATCGTTCTCAGCATCGAAACGCACGAATCCAAACAAATCTTGTGTAAGTTTAGGTTTCAATTCTGACTCGTAGAATGGTACATCACGAGGACCAAGTTTGCTTGCTAGTTTAGCATCTACAACAAGCTTACTACGCTCACCACTTCCATCCTTAGCTTGCCATTTCTGCTGCTGAACTTCAACCTCAACCATGACAGCCTTACCGATCAACTTTCCAACTTCTTGAGCATGGAAATTCTCATCAGCACCGAGAACACCAACCCAATCAGCAAGCTTATAAATCTGACTAATCTTAGCCATAGCATAGTGAGGTTTAGCACCTTCAATACCACGGTTCACATTAGTGTGTGAAAGCTTAAATGGTTTAGCAATCAGATTGTATGTGCCAGCTAATTCAACCTTACCTTTAGGGATGAAACCTTCTTTACCAAGGATGATACGGTATGGTTTAATAGAAGCTTCACCACCACTGTATACAGAGTAATCAAACATTACCTCTGGTAGGTCAATAGTCATTGCAATTTGCTTAACTGGGGGTGGTGTATATAGAAGCACATCCTGTAAGACACCTTTCACTTTACGCTTAGCAAGAGAAGCTGTTGGATCTTTCTGACCAGAGTTATCCTCTTTCATCTCAAGACGCCATTCATGCTTTGAGTAATCCTTATCAGTGACAGGCATAGTTACTTCATCCTGAGCTTGTGTACCCAAGTCATAGATATTAGTGATAACACCAATGCGAAGTTGCTTACCGACTCCGCCATGAGCTTGCAAAATTGCAGTGTTCACTTTATCGTAATCAACTGGAGGACGATTAGAACCACCACCATTACCACCAGATTGTGGGTTTTGAGGAAGGTTTACGCCACCAAAAGCATTACCATAATCAACGTTCATATATTTATTACCTCATTTCATATTTATCCCTATCGGGATTTAGTTAATATTCGAGTATGCCATATCACAACGATTATGCTGCTTACGGCTTCCTCCTTAACAGAGAGATAAACTCCCCAAATATACAACATCTCTATTGTGCAATGTGCGTGTTACAATTCAACAATTATGCACCACTTAATAAGAATATGGATTTACTACGATTGGTGAGGTTGATTGCTGAATTTAAATTATAACATGTTTTTAATCAGGTTGCTAGAGAATAACCCACTATTCTTCAGGAATATACTCCTTCTAACTCTTTAACTTCCCAAGATGTATATGCACATCCATTACGACATTTTGCACGAGGTTCCTCTCCCATTTTGTGAGTGAACTCTTCGACAAACCAGTATCGATCAAACTTATCTTTGACAATACGATATTGGTAGATATTGCTACCATCTTTACTTTTGTACATGATTATACTCCTTTTCCATATACACTTTTCTTGCCAATTTTAAGAGCATCCATCGTCTTAAAACAAACATCTTCAACGTCAGAATGTTTTGAGACATTGACCAATACACCATTAAACTCAAAATTAACTTTTGTGTCAAGCAGTTTTGCAACCTCAATAGCTTCTTTCGTCATATCATCGATAGTACCGAAGCGAAAACCTAAGCTAATATTAGACCAATTACATTTCATAATCGTCACTCCCGATAATCTATATAAACAACTTCACAATCTTTTAGGTTATATAATTTAATTTGCTCTTCCGCATAAGATTTTGAATTAAAACAGCCACCACACGTGAAACGACTTTTCCAAACGTCGCACCCGTGATTATTGCCAGTCCAGTATAGGTTAAGTGTATTTCTAATCACCCAAGTCATAGTTATTTCTCCTTAATCAAAGTAAAGTTCACGACCATCCAAGATTTGAAGTTCGTTTATATCCCAGTGGTAACGTTCGATGATAGAATAAATCATCTTTCGTGCAGTGTCAAGGTCTTTCTCATTCCATAGACGCAACATTTCTGGTGTAGAACTATCTCTCACAAAATAGTAAATAAAACATTGACCAAGACGGTAATCTGGTGCTTGCATCAATGCACGAAAATATAGTTGTTCAAATTGTGAGTATGACATTGTTTTCATGTGTTATCCTCCACAGTAATACGAATTGTGTGCATCAAATCACCGTTATCATATAAATACATGATTGTATATGATTTACTATTATTGTCAATGAAGAGTTCAAACATTTTATCTAAGGTTAAATCTGATTTCCACGACAGAGATTGGAATGTTTCAGAGATACCTGTTGTATGTACAATACTGTGTGGATTCTTATCCAAACCGTAAGTATATGTCGTGGTGAATTTCATCTTACATGCACGAGAGTGCTGATCCATGTTGTAAAGTTTAGTCATAGTTATTCTCCTATAGAGTTTCTCTTAACGATAGGGTCATCATATTATCCCTATGAGTAAGAGTCAAGTATTATTTCTCCATTTCCTTCATAATCAGAAGATTGAAATCTTCCTTGGTGAACCAACCTTTGTCGCCAGTATAACGATTCTTGCACACAAAGTAAACATTATCTTTATGATCATATACGGCGATAATATTAGCTGTCATGCATAAAGAATTGCTAATCAATGTACGGTTATTGTACGGGTAGGGCGATTCAGTTTTATATTGTGGGAAATCTTCCCCAGCATCTTCAAATGCTTGATTGATTTCTCGGTACGTAGCACCAAAAGGAATACTCTTCAAGAATGAGATATATTCCTGTTGAAAGTGTGTATACATTGGGATAGTGATAATGCGCATAATTAATTCTCCTCATCTTCCAAGATATAACCTTCTTCAAGGTTGAAAGTTCCTCTAAAACAACCACCATCAACATTGACCCACACTAGGTCATCATTATCAATGATATCTTCATCATCAAAATGATGGAAAGCATCCACAATAGTACCATTATAACCTTCAAAATCTGGATCGGTGATGACAAAAGTTTTACCAATTAAGTCGTTTAGTTTGCACATAAAATTAATCCTCCATCAAACAATTTCATCTGTCTGAGGAGGATTATGGATTATACTACACGTAGTGTCAAGGAGAAATTTATCGACACACGAGATTTATTTTTTGTTACGACAGTAACAGGAGGTGTGTCGGGGTGGGTTATTCTACTACCAACCAACGATCATCAAACAGGTGATAAGGTCGGCAATAGGATTTGCCAGAAGATTCATCTTGGTAGAGGCAACCATCAACCCATCCGCATTCACTTTTGATGGAGATATTATGTTGCAACACACGATATGTTGTGTTGCGAGGGATGTAATGGATGCGGTTAGCATCAGGGGTGTTGGTCATTTGATTGCTCCTGTATCTTGTAACACCTGTTTAGGAAGTCATATTCTGGATACTTAAAATTTCTCAGTATGTTAATAATATCAGGACAAACAAGACCGTCATACCTCTCAGCTAATACTCTAGCTATCCGGTTTTTCTCTTCTCTGTATAACCTATCACCGTATACTATATCGTTAGTGATCCCTAGATACTTTCTTTTAGAGTTTTCATCTTTTATGCTAACTTGGTACTTCTTATTAGCTTCCTTCCAATTCACCCCGTTTGGAAGACCTGTGTTACGAGAGTCAGTGAAATTGTTTAAAAACGAATTGATCTTCTCGGGAACTAAACGGCAATATTCTGGACAATACACTTTATTACCTGACAATATAATGTCCTTATCCAACTGATAACCTTCCTGATAGTAACTGGAAGACATCTGGTGTTTGTACCAAAAATAGAAATTTTTGTAACAGTGCCACTCTTCACATACAGTGCAGTCCAAGTAAGCTTTTTTATCTTTCTGACTAGGTTTGTAACACCTCTGAAGCATCTTACTCCATACATCCTTTATATGCTTATCTTTGGGGATTTGACCTTTTTCATAACCAGCGTAACCGACCCCCGCTGAAGACCTCTCAAACGGGTAATCTATAGTGCCCGTTTTTATGGAATGATTTGTAGTTCTTTTTACATAACCATCTTCACAAAGTCCATCAGGATCGAAACGAATAATCACGTTTGTAGCGTTGTAATATTTAATTATCTTAAAACTAAAACCCCTCCTTGTTGTGAACCGATCTCCTACTCTAAACTTTATCATATATAAATATCCTTAATTGTTAAAGCCCTCTTCTGAGGGCATCCTATATCAGTGACTTCCACCCCACCCTTCTTCTGGTGTTGCCATAAGATATTCACCAGTAATGGGTACGTTGAATTCAAGAATCTTATAAGCATCCTCGATACACTTAACCATCAACTCTCCTGCTCGGCAATATGCTCTGGCAATATTCCCATTATCAAGGATTTTAATATTTCCTGACAATACGAACTTACCACCCTCTAAGGATTTGGCAGCAGATCTTGCCTGTACTACATTCTCAACTTGAGTTTCTGATAGTCCAAACTTAGAACCAATCACTTGATAACTGTCAAAATCCTCCCCCTTATCTTTAAGCTTGGCAGCCTTATCTATCAGTTTGAGAATAGATTCAACTGTGGTTTTTTCGTTGATTCCAGTATCAAACTCTTTTAGTCTAACTAGGTTATTTGGCACCTGTAGCTGGTACTCATCATGGTAGTAAATAATACGAGCTACACCTTTCTCCAACAAACCTTCTTCCAATGCACGTTCGTGCCAAAGGATTCCTGCCAAATCCATACCTATGGCACCCATAGATTGGAGGTAGGCATTTAGGAGAGAATGTTTTGATCTTGTCCAAATCTTACGTTTATCGATGCCTAAGATATATTTCTTGCCTGTTGATTCCCAGTATTTTTCCAGCCATTCCTTACATCCCTTCAAGCCGTAGTTGGTATCCCAAAAGGCATTGATTACATTCTGAGCCTGATCCTTAGAAATACCCAGCATTGAGGACACTTTAGCAGCTTGTGCACCATATAGTACACCGTACGTAATGCCTTTTCCCTCTGAGCGACTAACTGTCCTACCTGCTGCCTTTGAGTAAGCTTTGGCGTTCTCAGTGTGTGGATCCCCACTCAACCCACGATAATAGGCTCCATTGTCAAAAGGAAAAGCAGCGTTAGCAGCACAAAATCCCTCTAAGTTGCTACCATCAATACCCACCTGCCAAAAGCCTTCAGGGACAGTGAATAATGACCTCATTTCATGACCAAGTAGTGCATCAGATCCCGGAATGTTGGCGATCACGGAGTGTTTTCTTCTGTTAGTATTGGTAAGACCAGAATATCGTGCTGGTAATTTACCATCTTTCTTCAATCTTGGGTGATTTAACCAGCCTGTCTCTTTAGTCTCATCTATGGCTTTGATAACTGATCTTCGGTTTCGGAGAGATAGCCATTTAACAATCTTACTCGCCATCTCTCCATCAATTTTCTCCAGATTAGGACAAAGCTCCCCTCTCTCATCTTTAAGTTTCGGACTTGTCACCAAGAATCTAGCCTTCTTCACTACCTTTTTAAAGTCTGGATGGTTTCTACTTGTAATCTTGTGGATTTCTACACCCATTTCTTGATTGATCCAAGGAAGATAGACTGAATCCTTTTTCTCTAAGATATACTCCCAGCAAGACTCCTCTACCTCAAACTCAGGCAAGTTTTGCTTATTCTCCCCTCTAGAGACATCCTTGGTTCTGAATAAGGTGGGGTTCCATTTGCCATCTGTAACCAACCATTCCTTGATGTCGTCCTGATTTGATAGCCTCATTGGTTCAAAAAGAAATTTCTCTGGTATATGTCTCTCGGCCAGCAAAACTCTTGCTTTTTCCTCGTCTTCTGGGGATAACACAGAGATTGTCTCCGCTTTGAGTTTTTGTTCCCGAATGAAATCAGCCATTAGATTTTCATCCTCAATACCCATACTAACACAGTATCTCTTTCCAGCTACAGATACCTCCCCTGTAGCTTTGAAAGCCGTCTTTGGTGGAGGTGTGAACTTCTGAGCCTCTCTATCTACGAAAATATCATAATACTTTTCGATAAAATTTAGACCGTGGTGGGAGATTTTACCACTCTTGTCAAAAGGGTTTGCTGGGAAACTAGGTTCTTTTGATTTAGGAACTCGTTTTGGTGGTAGTTTAGGTTCAACCTCCTCCTCAATCTCCTTCATCATCTGGTCAATCTTGTCTACCAGTTCAAGAGCTTTGTCTTCTCTGAAAACAACACCCTGCTCCTCTTGTACCTGCATTAGGTGGTCAGCCAGTAGGTTGTGCTTAAGTGCCATTTTCCAATCAACACCCTTGTCCTTACCGTCCTGCATCTCCTTGATTAAAGCATTCCACTGAAGTTCGTTTATGATGACGTCTTCCCATACGCGATCCACGTATTTCCAAAGAGGTAGTCCTTTCCAATCCTCAATAGCTACCTTCTTATTCGCCACCTTAACTCCCCATGCCTCCAATGAGTGGGGACCTATACTCTTAGCTTTCCCACCCTGTGGGTTTTTAACCTTAGCAGGACAGCCCCTCGGCAGTGGCCGATCAGGGTATAATCCACGAGACATACTTAATGTGTCAAAAACCCTAATCTCCTTACCATTTATTTTTTCAACTGGAATCTTCTCATATTTGGTACCTAGGATATGACTAAAGGCCAACATATCGAAACCTTCCAAGTTTTGGCAAGCAATGGCTGTAGGATAGGTAACCACCCAATCATTAAACTCAGAAAAATCCATAATCTTCAGGTTAACACCCTTAGACTCTGCAAATTTCTTAGCTTCTTGGAAATCTGGGTGATTAAAGTCCAAAAATAAATTCCAATTATCCTTGCCATATTCCTTGAATAAGAGTGTGTGGAATTTAGTGATGTGATCCTCATCAGGGATGGACTTCCCACAAAGTCCATCACCTTCACTGTCGAAAATATACAAACCTTTCATTAAATATAAACTCCTCTAAAATGGTTCATCTCCATCCTGATCTACGAAACTGTTGAAGTCAAGAGGGATGTTAATTTCCTCTGTTTCTTCTTGTACAGGGACTGGCATAGTATCCTTCACAACTGACGGCAGTGGTTCATACTTATGCTCAGAGAAGCAATGAACAATTTCCCCATTGGATGTATAGCAGTTACCATCAATCTGCCAATCGGATGCATCGATAAAGGTTCCATCTTCCTTCATCCAGAGGGTGTCTGCAATGCCCAGTCTCTTACCCCTGCGGTTCTTCAAACTGACTAGGCGAACTCTCCCACGACTACGATTAGGAAGCTCCTCTGGTTCTACACTCATTACCACCCAAGATAACTGTTCAAGACTTGCGGAGCCGCGCAAATCCTCCTTGCGGACAGGGAAGAAGAATGGAAGTTGTTCTCCTGTTTGCTTGTCTTTTGGTGGTTCAAAAGTTTTACGTTTGATATGGGCAATAGCGAAAATATAAACATTGTAGTTTTTACAGAAAGCAGCAAGTTCCGTCATTACAATGTCCAACTCTTTACGCTCATCACCTGTACGCAAACCAGAAATCAACATACTAATGTGATCCAACACTATCCAACGACAACCATACATAAATACCATCTGCTTTAGTTTGGATATCAACTGATCAACAGGCATCGAACCGAAATGGTCAAGAATTTTAACCTTGTCCTCATCTGCCCACTTATTGTGAATCTCAAGATGCTGTTCTTCTGTCAAATATTTCTCTGGCTCACCACAAAATTCCTTGGGGTCAATACCTAGGTCTAGAGCATAGTGTGAGTTTAAAGACTCTTCTTCATCCTCTTCCAAACGGATGATACCTAGCCGTTCATTTTCCACATAACCATCAAGTCGGGCTAATCCAGCTAAGTCCCTAGTGACTGTATCATCATAACGACCCTTTGACAATCCATATCGCAAGTAATCGACAATATCATGCTCTACCATCCGACTTATTGTGGACTTACCTGCACCGCTTGGTGCACATAACACATGTAGCTCCCCTGTCAGGGGGTTTATATGCATAGCATCCAGTTTTGGAAAATACTTGAGTGGGATACCATCCTTCTTACGTTTGCGTAATTGTTGGATTGTTATGTCACCAACATTTAAGATTTTCTCTGCCACATATTTATTATCACAATAGAGTGTTAGTTCAGCAAGTAATTTTCCCTCCCCTGCCTTAACAAAATCCCTTGCATCCTTATAACCATCAGGGTCATTGCTTGGATGGGGATACTTCATACGGTAGATGTTGTCAGTAAGTAGGTAACTAGCTATCGCATTTGTTGCTTCTTCTCCACGCGCAGAGTTATTGGAATATTTAATCCTTTCCTCCTCTGTTAAGTGGTCATTATCCAGTGCCAGAACATACTTGGAGTAGCTTTTAACAAACTTCTCATTATGAGCTACAGTTTCAGCAGCATTTGGTGCACCCACATTCAATCCAACGAAAGGAAGAGTGATTATCTGACCAGATATGTCCCCTGTAGAGATTTTGATTCTGGAGGATTCAATAGCTGCAAGGTATCCACGTAAACTCTTAGCCTTTTCATCAGAACGATTTCCCAATTCATGAACTTGAGAACGTAGATTATCTAGGGCAGCTTGCCACGCACAATAGGTATCCTCTTCTGCCTCCAACTGGACAAGCGTCTTACGGTTTGTTCCTTGGGAGGTTTGATATTGTCCAAACATCATATTCTTGGTCTTAACAGTCCCAATCGTGGTGAAGTGGAATCGATCCTCTTTATCAAGGGTCCAGTCCCGACGCTTAAATCCTGTAATCTCCCCACTTTGATTGTAGGAAGGAAAATGAGTAGCTACAATAGTTGTGCCATCTTCTTGACTATACTCTTGTCGGATTTGAAAGTATTCTGCTGCCTCTTGAGTTAGTTGTCGGTCTGGGTTACCCTTTATCGGGAACGCAAGAATATCCTTAACACTGAGGTTCCTAACAGCCTTGCCAGAAGAATAATAGTCATTATAGCTCTTTACTTCTTTTTTATAGAACACCTTTCTCATACTCCTCTTTACTCTTGGCAGAAGCTTCACAAGCTAACCGATCTGCCAATTCATTGAAATACACACCACTGTGAGCTGCAACCTTGACCCAAGTTACATGATGCTTTTGGGTGGTTTTATACAGATCAATAATCAGCTCCTTGTTCTTGACCTCACCTTTGTTTTGCGTAAATTTTCTCATACTCCTCCTTCCCTTTTGTCGCAGCTTCATATGCAAGTCTATCAACCTTTTCGTTTAAGTCAATACCAGAATGAGCTTTTACCTTAATAAATTTCACATTATGTTGTTGGCATAGGTCATAAAGCCTTACGATAAGTTCTTTATTTTTAACAATAGACCCCCCTGCAGTTTTCCAACCATTCCTCTTCCATTTAGGTATCCAATCTGTAACACATTGTAAACTGTATTTTGAATCAGTGAATATAGTCACATCACAGCGCCTCTTAAGAGACTCAAGACCTAAAATCATAGCATAGATCTCGGACATGTTATTAGTGTAATCTGGTAAAGTTTCAGATAGGTGTTTAATTGTACCTTTGTATTGTAAAATTACACCGCTCCCGCCAAACCACTTACCATCATATTTAATAGAGCTTCCATCAGTCCAAATTTCCACCATAGTCACCTCCTTGATTGTTTTATTATAAAATGTTATAATAGAGTATACTATACAACAATAAGGAAATCAAGATGAACCTTAAAGATTATACAGACCCTAATGATATTGCTAAAGCTATACGTTTTGGATTATTCACTTACCAATCTGTTTTGAACCACGCACAGAGGTTGAAACTAGTTGGTGATCCTAAATATACCATCTACTCTGAGGGATGTAAAGTATATACAGTAAATAAGAAACAAGCTATCGCAAATTTCTTAAGGGGGTGGTCAAATGAAGGGGGAGTATAAAGTGGGATGGAAGAGGTTAACATCTTGCGGTGCTACATTGGAGATTGTTAGGGAAAATGAAGATAATCTGTTTATAGTTTGCTCAAGGTGCCACAGTGATTTTGAATTATTTCCATACCCAATAGTAAAACCAAAAACACATATTAGAAAGTTGAAATCAAAGGACCCGTGTGGTTGTGTTAGAAGTTATGCTTGGTCAGAGGCTCAGAGAGTAATTCAGATCCAAAGAGTTTGTAAAAACCTTGGTTACATATTTCATGGTTTTGTGGGTAAATTTTCAGGCAATAAGACATACCTAGATTTAGAGAACCCTGAAACTGGTAACAGGTGGGGTTCTTGCAACATAGCTAATTTCCTTAATAATGGAAGAGGGGATCCTATTATAGGGCGTCAAATAACAACAAAAGCTAGGGCTATTAGTATAGAAGACAGGTTACAGCATGTAGAGGAGATACTAAAAGAGGAAGGCATACCACAAGAAATAACGATAAACACCATAAGTAAGAGAGGGAGGAGCTACACATCTTTTGATTGGGTTTGTGCACGAGGGCATAAGAGAGTAAGTACCTTTAATAATTTCATAAATCACAACCAGAGATGTGGAGACTGCCACCATATAGATAACAACTTTTCTGGGTTTGTTGGTGGTGTATACACGGGTAGATTAGATGATAATGATTTTATCTATATCCTTGGACTTGAAAACAATGAAGAGTCTTTTATAAAAATAGGTAGATCCTTTAATGTAGATAGAAGATTGATAGACATAAAAACTTCAGCTAAGAGTTATAAGGTTTCCTTACTTTATTTAGAAAAGGGTAATCACAGTGAGATTGTTGAAAGAGAGTCTTATCTTCTGAACAAAACAAAACACCTACACCACATGCCTACAAATAAGTTTGATGGCTGGTCAGAGTGTAGGGTTAACGTTCTCTTAGAGGAGATTGTCACAGGATAGTAAATATCCTGTGCCCACTCCGAGTGGTGTACTTACCTCTTTAACATAGTCGCCATAGATTAGAACTGTACCAGCACCACAATAATACTGATTTTTGGGAGCCTTTATTGCACTCCCATCACACCAAATTTGAACTTCTTTAATGTTACACCCCCTACATCACCACAATATCTCGATCACACATTTGCACATCCCATCGATAAATCTTATCATCTTCTGCACCAGCATTAATAGTTTGGATATACACAAACTTCTCATCGAAATTAATCACTTGGTACTTCGTACCGCAAACTTCAATCTCTCGAACTTGTCCAATCTCTAATGGTTTATTGCTCATTATACACACCTTCCTCTACTAATCCCCAATCATCTTCGCAAGTTTGACTTTGTTTAGTTTACTCATACAAATCCCCTGTTCCTCACGGAACCACTCTTCCCCTATGATGGATAAATGCCCATAATCCTCCCTCATAGTTTGTGTATCCTTGTGCATCTCCCACTCCTGAATGATCTCTTCATTCGTAATACCATGCATATATACAGGTTCACCTGTGGATAAATCATACACCTTCACATCAAGAATGTCCACTCCACCATAATAATCATCTCTGCTTTCCATGGAACGAAATGGTGGTGTGTCGAACAATTCTACTTCTACTGTGTAACCTTTATCACTTACAAATTCAAATACTTGCATAAATTATTATTCTCCAAAACTTGCTGCTAATGTATCAATCACTTCCTCTGCTCGCTCTAAAGCAGCATCGATTACAAACTCTTCGATTGTCTTACCGACAATGCTTGCTGCAATCATTAGTGTATCATAATCTTCTTTTGTGAGATTGTCTAGTTTAATTGTAACTTTCTTGCTCATAGAATTTTCTCCATAACATCACGTGTTTCTTTTTGCATTTCTAACTTTTCTTGGATACGTAAACTTAGTCGATACAAATCCACTTTCTGTTTATCTATAAATCCAGATAGTTTGTGAATATAAGGCATGTAAGTTAAGTCCTCTATAACCTCATGTAAAGTACCAGATTTATAAGCTGTACGAGACGTAGTTGAGCCTTTAACCACATCATCAGGTTTATTACTTAATGTGTAACTATATTTTGATGTTAAAGTTAAGGATTCAAATTCGTCTTCGGGATCTAACATATATAAGATTGCTTCTGCTCTACTTTCGAAATAATCCTTTTCATTACCCTCGATCACATAAGACTTATCGGTACCTTCTACCACCCCATGCACGTGATCTACACCATCTACATGACGTTTTACTTGTGAGATAATATCTTCGATATCACCCTTATCACAAGAAATTACGACCTTGCAATCATTATCTGACGATAGTTGATAGATACTTAGTTTATTGTTGTATGAGATGTTCTCCATGCCATACTTGTTTAGTTCATGTTTAATCGCCGGTTTCTTGCTCATAATTATTTCTCCTCTTCTTGATTATCAAACACACCTAATGGTGAAATATAACTGATAATACCTAACTCCTCTCGTACCTCACTCTCTGGCACGAAGTTGTACACCTTCTCAGCATAATCCCATTCTCCAACAGCAATCGCAATCGTGTCAAGGTTAAATTCATTCGTTGATGATTGATTACTAATATGATGTGGTGATGTTGTCATTGGAATCCATGTAAGGTTTTCATAACGATTGTTATCACCTTTGATTTCGTGGTCAATACCTAAAACTGTATTTACACCTTCCAACACTTGTTTAGGTGTTCCGCATTTACATTTATCGAAGTTTGGGCATTTCTCTTTCTTGCACATGTTTATTCTCCTCCATTATTAATAAACTCACGACGACGTTCTTCACCTTCGCAGAATAATTGCATCTGCTTTGCAACATCATCCACACTATACAGCTTTTTACTTCGTACTACAAGAGTTTGATCATCTTGCTTGAAACGATACCACTCTGTTAATGGAGATTCTGTATCCAACTGTAGGATAATTGCCCCATCTGTTGTTACTATAGCAGCGATTGTTTCCTTGTGCAAGAGGTGATTGTAATCTTCTAAGCAAATTACAAATTCTTGCAATAGTTCAGCTCGCTTTACACGTGTTGTTGTACCACACATATTATTCTTCTCCTTCTTTATACTGTTATTCTTATCGAGGAAAGCTGCTTTATGAAGCAAACCTCCTCATGTAAGGTAAATCTACCAAGCTGGTGTACCATTGTCAATATGGATGTTTGAAATTTTTCAATTTTGAAATCGGAAGAAAAATTAATTTTATAAATTTGTGGTTTTCTTGTTGACATGGGTATCTGCGGTGTTATGATTACCACATCGAAACCAAATGAGGATTACAAAATGATTAAAGGTTACTATGTAGATTTAGAAGGTGCTGTTGTTACAGTGGTTGAGAACGATGCTAAGCTCTACAACTCTTGGGGTGAAGTACTTCTCGAACAGAAAGAGACTTACACTAGCGTCCTGACAGGTGGTTGGGAAGAAGGTGAAGGTTTCAGAGTTGATCAAGAGTACGTCTTGTGGACGAGCTTGAAAGAATTAGCTAAAATTATTGAAGGTCGAGGAGGGTGAATATGTGGATTAAGATTAGTAGTGAAGAGTATTACTACATTTATGAGGGTATTCGTTTGAATCCCAGCCTAAAATGTATCAATGTCGGTGATTATCCAGATTTGTTTGAAGTAGAGTTTCATCTTAATGACAAACCTATTTTATCCAAAGCGGAACAAGATAATTATGATGAAAGCGATTACTACTTACCGACAATCACTTATTATAAATGGGAAGAATAAGGAAAGTGAATATAAAACCGATGGACACACTTAGCATCTCACACCGCACATCATGGTTGGCTCTTAACATGATTAAGAGAGTATTGTCCGGTGAGATAGATGACAACCCGGAGTTGATGCTTTCTCTCATAGAAGACTTGCATCGGCTTGAAAAAGCGTATAAACTTGTAGATGATAGGATTAATCGAGGAGAAATCTAAATGAAACAAGGTGTTTACATCAACATTAACGGAAGCTATGAAAGGGTGGATAGTTTCCGCCATTCAACTGAACGAGTGTTTACCAAAGCTCACGACAAGATTGCACCAGAGGGTCGAATCTTTGTAGTAAAATGTAAAGATTGTGGTGGTTCTACATTCGAAGATGATGGGCGTTTTATTAACGAATTCTCTTGCAGTTGTTGTGTGGAGAGTTATACAGAAGTATTTTTCTATAAAGATTAAGGAGAGATTTAATGACAGATGAAAAGTTGGTAAAACTTTTGAAGAGTGCTTTAGAGGATAGTAAATGTAAGAAAGAAGTTTGGCGAAAGATGAATGGTTTTGATATCCTAGCTGGTTACAAAACTGTTGTGGATGGTGATAAACTCGCATCTAAAATTAAAACTATTATTGATCTATTGGAGAATAACTAACATGCCAACAATTTACACACATAAGACATCCGGTGCAGCAATTGGTGTATATACAAACGATGACCGTACATTGGAAATGATTGTTGAAGTGCGCAAGAAAGCTGGGAGTGCATTATACACTATCGTCATTGATGGCAATGACAAAGGACGTCATCACATTTTCGCTGAAGATGCGTGGTGGGAATTAGGATCATTTGTCGGTGCGGAGATTGAAATCATCCCACAGAAATTTATCAAACGAGAGTTTGCTATCTACAAAGAAATGCTTGACAACCGTAAAGGTTCGGGTAATACTAAGCTTAAATCAACCATGAAAGGAAAATAAAATGATTACATGCAAAGGAGATTTAATCGGCACATACGTACTTACGTCGAATAAAGAAGTGTTGAAGCTTTTTATTGAAGCTTGTGAGAAGTTTGATATTTATTGGTATTCTGGGAGGAAAGCTTCAGATCCATCTTATGAAGATGAATTTTTTATTGTTTGCCGTGAGGAAAAGGCGTTATTTAGAGCTAGTTACGAAGATATTGAAGGTTACAGACAACTGACCCTAGCCGACTTCATCCATAGCGAAAACGCTCTACAATCGCCTGTGGATAATGTTAACATTGATACACACATTCATACTCTTGAAGAGAATAAACGCTCCACAGGCACTCCTATGCCCTTTATCGTAGAAGATGGAAGTGTGTCGGATACACGCAAAGATATCTTCAAGGAAATTCTCACTCTTGCACGAGAGAACGATTGCTTCACCCAATTTGATGGCTTCACAGAAGATGAGAATGATTCGATTGTGGTGACATTCGCATCATCGGATGATGAATATGTTGTGAAAAGTATTGACGAATTTCGTGAGCTTGTAAGTTCAATCAATACAACACAAAAGTTTTTGCGTAATCAATAAATAACCCTTGACACGATAATCCTCTGTGCTATTGTTACCAACATGAAGAATAAGTTTAGCCAGAGGATTTACTCATATCAATCAACGAAGTGTTTAAGGAGATAATTATGATTAGTATCTATGTATCTGAAGATTCAAACCTATTATTGAAAAAGTATAACGAAACCTTCACAGGCTTGTTATACCCAGAGTCAGGTTTGCACCTTAAAAAGGTTGCAGAATGGGTGGAAAATATCTCACCAAAACTAAACCCACACATCTTTACACATTTTTATGCAATCATCAATAAACTTGGTTATATGATTGAGGAGGGTGTTTTACCTCACGAAGATGTTAAGGTTTATGTGCTTTATGAAGATCGTATTGTGGAAGCGAATTATAATTCAGAAGGTTACTTAGTTAATTGGCCTATCGGATTCTTTAATGTTTAAGGAGAAGAGTATGCATAACATACATTATGAATATTTAAAACCCTCTTGGAAAAACTGTCACACTTGTCACGATTGGAAGAATTATGTGACAGGAGATTTGCAAAAGGAGTGGGATAACTTTACAGACAAGCAGAAGATCGTTATCGGGCAATCCCTGCAAGAAATTGCAGATAGAGAGGAGTGGGATTGATGCCAAAAATTAAACTTAATCCAAAATCATCAGGTGAGACAGAGCCATATGGTGCATTCATCAATGTCGATTATGACAATGCTATTGTCGAAGCAGAGTATATACTTGAGCAAAAAGGTCATGCTGTTGCCTACATTCGTGGCAAAGAGTTGTTGACAATCGGTGTGATTAAAGATACCATTCGTGTTGATGGTTTGTACATGTACGTTGATTTTGAAATTGTGGAGGAATAGATTACTATGTTAACCAAGACATTATTACATACAGTGGTTATTGAAGGTGGATATAAAGAAGATATTCCAGAAGGTTTTAGATATGTGTTTGAGTCTAAAGGTACCCTTTCTAACTATTTGTCTTCTTGGCGGAGACCAAATTCTATAACTAAAGAAGATTGGGAAGTATTATCTTCTGATGAACATAAACAGGAAACCTTAAATAAATATCCGTTTTACGAGGATTGTAAAATTACTGTTCAAGATAAGGAATTGGTTAAATTACTTATGGTTGATCAACGTAAAGTTAATATAAAAGAGTCTTTTGAGGTGGAGGTTGAAGTTCCAACTGGTGCAGATCAAGCAGAAAACTATTTTCTCAAGACAATGCAGATTATGGAGAAATACCAAAATCAGTTGGAGAGGTTATCTAATAACACTTTCAACACCAAATGTAATCTTCATACAGGAGGTGGTGCATTGTCTGAGTACAATCAACTGATGTTATGTGAGGATATCTGCACAGATGAATTACAATCCAAACTACAGAACGGTTGGCGAATTATAGCAGTTTGTGTGCAACCAGATCAACGTAGACCAGATTACATTTTAGGTAAACATGTTGCAGAAGATTTAGTTAAATCATCAGCGGAGAGGTGGTAATTATGTCGGGTGGCTATTTTGATTATAATCAATACATATTACAAAACATTGCAGATGATTTGCGTAACCTAATAGATGATACCGAAAAGTTAGAGTTTGTTCAGGATAAAGAAGCTCTCATCAAAGAAGTTGACAAACTAGTTAAGATGTTAGATTATTCATCCAAGGTACTGCATCACATTGATTATTTCCTATCTGATGATATTGGAGAGGAGTCTATGTGGAAACATATTAATAATGCCAAGGAGAATTTAAAATTATGAAACGTGAAGTGAAAATCCATCGTTTTTCGGGTAAACCTGATACAGCGACAATTATCATCGACAAGAATGGGCTTCGTGTAGAGAATAAGAGTTACCCCGATTCAGATGATAAGTATTGTATCCGATATATTGGACAATTATTAGATATGGATGCTTGGAAACTAACATGGCACATGAATGTTGATAATGTGCGTTGGAAAGGTTCAGAAGAACGTAAGTTTGCACGAGAAAAGTTGAACGAGAAGATTAAGCAACGTGAAGAAGAAATTCAAATGTTGAAGGATGGTTTGCAAATTCTAAGCCGTCTGAATATCAACACAAATTAAATTTAGTTTGACAAACACCACGTTTCCGGTAATAATCGACGTGTTTTGGAGGGGTGGTGAACTACGTTGGTAGGTGGTGAAATCTTAGAGGGGTTTTTAATTATGAGCAGTAAACGTAAACTATCAAAAAAGCAAAGAGATTGTATACTCGATATTATAGAGAAGTTTAAAACTAAGTACATTGTTGAGGTAACACCCACAATGGAGAAAAATTTAGGTAAGGATTTACTTTGGCGATTTATAGTTGAGAAGTCTGAGGGGCGTCTATTTATTCAAAGTTCTCGGAATCGTGTGATCCTTGATAATTTGTTGATTGAGATATTAACTCCTATTTTAGAAGGTTTAAGTAAAGATACAAAAGATAAAGTTAGAAAATTATTTTATTAGGAGATTGATTATGTTTAAACAATTATTTTGTAAGCATAAGTGGGATAAAGTAAGTGATGTTGTCGCACAATCTACGTTTGAGAATGCTTTAGCAGCAGCCAAAAGAACTTTTCACGGTGATGTACGAATCCCACATCAATTGTGTCAAGATAACCGTAAACACATTGTAGTTTTGAAATGTGATGATTGTGGTAAGATCAAGAAGATTGTGACAAAGGTAGATTAATATGAAAAAGAGATTCCGAAAAGAGTTCCATCGAGAGTTTCCGTGGTATGACCATACATTCCTCTTGGAAGCTATGATACTATGGCTAAATAATGCCTCTAAGCGTCACAGAGACGATGGGCACCTTGTGCGCAGTCATCGCACAGCTAAACAATTACGCATCGTTTCAGGCGTTCTCAGACGCATTATTGACGATAATTATGATGCACCAAACAAAGTTTTCATTTCTCGCAATCGTAAGATTGAAGGGTATACAAAAATCTTTGGTGAAGATGGTTACACTTATCTTGATTTCAAGTGGCAAGAGAAACATCGTCAAGCAGATATTGATTTTGCATTCGATATGATGAAGAAGTGGTTGCTAGGTTGGTGGGATTGATAGAGGAGCAGCTTAATGAGAACATATTTCGGTTGCCACGGAGATGGCACAGAAGAAATCTCATTTCAAGATGGTAATGAATCCTTGGATGAGAAAATTCTTGTGTCAGGAATTGTCACCCCATGCTGGTATTGCAATGGCACAGGTGAGGTGGAAGATGGTTGTTGCTGTGCGGCACATTGCAGTTGCGAATGCATTTGCGGTGCGTGGGATGACTATGTGTGTGATTGTTGGGAAGGTTGATAGGTTAAGACTATTGACTTATTAATTTTGATAGGTATTAACAATGATGGAGATTGTATGAGTAATGTAGACAAAATTATTTACGAACTTACCAATGATTGGGACGCGATTGTTAGTGTCTTAAAAGGTAATAAGCGTATAGTTTTTATTAACGAAGTTGAGTACGAGTTTACATCAGATGAACAACTGGAGGACTTTTATAAAGCATTTAAACATATGAATAAGTACTTAGCTTGATTGTTAGGTTTTACCGATTAATCATAGACTTTTCAAAGGAATAAACGAATAGACACACAAGCTTATAAATGTTAATATATTATATAAGCTGAATTATATTCTCGTTTTCTTCAACGGTGTACGAGATTAAATACAAAGCCGTGTAATAAAAGTCTGTTCAGTTTATCCTTCTTCTACAGCTCTATGACACCGGAGTACCTTCCTTACGTTGTTACACGTTAAGTAACTGACAATATGTTAAGTATTAAGCATAAGGTTGAAACAGGGGTTTATGTGTGGCACTGTTAAATCAGTGATTCCTAGCGGTCTTGGTGATGCTTGACCGCCTCTACATGGGGTTTGACATTCCCCAGAAAGATTATACACTTGGCTAAAAATCGTTCAATGTTTACAATGTAAACTTTGTTCTCCTACTTTGTGGTGATTGTAGGAATTTGTATATGAAAACTGCCCTGATAAATGTAGAAGATTGTAATAAGGTTAGCTAGGCAACGCTCTGTTTGGTGAATATGATGTTGTGGAATCAGTGATTCCTCCATATACCACACATCGGTGTCATTAGACAAGATCTATCTAAATTATAAGGTTAATATGAATTACGAAAAAATATATTACAATTTATGTAATAGTAGAAAATATAGGGGTTGTGAAAAAGAGCAAGACTTTGAAGTCCACCATATTTTACCGAGATGTATGGGTGGCGGGGATAATATCGATAATTTAGTGAAGTTCACTCCAAAAGAACATTACTTCGCACACAAATTACTTTTAAAATTCGTAGCTCCGAAACACAAGGCTGCAATGCAGTCTGCATTAAACATACTTTCTTGGGCTTTATCATTAAGAGATAAATACCGTCCTTGGGAGCACGCAGAGGCTTGTGAACAAATATCAAGAGTTGTTCTTTTTAAATACACAGAGTTGTTTAAGAAAAATAAAACAGGATTAATATCTATCTCAAGAAATAATAAAAATGTAAAAATTGTTTACAACAAGGATAAAATGTTAAATTTGTTGTCAGAGTTACAAACTAGTTACAACAAGAATAACATATATTACCTTGAGGCACTATGTTCAGAAGTTTTAGATAAGTTAAATTCGTATAATAGCTTCGCCATATTCAAAGGATACTCCCCGCACAGGTTGTGGGTTAAAGATGCACTTGTAAAACTTGAAAGGTTAGGGTATATTAATGTGCTTTTAGATAAAAAGTATGTACCTACAGTATTTGTTTGCACAGATAAGTTTAAATCATTTATCTTAAGTTTAGATTTTTCAAAGAGAACGGGTAATTTTGATTATAATTTCACAAGTAACAATAAACTCCTAGGTGGTCAGATTAAGTTAGCGCAAAGATATCCAGATTTATTCTTTTGTGAGGTAAGTAAATATAGATTTAAAATATACCCAAGAAAATTGTGGACTATAGAGGATTATAACGATAATATGCAAATGTTGTTTGCACTACCAGAAGCAATTAGTAACGGTAGTAGTGGAGGAAAAATGGTTTATACTGGTACAATCGAAGATTTAGATAAAGCATTGTTCGGTACAGATAAGAACTGCCGTATTGTAAGAGAAGCTTAAATGATCATAAACAAATGTATATACAACGGTAAAGATATCGGTTGTGGTGATGGAGTTTGCCCTGATTGCAATTGGCATCAACACCAACTTTGGATGGAAGCTCATACACATTGTGGTGAAGCAAGTTGGGGTTGCCCTGAAGATACTTTTGTTTGGTACCATCAAGATAATAATAATTTTAAGAAGTTAATTATTGATCCACGTAAGTGGGATTATAAATAATCAAAATCCCTCCTGAGCGCCTCTGTTGAACATACCACCCTCAAAATAAAACCCCTCTAAATGCAGCACAGTTCGTTTTAATCCTATAAAATTTGATCACCAAAGGCAATTTTCATTTTGTTTAGGTAGGTTTGAATTTTTTGCTAGGTATAGTTCTCCATCAAGATTTGCATCTTCTAGAAAATTATCACCAAATCGATAAATCATTTTTCGCCAGTAGGTTGTAATTTTGTATAAGATTTAATTCACACGGGTGTTTGTGATTTTTATCAAAGAGAAAAATAATTGTGAAAAATTTGATCACAAAAGCAAAAATTAATATTTTCCAGATAGGTTGGATTTTGTGATGGAAGCAATTAAGGGTGGAGGTTTATATCTGAAGGTTGGAGGTAATTTATTGAATGCAAATAGGAATATTTACATTGTTAAATGTTAATCTTTCTCAACACAAATTTGTTGCAGGAGTGGTGATTGTCTTCTGCGGGATTCGGCAGCCTTAACCTTTGAATAAAGTATAAAGCCACTCACCGATAAAAGCAAGTGACCTTGATCACAATTTTAAACTGTCTCTAAAAATATTCTTTTTGCTCGACTCATCCCTTCATCAATTATTGCACAAAACATACCATGATTGTAGACTGTCACAGATCCATCTTTATTTTGTTTAAAGGTGTAATTGTTCGCAATTTTCATAATAACGATCCTCTTTGTTATTCGCTTGTCTATAGGTAACCTTTTACCTTAAAGAGAATATTAATACTTTCGCTGCGAAAATACAATACATTTTAAACTAAGTTTTCTATTCTGTGACGTAGGTCACAAAGGTATCTATCGTGCAGGGTTGCTGTGCTTCCCTTCGGTGTTCGTGCCTACTATGAGAATAATTATAAAACAGGCTACCAAAGAAAGCAACCTGTTTTTGTGTGATTTAGTTCACGGATTAACGCATACCTTGAAAACCTACAGAATTAGGCCAGAATGTAAATTTTTGACGCTTGCCGAAAATATCCCAATAGTATAATCGATATGCAGTTTGTTCTGGTGCGATAGGGTTATCGGAGTAATCTACGGGTTTAAAATAGATCATACGAGACTCATCAATCATATGGTTGCGGTCTTTTGCTGCGTCAATAGCATCTTGTTTACTTAACATAATTTTCACCTTCTGAACATAGTCAGCACCATTGCCGACCGATAGGGATAATATAGAGTTATCATTTGACAATTGCAACTACTTAATCAAAATAATTTCCTTACATTCTGAAAAGTGTGATTGATTACACAAAATTATCTGGTATAGGTAAAAAATCGCTTGCATGGATTGATAGCTTGTATTACATTGCAACTATTCCAAAGGGAACAACTAACACAAGGTTTAAGATTATGATCGAGGTTATCATCCAAGAATACGAAACAAGCGCACTAGTGTCTCGCACAATGCCAGCAGATCACGCTCACAAACTAGGTTTATCAAAAGCTTTCTATAAGGTGCAATTGCTAGGCAACTTTGATCAGATTGATTTCGAATATAAAGCATGAGAGGTTAAAATATGAATTTCCCTAATTTTGAAGAGTGGCTAGAGAGTCCGTATCAGTTTAAAGTTGATCTAGTTGTATTGTGTAATCTTGGCGAGATTCAACGGATGGATGATTGCACGTTGTATTATAGCAACTTTACAAAAGAACCCTTTTACATGAAAAACGGTTATAGAATTGAAGATTATTTTTTCGTCAAAGAGATCCTTTTAATGGATAATTTAAGGTTAGTGTAGGTAGGTTAAGAAATGGAAAGACTAACTTTAAAAAGGGTATAACTGATATCCGATTGCAGTTAGGTACTAGTGGAGGTAGTATATCCTTTAATTATGAGCATTCGTTTTATTACCGTAAGATTTTTAACATTAACGGTAAAGGTCAATGCTATATTCGGTTTAATGGTTGCGTGTTGTGTGTCTCTGATTTGGTATTAAAATATAAATTAAAACTGTGACAGCGATCACTTGATTTTAAATCAAACTGCTATATAATATCTTCAAAGGTTAGCGGCAAGCCTTGTTAATTGCCGCTTTTGAATAAAGTTTAAATCTATGAAATACGATCAAGGTTTTATCAATCTTTCCCAAGTTGTTATCAACTCATTGAAGGAAGGTATTAATAAAGGTAGTTATTTTTGTTTCCGCGATCCAAGTGAGGCCAAGCAACTTATAAGAGTTTTAGACCTTTTTTGTGATATTGAATTAAAATATATTCAGGTATCATTTTATAATGATCCAGAAAAGGATCAAACTATAGCGTTAAGAGTATTTGATAAACCTTTAGGATCAGATAAAAATCTTATTGAGTATCTAGATCAGGAGATTAAAGATTATATAGACAACCTTAAAATAACAAATACCCCTGAAAATTTAAGATTGTTAGTACGTGATAATTTCTTTTAAAGTTGTGATCGGGATCGCTTGTCGGTCCCGTTTTTCTTTTATATAATCATTACATAATCTGAAACGCGAGGCATACGCAACAAAAACATGCTTTTAAGACTCTAAAGGAGCGTGGAGATCCGATCCTAATAATATAATGTGATTCAAGTCACATAAAATTCACCTATAAGTACATAAAGCTTGAATTTCAATTTATACCTACTTGGTTGTAATGTGACCAACATCACAACGTGATAAACCTCACAAAATATAACGGTTAACTAAAATAAAACCTTGCAACACAAAATCCGTTGGCTTATATTAAACACATCGGAGCAAGACAGCTCTACGACAAAAGAGAGTGAGATTATGAGATTTTTAAACATCCCTGTAGCATTACGTATTGAAATAGAAGATGATACAACAGATGATCAGATTAAAGCTATTGTTGATCAATTACCAGAAAATGACTTCCCTTTGGTGGAGTTAGGTTCAACGTTATCTTTATCAGAAGAAGTATGTAGTTTCTACGATCAAGGGTTAGGTGGAAATATAAAAGGTGTAGATGTGTGGAGGTATAATTCGAGTTTTAATATTGAAGAGTTTTAACTTGATTTAATCCACATTACAAAAGGTTATTGGTTGAATATCTGATAACCTTTGATAATATGACTTATATCAACAAAAGAGAGCAATACCGTGAAAGCACAAATCGAAGCTTTACAAAATAAAATCGCTGAGTTAAAATCTATCGGGCATTCTCACCATGATATGGTGGTAGCAATCTTAACGGCGAGAATGCAAAATCTTGTCGAGCAAGAAAGCTGGAATAAAATTTATAAATAACCTTAAAAAGTGTTTGACAAGCTAATAAAACATATTTAATATATATAACCAAGGAATGGAAGTGAAGATAAATCTTCCAACAGTATTGCCAAAGTAAATAGGAATCAAGATTATGACTAAACCATACGCAAAAATGACAGTTGTTAAACAAGTACTTAAAGAAGGTACAAAGTCTGCATATCAGACGGTTGAAACTGAAGAGAATGTGATCACTGAGAAAGAATATTGCAATATTGTAGAAGCTTCACCGTTCTTTCGTCGTTTAGGTGGTAGTGAGCATCACACAAAGTGTTACACTTGCCGTGGTTATCTGACTTATAAACTTTCCAGCAAGTCACCAGATCGCCAACAAAAGACAATCCGAGCCTTTGATTTTGAATCAGTTTTATAATGTGACACAAGTCACAAAGTTAAAATAACAGGGGATTTTTGATTGACACTTTGAAAGTTCCCGATTATATTAACTGAAACAAACGGCAATAATGCCAAACATTATCTAAATAGGTGATACTATGAACACTCAAGACAACGCTAAATACTTCCCTCTAACTTTTTCTCAAGTTAAAGCCTTGATCAATACATTAGGTCGTGATGAAACAGAGACTTTCATCAATGATATTAACGATCAACCTGAATTTATGGAAAATCTAGGTGTGGTAGATTCGGTTGGTGAGCTGATCAACTTATATGAGTCCGGTTGTGCTTCAAATGCTCACGCTTCAGTTTACTACCACCAAGCTCAACAATGTATGATTGAGTGTTCAGACAGCATTGAAGGGCAATTAGAGTGCGAAGAAATGCCAATCGAGTGGAATCCTAGTGATGAATCTTTTGCACAATTTTGCTCTAAATGTTGCGTGATGGCTGTAGAAAGCTATATTCGTCAGTTTGAGGAAGTTATTGAAGTGTTACAACAAACTGATTACTAATATAGGAGTAACAAACATGCTCAAATGGTTATTCGCTCCACCAGAAAAAGCTTTAAAGGATGAATGTGCGCAGCGTGCCGTTAATGAAATGTGCATCTCTCGAAAAGTTCAAGAATACGCAGCAGAAGAGAAGAAGCTTTTGGCATTACATTTAAACATCATTGAAGATTTAGCCCAAGCACTGAAAAGTGAGGTTAAACGAAAAGAGCATAAAGTTTTTCAATGTAAGGATTTTATGGATCGATTAGTTTTAACACGTGATCGTGATGGAAAAATCGTAGTTTTAGATTATCATGAAATTGATTAACATGTGACAAAGATCACAGACAAAGAACAATAGGCAAGCTATTATCAACACATATCAACAAAACGTTAATTTAACAACAAAAGGAAACAAATATTATGCAAACTACAGCAAATTACTTTTGCAGTTTTCAAAAGGTAAAACCATATAAACCTACATTCTCTTTCGGTGAAGAGTATCAACAAGCTGAAGAACGTAGTCGTAAAAAGGGTAAAATTGACCGCCGCAAGGCACGAGATAATAAGCGTAATTGGATGATTGCAGAAATAGGGTAAGAGTATCATGCAAAGGTTGCTAAAACACACAGAAAAGCGCATAGACAGGGTTTTGCGCCTAATGGCTACTGGTTATACTCAAGATGGTAAACACCTCACACGGAGCGTTACAGACCGTGCAGAAGAGTTAAGCACATTAAAAAGAGTTACATTTTTGAGAGGGTAGGGTTATGACCTTTTATGTTGGTAAGTGTGAAGAGGAAAACAAAAGTACGGTTTTTGTGTATGAGATCCTGCTTAATAAACCTAAATTTATTGGTTGTAGGTTATTAGAAGATTTAGAGAGTGCTTATCAAAAAGCTATAGAAGTGATATCAAATAAGCGTTGGTATCAAAAAGATTATGAACTAATCGAGATATAAAGAACTATCAAACACAAGCCCACTGTCAAAAGGTGGGTTTTCTTTTATGTTGAGGAAGATTCTTTTATGTGACGAAAGTCACAAAAATATTAGTTGCAACACCACATAGGATGTACTATATTTACCACATCAAGACAAGATACTTCAACAACAGGTAATAAAATGAAAACACTAAACAAAACTTACAAAGCCTACAACACTAATACACTAAAATCAGTAAAAGTTACAGGCTACCATTTAGTTAAAGAGTTGCTCAAATATGGTGTTAGTTTGGAAAATGTAGCATTCTTTGCTAAATCAAAGCAATCAATCTACAACACATCTTTTAAAACAGAGTTCGGTAATCTACACATTGACCTAGTAAAGTAAGGGTATTATATGGACTTCCAACAAATCACACAGAATGAAACTTTCCAACAATATATACTATTAGAGGCACTTAAATTACTATCGAAAGATACAGGCATCAATATTGAATGTTTAATTGAGCAATTTCCTAATAATGCAAAGTTGCGGGAGGAATGTGCAAAGATTGCAGTAGAAACTGCCAAAATATTAGCAACAAAGTAATCTTATTGTGACAGAAGTCACAAAGAAAGATTTGCAATAGCTCAAATAGTGCGTTAAGATTACATCAAGAAATCAGGGGATGACTCTCTGATAACAAAGAGTAAACCAGCATGAAAAAATTAGCATTAGCAATCATCATCCTATTATCATTAGGGTTTTCACTTAAAAGTGAAGCAGCACAGCCAGAAAGCTATTCTGTCGAGCAAGAGCACATCACTATCAAGAAAGACTCTTACGGATTGGATAAAGCCCTATGTTACTTCTCTGATAAAAATGGTAAGCACATCACAAATAAAATCGTGACTATCACAGCACAGTATGATAATTTGTATATTATCGAGACTTTAATGAATCGTCAAGAGCACGTGAGAGTGCATACGGTTGAATGTAAATAATCTTTAGGAGAATAATATTATGCAATTTGTACCAACTCACACAAGTATTGATCTTAACCAACTTGTTATGGTTAAGGGTGGTGTAGTTTATGTCCAGAGCGAAGATTTAGCAGATGTGGAAGCTATTGGTTATTCTTGGGAATATAACAGCGAATATTTAATTCCGTTACAAAAGTGATTTAATATGAAAATCTTAACCACTTCCGAAACAGAAAATATTATTGTCATGTTAACGACAATTAGTTTGATAACATTCTTATACTTAGTGTAAAGGTAACCACCATGCAAACACAAAATATCAATGAATACGAACAACATCTAACACAAATCAAAATTCGTGTGAATGACAACACTCTTCTGCAAAAGTGGGTGAACCATCTTGATAATTTATCCGTTGCTGACAGAGAATTAGCGTGTGTGACATTCGTCACGGCAGGGAATAGTGTCATTCTTGAGTTTGATTCTCTTTATTATGCGATTGTTTATTATGATAGTAATAGGAATTTCCTCAAGAATGAACCGATTATTTCATTAGGGATTGACGCCGATGTGGAGATGATGACAGATTGGGATCGGGAATCCTTAGAGATGAAGAAGGTGGTGAGATTCTGAAGAATAGGTGAATATATGACGAGAATCACGAAATAATGGTTGCAGGGGTAGGTTAGTTGGGTTATATTACTTAAGCACGTCGTGAGGTAAACAAAAAGAGGGTAAGATTATGCATATCATGTACAGTAAGAAAGAGCCGCATATTGAAATCAAATCACACCATGTGAGATTATTTTCAGGACACCTTAATTATACTAATAGTTTTGAACCTAAACTTTTCAAAGGTTCACTGGCAGATAAAGCTTTGTCTTGGCTATATGACTGTGAGTTGTTAAAGGTAAAACTTTCAGAGGTAAACACTTATAGTAAGAGTGTATATTGCTGGCTGTACCAAAAAGATTCAGGGGAAGTTTTCAAGGTATGGGGCTTAGATAACCATGAACCTAATACATCTAAACTACTACCAAATAATAAAGTTATGATCAATGGTCTCGGTGTATTTGATTATGAAGATTTTCAAATCTTTGAATTTTGATATGAATAACAAAGCCGCCCAGATAGGGTGGTTTCTTTTTATGCATTAATCACACATCAAATCCCATACCAACTAGACCAACCTATCAGGTCTTGTTGATGTTGGAAATATTTATATTGATTATTCAATTTAACCCAAGTTTCAAAACCTAGTTGATAATATTCTTGCTTATCAGGATGATCAAAATCTCCACTATAGTCAGGTAAAGCTTCAATAATCTTTCGGTATTGCTTCCACAATCTTGGGTTGTTGTTAGCTTTTAAGATTGTTTTCCTCTTAATAGTTTTTGCTTTTTCCTTTCCTCTCTACCTTCCTTACTATCATAATAATCTAATTGTTCATTAACTGGTTGCCATTCCGTTAGTATATCATCTACAGTGTTAACAACTTTCACACCTCCTACAAGGATTTTACCATTTAAATCTGTCTCAACATCGATTAAACCTAAACCTCTGAGAGTCTTTATTCTACCCCGATTAGTACCATTACCACGGTAATCCATCCCAGTAGCCGCGGTGCATATCCTATCGAAAGTTTCTATGTAATCTGCATTATGTGTTTGATAGAAATTATATCTACCTAACATATAGAGATAAATTTTTAACAACACACCATCAAACTTGATCACCTCACCAGTAGTTAAGCTTTTAAAAGCGGTACATAGCAACAAACTAGGGTTATTTATGTTTATTGTGAAATTTGTAGCAGTTAGAACTCTGTTTAATGATGGTTGAGTATTTCTGTAGTAACTTTCTAAACTTTTCTCTTTTAAAGTTTTTATTAAGTAGTTGAAACTAGATGTGTGATAACATTCAGTATATCCGCCGAAATAAGTTACAGGTCTGACAGTCAAAGATTTTAGATAAACAGAATTCAGATCCTTCTCTAGTCGATAGTGTTTAACCTCAGGATCTTCAAAAGTCCATAACAAACTTACCTCTGAGAAATAATCCTTGTAGTAGTCTAATCTTTCTTGTAGGTTGCTAGTGTAACCCAATTTAATTAAATCATCGTGATCATTCTTCAGTTTAACTATGTAAATCATAAATCTTCCTCATATATTGCATTATCGATTAAAGTGTTATATTCGTATTCCCTAATTTCATCGTTTAACTTAAAACCTTGAGATAGGTCGTGTTCTGGTTTGTCATTGTAGTATTTCATGTAGAGTTTACTCGAAAGCTTATCACCATCGAGATAGACACCTGTCACTAACTCATAGTTCCTATTGGCAAGATAGTTCCTAACTTGATGCGAAGTCCAAGACCTTTTCAATACAACACCATCTAACAAAGCTAATCGTTTTTTACGGTCTTTCATCAAATCATAATAATGTTGGGTAAACTTACTATTGATTAGTCTATACTTATTAGATTTTGTTATATCAATAACATTAGTGTATAAGTTAGCTTTCATCAAACCACTTCCATTAGGTTGACGCTTTATCTTAACTATCCCTGCATCTTCCATAAGAGCTAAACGACTTTTAACCACATCAACACTACAATTACAATTAGATGAGATTGCATCTTGAGAGATAGAGAGTTGATTGTGATATTCAAATTTATTCAACAGGAAGGAGTAAATAACAGCACTGTAAATATCCCAAGGAATAGAAACCTCTTGATGATCTTTTATGAATGCAATACTACCAGCTTTAAACACTTTAGAGAATGATGGGAAGAATTCTTGATCAATCCTCTTGTTTGTGTTCTTGCTTGACATAGATAACACCTTGCAGCTCTAATGGCTGACCTTTGTTAATATGGTTATTGAATGCTTTACTGAGTAATTTGACTACTTGAGAGGGTGAACCTCCTAAACTCTTGCAAAGCTCTAGCAGATGAGTTTCTGCACTATCATGCAAACTAATGCGCATAATCAAACACCTTTTTCAATCATGAATTTGTTCTGTTTGTAAAGTTCAACAGCTAAACCTATGTTATGGTACTTGTCCCAATTGTTACTATCTACTGCACGTTGTTTACGTTGGTTCATAGCCGTTAAACTCTTACCTGCTAGAAGCTCATGAAAACAAACTGCAACGTACGGGTCTAACTTGTCTAAAACACTTTTGATAATGTAAGTAGCTCGCATACTCTTTCCTCTTGTTGTGTAGGTCAATACAAAGGACGTAAATACTTAATCAAATACTATCTACTATCTTTTGATGTAAGTCATCTATCAGTCCATAAGGTTATTATAGCATAACAACGATATAAGTTCAAAACGAATGATAGCTATTCTCAACAATAGAATATTAAAAGCCTTGTTTCCATAGTGCTCACAGCCCTAATAATAGATTATGCGCTTCGCTAGTGTGATCACTCCTAACAATACTTAATACCAACCAACCACAACTAATCATTCCGTTGCGAGAGCAACAGATTATTTATCTCACGTCACGGAGTGACAGAGTAATAACTATTGCAGAACATAGTTTGTTGTGTAGGAGGTATAACATACCCGATAACGTAGTTATCAATAGTGTTATCTGTGTGCGAAAGCACAGAAGGGTTATCTATCATAATACGTTGCATTATAGGGATGATTGTTAGGTGAAGGATGATTACTGTTGGGAAGGATCACTTATTCAATAGGAGATTGCTTATCTTTCTACTTATTGCTTAACAACTTGCTCACGCAAGTGCACAGGGTAATCACATTGTTACTACGTAACATAGAATATCACTTTCATGATGCACACGCATCATATGATAATACTAATTAGAATGATTCTCATTCACATGTCATACTTATGCAAATCAACCCTATTTGATAATAGTTATCAAATGAGAATAGTTCGTACACCTACGTGAAATCTCTGTGAGTTATCACTCACGAAAGTTATAGATTTTAAAATTAAGGGGTACCAATTTTACATAATAGTCCTAATATGTACTTGATTAAGTGTTAATAAACAATAAGATAGTTATAAGTGGTTGATTTAGTGTGTTATACATCAAGAAAAGTTTATGTGTGTTAGGTGAGAAATTTAGCCTTTCATTGGTACGATGAGGAGTAATATTGACATTGCATGGATATGCAAGAAAAAGAATAACTATGCTGCACCGCTACGGTGCGCGAGCTTAACACCCCTCACTCAATTTGTATAATTTTCACCAAATTCAGCCCTCTTTCCCAAGATTTTCACTCCCTCAAAACAATACCTATTTCTCTCCAAGAAGATTGTATATTTTGTGAAGGTATCATCCTCCGTCACTACGTGACATAAAATACACACCAACCCCGCATAGAACTTACCTTCCCTTATGTACACACTCCCAGTATGGATATGTTCCCTGCCCCAAGAATATAAGGGTATGGGGGTACTTTTTACCTCACCAAAAATTTTTTATAATAAAATTACAAATATGTGGGACAAAATGTCCCAATGTTACAGGAGATCTTTGTGTATGGATATTCTCTGGAATGTATAAGGGATAGCGTGTTGGATATTATTGATTGTGAATTTTATAAATTAGGGTGGGATATTTTATTTAGAGGGGTAAAATTATAGGTTTTGTATAGGGAATATTAAATATATTGTTAAATAGGGAATTAAATATGGGGATAATATTCGATAGGAAGCGTTTTGAGAGGTTTTGTGAGTGTAGGAATATGGTTGTGTGGGTTTAATAGTAAGATTGATTATAGAGCGTTACAGAGAGGATTTTGG